ACTACTGGTCTTCTACTGAGGCTAGTTCTACTAATTCATGCAACGTGAACTTCAATAATGGTAACCAGAACACCAACAGTAAGACTAATACGAACTGTGTCCGTGCCTTCAGGAGTGGGAAATTGTGAGTGACATCACATTAGAGGAAGTCATAACAGCTTATTATGATTGTAGAAAAAATAAAAGGAACACTCAACAACAAATTAAGTTTGAATTTAAATTAGAATCAAATATTTACGATCTTTATAACGAACTTAAAAACCGAACATATAGACCGTCTTCTCATATCTATTTTATTATAACTAAACCAAAACCAAGAGAAGTTTGGGCTGCTAATTTTAGAGATAGGATAGTTCATCATGTTCTTTATAATAGAACAAAAGACATAGAAAATAATTATATTTCAAATACTTATGCCTGCCTGAAGTCTAAAGGAACTCTTAACTGTGCATACGACGTACAGAAAAGTTTGAGAAAACTTTGGCCAGAAAAAGATGTCTATAGGTTTATTCATGTGGATATCGCTAATTTCTTTGTATCCATTGATAAAAAGGTGTTAAAAAAATCATTTCTACCAACTATAAGAGATGAATTTTCTAATTATCTTGCTAATATTTTTATTGACCAAGACCCAACTAAAAATTACTATTATAAAGGCGATCAAAAGTTAAGAAGACTTATAATTGAAAGAAAAACTCTTTTCAATAAAGATACAGGATTACCAATTGGTAATTTAACATCACAATTGTTTGCAAATTTTTATTTGAGTGATTTTGACCATTATTGTAATTCTTTGACTCCGTATTACTTTCGTTATATGGACGACATGCTTTTTTTAATACCTAAAACAACTAATAGGAGTCAATTCTTAGAAAATATTAATAATTATCTTAAAACTCTTAATCTTAAATTAAACGATTCTAAGACTAAGCATAATAGACTTGATGTTGGAATTAATTTTGTTGGTTATGTAATTAGACCTTTTTCCATATATGTTAGAAATTCAACAAAATACAGAGCAAAAAGAGCCATAAATACCACATCTATAAACTCATACTTCGGTCTTTTAAGAAAAGTTAATACATACAATTTAAGAAAACATATCGCAACAATCAATAATTTAAACATGTTTTATTATCAAAAAATCATTTTATGAAAACAATAATAACAATAGATGGTGGCCTTGGTCGCGCCATCACTGCCTTGCCTGCATTGATTTATTATGCACAACATAATAAAGATTTTAATGTAATGATTCATGGTTGGGATTTTGTAACCTGGGGAATTCCAGAATTACAAAATAGAACATTCAACCCTGAAACCAAAGGAGTCTTTGATAATTATTTCTGGAATGCTGATAAGGTTATCGCACCAGAGCCCTATAGAATTCCTGATTATTATAGAAATGAAATCTCTCTAATAGAGGCCTTTCATCAAGAAATCAATAATTCAACAGATTACGATAATTTACCAAAAGATTATTTTAGGCTTTCGGTTTTTGAAGAACTGAAAGGTCATGAGGTTGTTCATTATGCAAAAGAGCATCAGAAAAAACAAAAAACTATTGTAATTCAGCCTTATGGTAGTACAGCCAATAAATGTCCGATGGGAGTTTATGATCCATCATTCAGGTCTATTCCCGAGAAGATGTATGTTAAGTTAGTCAATCTCTTATCAAAAGACTTTAATATAATTTATATGGGAGCTGTTGAGTTTCAGGACTATCTCTCTTATAAACCTCAACCAGATCCGAGTCTAAGAGATTGGGCTGGTATTATTAAGGCTGCTGATTATTTTATTGGTTGTGATTCTTGTGGTCAACATATGGCAAAAGCCGTGGGTAAGGACGCATCTGTATTTCTAGCCGGAACTCATAGAAAGAATGTATCTTATGAGGACTTTCATATCATTGAACGGGATGATCATTATTATCCGGCTCCTATGAGAATTTGTTCTTATGATAGTACCTTGGCTTGTAGATTAAATGAAGATAGAATAAACTTTACCGAAGATGAAATTATGGAGACCTATGAACAGATTATGGAAAGAGCTAAATAGTTGAGAGTTATTGAATTTTTATGGCGATAGTAGTAGGTCCTTCTGATTGGTGGGTAGCAACACCAGATGCTATAAACGGTTTAGCCGCTGCTTGCCCTGAAGGTACTACATTGCCGGATGGAAGTAGAATTATCTGTAGGGCTGGTGGAGTTGCCTGGATTGTTGCTCCTTCCTCCACGGAAGTTGGTCAGACCTGGAACAATTCAACAACCACATTAGTCGGGAATAAGTGTTGTGTTTCTGATTGGCCTACGTTATGCGCCAGACTTATTGCTTGTGGATTTAATCCAAATGATTGGTGTGTTCCGAATATGACAGATTTAAATAATCCTGGTTATGTTTGTAGATCTAAGTGGGATACTTTCTCGGCCACTGACTACTGGTCTTCTACTGAGGCTAGTTCTCCTATTTCATGCGGCGTGGGCTTCTATAATGGTAACCAGTTCGCCGGCAGTAAGACTAATACGAACTGTGTCCGTGCCTTCAGGCGTGTAACATATTGAACTTTGTATTTTATAAACAAATAATTCAGAAAATAACAGATGAAACTATACAGCCCACCCAATAACGGTTTTCCACAAGAGCTTCCTGATAGATGGAAATTTGATAATGGAGAAGTTTATACAAATCTAAAGAGTCTAACCGATAATGAACTTTCTCTTCTAGATTGGATTGGTCCGATAGAATATCCGGTAGCAAAACAAGTTGACGATCAAGGAAATCTAATAACACCAGAATGGGATTACGACCCAGAAACCCATAGACCTATTTGGTATAAGTATTATCGTAGGTTTATTATTGCGGATAAGAATATTGATGATATGCCATATTTAGATGGTGAGATTGTAGAACCTCTTGTTAAACCTGATTGGACAATGTTCCAAAGAACCGCTGTTGCATCTGTAGCATTGAATCAATATATCGCCCAAATGATTCCTTATGCCCCATTAGCAGCAGTTGCAGTTCCTAGTATTCTAAGAGATGCAATTGCCAAAGGTGATTACGGTGATTTTGTAACGGTCTGGACGACCCTTAAAAGTATTATGCCACCGCCACAACAGTTAATAACTGAGATAACAACTCTAGCGACAGCTCTAAATTTACCACAAGAATTTATTGATATTTTTAATACTTAAGATTCTCAGTCTTCCATCCGAGTCTTAAGAGCAATAATGGTATTCAATAGAATAATAAGGGTATCGTAGGAGTTTTTCTCAGAATTTTTACATACTTCGGATACAATACTTTCTTGATTCCCAAGAATAGAGAATGGTAGTTTAAAATTACAGTTTATAAAGTCTATTGCAACAATACCTATTATAGACAGTGATACTATAAACAGTAGATTATTGAGACTATTTTTTGACATGGAATTTCTCCGGTTTTTCTTGATTATGAATCCAAGCCTTCAAATCACGCAAATAAGTTCTTAATAAGTTTGATTGGTGTAGATGAAAATCGTCTCCAGTTTCAAGATGCAATTCTGTATGAAGATCAATAGTTTTTAGAATGCTGTGAATCTTAGCATTCCAAGGATCTCTTGTTTCATTGCTCCATTCTCGTGGCATTTTATAATTATTTAGAGGTAGCCAATATACAAACTGGCACACAAGCCATGACGTATCCAGGAATCTGTGGTAATGTATCTGGACATTGAGAAATCTTATTATTAGTAATGATTTATTGTTAATTAACTTAAGATTAAAAACAAATTGAGGTGAGTATTAATGGACAGACAACTTAAAGATGAAATTGAGTCTCTTAAAAATAGACTAAACGAATTAGAAAAACGACTGAATAATCAAAAACCACTTACTATTAATGATGCAACTGTTGGTGATGTTATGGATGGTAGGTGGATTGTTGGGCATAAAGAAGAAAAGACCGCCATTCTAGTGTCTCCTAGATACTATCAAAAGAAATTAAAGTGGGTTGATATAGAGGATGCAGCAGACAGTTATCCAGATTTGTTTATACCATCAAAGGAAATTTTTGGCTTAGTTTTTAATAATTTATGTAAGGCAGATAAAATATCAGAAGTATTTGAATCATATATGCACTATTGGGCTTCTGATAGTACCGTTGTGAAGCCTAATAGGGTTTATCAAAATATTGTGACCGTTAGTGGTGGTTGTATAGGTTCTTATGAATTTACTGCACAAGAAGCATATGCCCGTCCTTTTAAATTGGTATGCTTTTGACTGTGGCACTTCAACAACTGGTCATGTTGACAAATCTAGGAATCTGTGGTAATGTATCTGGGCACTGTACAATCAATTTTATTATTTAATTATGATAAGCAAACCTATTTTAAGCACAAATAAAAGAAAAATGTCCTGGCTAGAATACTTTTTCACTCATTGTATTCCAACAGGATTTAAGAATATTAAGGACTCGTTTTATTTTTGGGTTAAACTCCTTCAAGGAGATTTTGAGGATTACCGAATCTATAATGGCCGAACTTATAAGTATAGTGACCAAGAATTGTTTGAGTTGTTAAGGAGCGATTTTTGGTATTCTTTAGAGGAGGATATTTTAGAAAAGGAATTTCTAGAGTATCTTATTGGATTAGCTGAAGATGTTGAGAGTGGAGTTGTTGAAACTATTCCATGGTCTGAGATGGATTATGATGAGTTAATTAATCCTATTGGAGATGAAAATCTTGATTGAATTTCATAATAATAGTAATGTATCAGAGAAGTGTAAAGTTTTAATTGATGAGTCAATAAATCCCGATTCTGAGCCCCTGGAGGACTTTATTGCTTTTTTAATGGAGAAGATGGTTGAAGGTTGGGAATATATTAATTTGTCTTGGGGTTATGATAGTGCAGAATTAAGTCTTCAAAAATATAGAGACGAGACAGATCAAGAATACGCCATACGATTAAACAAGAATAAAAAGGTAAAAGCCGAGGAATAATTATTATGGAAAACTCTATTAAGATTCAAGTTATTCATTTAACAGAAGAAGAGTGTTATCTAGTAAAATTAGGTAGCACTTTTAACCATTTTGAAGTTTCCGGTCTAAGGCTCCATGGATATCAAGAATCTGTTACAGTAAAATCTCTAGATGAGATTAAGTGTTATCGCACCATTCCTAGTACCATAACCCACTTTGAAAATAATGGGATGATAATGAGTAATAGTGATTACAAAAACTCAGTGGATGAACTTCTCTCTAAAGGAGAAGTTCAATTTGATGATTATGTTTTTGATAGTCTAGATGATGAGTATAGATACAAGAAATTTATTAGAGACTGGCGACCAGTTTATTCTGCATCTTATGAAGAACGCACACCATTAGAGTTTGTTATTACTGAGATTAGAACGAATTCTGGAGATCCTGATATTGTCTCATTGTGGAACTCACCAACTCTTAATGATAATAGGTTATATTCTTTTGATAGACGCAACTTTTCCATTAAACATTTTAAGGAATTGTGTGAAGAAAAACAGTTAAATTACGATATTCCAAACCATGGTGGAATTTGTTATGCAAAAATTGAAATGGCTTATATTTTTGATGATAGTGTTAATTATGATAGAAGTCCGACTTTTATTGGTACTCTAGAACAATGTAAAGAATGTAAAAATTCTCTTGCAAAATATATTGAGAATAAAGTTCTCTTATGTACTGCTAAAAACACTGAGCTTTTAAATTCAAAAGAAGTTCTAGGAAAAATCCAAAAGGTAACAGGAAATTTAGTGAAGGTACAACCAGTTTCAAAATCAAGAGATTCGCTCAATACGGTTATTAGAGAACTTAATTCTTTAGCTGCTAAGATTGAAGCCGATATTATCAACAATGTAAAGGAAGAGGAAAACAAATCATGATTATTGAACCCAAAACAAATATTAAAGTTAAAACCGCATTGGAATCAAATAATGTGGATCAAATAAGATCTCTTTTTGAAGAATCAAAAAACACGCAAATGAAAGTTTGTTACGAAAAAACAGAAACTATTTTTTCCGGTAAAGTTATTTTTACTGGTAAAGATTTAACTATAGAAGACAGACGTAAAACATACGTTTTAAGGAATTTATGTAAAAATCTCCATACCCCGAAAGATATTTTAGAATCTTTGATTAAAATGGGTTATTGGTTAATGTATAAAGAATCTTTTTGCTCTGATGAGTTGAAAACCCAAATTGCGAGTTTATGGAATGACTCTAATAATATAGTAGGTGAGTATATCATCCCTCCAAATTTTAGAACTATTGTTTGTAAGTAATTATTATGAACCAAGATAATAAAGATTGGGAAACTTCGCCAATAGGTAAAAATTGGTGGGTTAGAAAGTTTAGACGACATGCTAATTTAAGACTTGTCGCTCTTGAGTCCCAAATAAGTGGAATTATAAGGTCATTGGGTTTAGAAGAACCTGATGAAGATGAAATTGAAGTATCAATTTTAGAAAGGATTGATGCGTTGGAGGAAAGAATTAAAGAACTAGAAGACAACCCACAAACTGGCACAGGGCTTTTGACAAATCTTGATTTTTGTGCTATGATACTATCATAACCAAATGAAATCATGACAGACACTATTAAGCTATTTGAAACTTTAAGAGAACTTGTTGACGCTGTTGAGAGTTATAACAAAGACCCTTGGTATGAAGATCGCATTACCGATGCCTTAGACCACGCTCACCACATCTTGGATAATAAAGAAGTCCAAGAATTACGAGAATTATGTGCTACGGCTTATCAGGTAGTTGGTGCCGCTTCCGGCCCGGTTGAATTATTGGATAATTTATCTGCCGCCAGTAATGGAGAATGCCTTCCACACAACACTTCTGCTGGATTACCATGGACTGTAGAAGACTCAGAAAAAGAATGGAAAGTCTTAGAAGTTACATTAGAGAATCCCAATTTTGATTATTATTTGTACACGGCATATAATATTAAGCCCAGGAGAAAAAGATTGACGATAGTAAAAGAAACTTATTTATAATATATCACATGAAAAAACATTATTTATTAATAGCAGGAGATCATTATTATCCTGATTCAGGAACATGAGATTGGATTGAGGGAAGAATCTATACAGCTACATTAAAAAATAACTTGAAAAATTATGCTAAAAATTTCAGGCGGAATTACTAAACATCTTTGTGATGGACATTCCCCATATTATGTTATTGAAGAATCTGACTTGTCTAACGAGGAATGGACTACCTTTAAATCGGAAGGTATCAAAAATCAATATAGCGAAAATATTTGTCCAGTATGCGGAGGATTACATCTCATGCAAGGTGATGGGGAAATTCTCTATGGACATTGCGATAAATAAAACACAAAAACATTATGAAAACATTTTTAACTTGCTTGTTTCAAGGTCACGATTATGAGTTACTTTCTCATAAGTCTTTTGGTCCGAGGATGACAGAAATTAAAGCCGATAACGCGAATAGCTTGCCTTTTGCATTTCACGCAGGAGTCATAGGATATACTAAAACAGTTCAGATTTGTAAACGGTGTGGAAAAGTTAATATAACCCAAAGTTTAGGGGAATAACAAAAACATTATGTCATTATTTTCAAATTTTACAATAGACGAAGATCTAGTTGAGATTTTCAAAGAACGAGGAATAGAACTACCAAGTTATAATATTCTTGAAGATGAAAGTGCAATAACTTTTGAAGAGAAAGATTCTATCAATAAAGATCTAGTTCCTATAAAAGAATATAAAATAACCATCAATAAAGAATCCGCAACAAATCACTATAGTCAGTGGCTTCCGATTTTTAGAGAGCACTACATGAAGCATCTTTCTCTATCAGAAGATTATTGTAAAACTCTTTTAGATGGATGTCTACTTCAGGGTATTGAAAGAAAATTTAAGGAAAACCTTCTTCGTGAGGTCATTCAAAAACAAGAAGATTATCGGAGAGAGGTACATGGCAATTAATTTACGCGATTATTATGAAAATAGATTTCAAGCCCAGTGTATTTTCTCCAATTATGAGACTGAAAGATATGAAAATTTTGGTGAAATCCTATACCATAAAACAGAAGATTTATCCCGAAATATGACTAGAAAAATCTTTGACACACACAAGATTGTTACAGAAGGATATGGTATTACTGTTTCTATGGATGTTTATGTTTTGACGCCAGATCAGTTGTGTAATATTATCCAGGCCGCGATGGAAGAGGGTTCAAAATTTTACTTACCAAGAAATTTTTTATGATTGCAATAGTGTTGTTCTTTTTGATTTTTCCTATTGTTCTTTTTATATTATCACTGATTCACGAGAAGTAAGTTATGGTTTATCAACGTTTACAAACAGATCAAATTGCACTATTTTTTGCTGAGGATTCGGAAGGTAGAATTCATAAGTATGAATATCTTAAATATAAAAACTCTGTTGATGATGGGTTTGTTTATCAGGGATTTCTTCTAGATGAAGACGCAGTTTATTCTAATATTAATTCATTTTTAACCGAATTCAATATTATTGAATTGACTGAAAATGCCCAGATTATTAAAAATATTAACACTCTAGGTAAGCTTTGTATTTTGTCTAAGAAAAAACCAGAAAAGCCCGTTTACACACCACAAGCAGTATAACATCAATTAATTATGGATGACGACATGTGCCCAAATTGTATAACACCCTGGAAATGTAATGGCCCACATATACCCTACGGTAGTGTTTGGCGAAAATTTCCAAGACTTTATAGCATCCTTTATCGTTTAGGTGTTTTCAATGGCTAAATTTATTGTTGATCTTCAATACTTTAAGCCAACGGGAAAATTTTATACTGAGGGTAAGATTGAAGTTCCTGAAACGTGGCAGATGTATCAAATTGCTGATCATGTTGAGAATTTGAGAAATTCTGGAGAACTTCCAGGGTTAATAAAAGGAACAAATCATAATTTCTATAGTGTTTACATCAATGCTGAAAATCATCCAAATGGGTATCCGGTTTTAATTAATTCAACACAAGATAAAAACTATGGGAAATGAAACATGAAAGTACAAATTAACAAAGACTACAAAGATGAATTAACATCCGTTGATTTTATTGCATCTGATGGTAAAATATCCTTTAGTGTTGATATCATTGATGACGTTGAGATTGAGGTTAGATCTACGGACTATGTAAGATACAAAGATACTCTCTATGATAAGAAACTAAATATCCAACCGATGTCGGCAAACTCTGTTGTTATTAATAAACCGCAGTATGAATAGAGTTGTTATCAATAATCTTTCATTGTGTCAATCCAAAATAAGAAAAAATTAATGAACATAAAAAACGCTGGAATGTATAAGAGACCAATGAATTTCTTTGAGAAAATTATTGTTGGGTGGCAACAGGTTCGTGATAATCGTTGGGAGTGGTATTATCACCTAACCGAGGCCGATGAGAAAATGTATCACGAATTTTGGTGGTATTTAAATATGGATTTTGTTCAATACGTTGAAGAATTTTATTATAATGGAAACTAACCGAATTAAACAGACAATCTAAAAACTGTCCACTTCAACCCACCCACAATCTAACTTCATGTTATGCTTATCAAGCAATCAGGAAATCAACTATGAACGCAATCAAAGATAAACTACCAATCGTATTTCTTCTCGCAGCACTTTTTACTGGATCTTTTATCGTCCATACTTCTCTTTATTGTCACAATACTCCAGAGAAGTGTAACGTGGAGAATCTGCTATGAGTCGCTGTGAATATTATGATTGTGGGTGGTGTTACGCCCCTGATAATGTCATGAGTAATAACACCAATGGAGCCTGTTATCGGCCACAGGAATGCCCTCAGATGACTAAAGAACATCAAAAACCAGATTGTCCCAAACCACAGATAATCAAAGAGGACGTATTACCTGAAAAAACTCCTGATCTTTTTTTGGAAGATTATAGAATCAAAAAGGTTGTTAAGAACGGTGAAACTAAATTCTATCCCCAGAGAATGGGATTCTTTAGATGGCGAAATTTTCTGCCTTTGGGCTATTCTTTTTTTCGCACTTATCATGAGGCTAACAAATACCTTTGTTATCATATCATGCAAGAGTCTGAACGTTCTGTGGAATACTTTAATCCCGATTTTAGCTTTATTAAAAAAGAACCCAATCCTCAACCAAAAATCCCTGATGGAAGAGCTAAATTCTAACACCCCACTGGAAACCTTAGAACGTCTGGCTAATGATGAGGATTGGTATGTTCGCAGTCGGGTTGCACAAAATCCCAACATACCACCAGAAACCTTAGATCGTCTGGCTAATGATGATTATATTGATGTTCGTCGTCGGGTTGCAGAAAATCCCAACACACTACCAGAAACCTTAGATCGTCTGGCTAACGATGTTTATCGGTGGGTTCGTGAGAATGTTGCAGAAAATCCCAACACATCTCCAGAAACATTAAAACGTCTGGCTAATGATAAGAGTTATTATGTTCGTTCTGGGGTTGCAAGAAATCCCAACACACCAACAGAAACCTTAGAAAGTCTGGCGTATGATGAGTCTTGGGTTGTTCGTGTGAATGTTGCAAATAATCCCAACACATCAACAGAAACATTAGAACGTCTGGCTAATGATGAGGATTATTGGGTTCGTGTGAATGTTGCATGTAATCCTATCATCCCACAATACATCAAAGATTATCTTAAAATTAAGGAGTTTCTGAAATCATATAATATAAAGCTTAAAACAATTTTAGTAAAAAGTATTAAATATTAATAATAACAATTTTCAAGATGAAATCATTCATTCAATTTTTAGCAGAAGCAAAAAAGCGACAAGAAATTCTTAAAAAAGTTAAGAAGAGCGTTAAGAAGGATAGAACTCCAGATATCGTTAGCATTGATATTGGTTCAAAACCTAATTCACCAGAACGGCAAGCTGAGATTGAATATATGATGAAGCATCACGGAGTTAGAGCACTCAAGCAACAGTTAAAACAACGATAATTTAAATTTTTTATTATGAGAGAACAACACTACCTTGCACTGGATCTTGAATATAACAGTGATGGTAACTCAACGAGTGATATTATTCAAGTTGGATTAGCTGTTGGTTCACCACAACATGGTGTACAGTTTAAACAATCTTTTCTGGTTAAACCCACAATTAAAAATGTAATTCTTCACCCATTCATAACAGAGCTAACTGGAATAACCCAAGAAGAATACGATGAAAAAGCTGTTTGTTGGAATGTCGTTGTAGATTACATCAGTAAACTACACGAGTCTTATAATCTTTTTGTTAATCCCGTAGTTTGGGGTTTAACAGACTCTATAGATCTTATAGAAACCGTCAAAGAAGAAGAACTTGATTTTCCGTTCTTTGGTAGAAGAATTATTGATGTAAAACATCTTTTCCTCTTTATTGAGGCAGCCAAAGGTAGATCTATGTCTGGTGGTCTAAGAACCGCTATGGGTAAGCATAAAATGCAATTCACCGGAACACCACACAGAGCAGATGATGACGCATTTAACACTCTTAGATTCTTTTTCTTTCTACTAAAAAGACAGAATATTCTAGAAGACAGTGTAAATCGGTTAAAAACGTTAACGTAATATTATGAGAAAATTTATTCAAATTAACGATAACAATTTGGTTATCATATCACTCTACCAAAATAAAGATAATTTTGGTGTAAGCTTAAACATTGAATCTGATTGTGAGAAAACGATAAGCCTAGGCTTAAGGGTTCCATTCTTATTTTGCTTTTATTTCACGCTTAATTCAGCATTTTTAGCTAAACAAAAATTCTGGAAAAGTTTTATCAATACTGATTATGGACCTAGACTCAACTACTTAGATATTTTTAGAGATAATGACAGCGTTGATGGTGGATACAATATCTCTGTAGGATTGTGGTCCACATATGAGTCTTCTAATACATTCTTTAGTTGGTTTGCTAATACCAATAGTATTATTTTCGGTGACTATAATCTTATTATAGAAACTAAAAATATTTGGAATGAACGTGTTTTTATTCCTGGTGTTGGTAAATATGATGGAGATTATTATGATCTTATCGTAAAGGACGAACTTTATTCGTATAAATGGAAACGGTTTAATCGTTTTATGGTCTACAACCGCTTCAGTGTTGATTGTGAAAAAGGTGTTCCAAATAGAGTCAAATGGGGAAGACAAGATCGCTCTTTTGGTCTTACTTTAGCTGGTAATTCTTGCTCATCAAAAGATGTGGCTATTCAAAAGTTTATTGAAGATATTCAAGAAACAAGACTTAAATAAAAACATCAATAGACACCTATCAACTGTCCACTGACAACCCGCTGATCACCGTCTCCGTGTTATCGTAATTATAGTTTCGTAAAAAACATGATTCTTAAAACTTCTGAAAAAGCCAACCGCAACTATCTCGCAAAGATTATTCGCATTGATAATCTTCGTAAACATCCTAATGCAGATCGGATGCAAATTACAACCATTGATGGTAATAATGTAATCACGGGTCTAGATGCCAGCGAAGGTATGCTATATGTGTATTTTCCGCTTGAGTGTGCTATTAACAAAGAATATCTTTCCTTTAGCAATTCTTTTGAGGATAAGACTCTTAACTTAGATACCGAAGTAAAAGGTTATTTCCATTCAACCGGCCGGGTAAGAGCAACAAGGCTTCGTTCGGAAAAATCTGAAGGTTACATTGTTCCTGTTCACAATATTACAGAATGGATTCTGTCTTGTTCGGGAGAATCCGTTGAGATTACAGAAGCTGATATCAATAAGGAATTTGATTTGATCTGTGATCTTGAGATCTGCCGTAAGTATATTGTTAAGTACGTCCGTGAGCAATCACAACAAAAGAATCAAACGAAAAAATCAAAAGTTAGTCGTCTTGTGGATGAACAATTCCACTTCCACATTGACACTCCCCAACTGAAGAAGTTTATTGGAGATGTTAATCCCGAAGCTTATATCTCTATTACAAGAAAGCTTCATGGTACTTCTGCTGTTATCAGTAAGATTCTATGTGTCAAGACGCTAAATTGGTTTGAGCGACTACTGAAGACTCTTGGTGTCAACATTGTTGATACTCATTATGATCTAGTTTATAGCAGCCGAAAGGTTGTTAAGAACGGTTTTATGGATGTCGAACTATTTTTACGAATTCTTTCTTTACCAGGGAATAATATTCCTGAAACATATGAAAATGTTGTTAATTTAATTGAAGATTTTAAGAAATACGGCATCAAATTGCAGCCAGAAGTGGTTCAAAACCATTTTTACATTACCGAGGTGTGGGGTGATTGTGCCAAGAAGATTGAACCTTATCTTAAGAACGGTATCTCTCTTTATGGTGAGATTGTAGGTTATCAAAAAGATGGTGCCGAAATTCAGAAAGGTTATGATTACAAGTGTAAACCGAACACCTTTGAATTCTACGCATATCGTGCCACCTACACTTCTGTTGACGGTGATGTTTATGAAATGTCTCCAAGAGAGCTAAAGACCTATTGTGACCGTTATGGGATCAAGACTGTTCCTGAGGTTTATTATGGTAAGGCCAAGGATCTTTATGATCTTCCAACCGATAATCATTGGCACGAAAATTTCCTACAGAAACTTTGCGATGAACATCTAGAGAAAGATTGTGATCTATGCGATAACAAGGTTCCTGACGAGGGCATTTGTCTCCGTGTTGATAAGCCCTTGGATATTGAAATTTACAAACTCAAGAGCTTCGCTTTTCTACAAATGGAAACCAAGGCTAATGATAAGGGTATTGTGGATATAGAAACCATGGAATCCGAGGAGGTATCGGAAAATGAATGAAGTAACTTGGGCTTTAATCCAACTTATGGATGGTGTAAAAGAACACGACCTACAAAACAATACAGGATTATCACAAGAAGATTGTGACCGAATTTGGAATGCTTATCAACTGGCTCTTAAAGAGTTGAAAGTCCATGGGGTTATTGATAATTTTGTTGATTCTCAAGTGCCAATGGATTCAGATTCAGCAGGCGCCATTTATTCAAATCTTTGGGAGTTATACGACCGATGAACACAGAGGAAACGTTGCAGATGCTGAGAAGGGCCGCATCACAGTTGGAGTCGGCAGGCAAGAAGACCGACTTGGCTCTGTCGCGGATGCAGTCGGCAGTATCGCGGATGAAATCTGCCTCCTCCGCGAGGAGCCATGAGAATGCACCAGATCAAGGGTTCGCAGCTCCCCAGCCAGTACAAATAGATCAGAAACCATGGAAAGTTGGTTATTGGTTAAACTCGCACAATAAATTATGGGTTTATAATCACCAAGGTAATTGCTCTTGGAAATTATTGGATGTTGAACTATGTGAGAAAATTCTTGAAGCGTTTCATCATCCTGACATTTGGTGCCTACCGTATTGGGCAATAAAAATTCCACCCACCCTTTATTAAAATGGAGTCTTCAATGAATTTAGATGAAATGAGTTATAGAGAACTTCGCTCTTTACAAAATAACGTTGCTAGGGCGATAATGAAAAAGAGTAGAACTCTAGAATTAGTGTTACACTTTACTGTTGAAGGTGTGGGAGATGTTGATTTGGCACCTTATCGTGATATTGATGAGTTAAGACGAGCATTAATGGAATTTTACAATGTTTATTATCCTAGTACACTAAAAATCGTAAGTCAAACTGAAATTACTGAAAAATTATGAAACTTTACGTTTACGAACGCACAGTTAAAGCTTATGTTCTCGCTGAGACAAAAGAAGAAGCAATGGATTGTTCTTGTGAGATTAATCTCTATGAGACCCCAGATGAATCCTGTTATGAGACATATTCTAATGGACTAGGGTGGGACTTGGATTGTTTTGTTTATCATAATGGTACTGGCGACATCACCGTAAGAGAAGCCCTTGAAATCGTTAAGAACCAATCTCAGAACTGACACATCTCACTTGACAGATTTGGTTTATTGTGGTATTCTATGACGGTGGTTGAGAAATCAATCCAACAAATAATCGTCATAAATAATCCATCATTATTGGATTATTATGGAAGATTTAAGAATTCTATGTAAATCATGTAACACTGAAATTGTAAAGCAAGGAACCTGTGGTTGTCCTAATATGGCAACTATAAGAAACGACAGAATCTCTGCCGTTGATATGTCTCAAATCTTATTGCTAACACCTTTAAAATCAAAAACATATAATAGTGTTTTCACTCCAACCGAATTGGCTGAACAAGAAGCCAGACGTAAGAGGAAGGTTAGAAAGTTAGAATTTGAAGTGAGATAACAAACATTACACCAAATTCTAATGGACGAAAAAACTAAACAAAATTGGCAAAAGGTAAAAGAAGCCCTAGAGGCCGCCGGTAAGACTGATAGCATTTTTTATCGGCGAGCTGTCTCAATTATACACACTGGTCATGATCCATTTGAAAGTTTTTTGAATAACAATGAAACCCGAAGAAATTGAAAGTTTAATTAATCAAAAAATTAAAGAACACGAAGTCCGCGTAGGTTGGATTAGTGGTGTTATAGGCTCATTGTTTACATTTGGAATTGTTCACTCTATTTGGTTACTACAACAATAATTCAATGTCTGCTACTTTTAACGATCCTGAAAAACAAGAGCTTGATTTTAGTAAGCTTTACCAACGAATACAAAAACAGAAGATGGAAGAATTATTTTCTGAACCTTATGACGGAGACATGGAAGATGAAGAATAGTGAATTTCATGAAGTTCCTTATTTGTTGGGAGAAATGATTACTGAAATTATTGCGTTAAAGTCCGAAAAAACCAAGCTCGTTGATGAAATTATTGCGTTAGAGGCCGAAGAATCTAGGCTCATTGAAGAAGAAGCCAGGCTCATTGAAGAAGAAGCCAGGCTCATTGAAGAAACTGAATCTTAAAACACAAGCCAGTCAGAACAGGTGTTCAGAGGGATTTTATAAATCCTTTGCCCTAGATGGGGGCCTTTGGGAGGGATCATTACCCTCGGCTGGTATGACACCAAACAATCTGTCCACTCAAAGACCATATGATCGTCTTTTGTGCTATAGTTCTCATGGTTGAAAGACCAAACGTCCTTTATCATTATTTTTAATTTCAACACTCAAAATGACCCAAAAAGCATTCAATCGTAAATTCGCCAAAGATATGTCTATTATCATCCAAGCCACAAAGGGTGAGGTTTATCTTGGTAGTTATAATAAACTTGTTAAAAAACTGAAAAAATATTTCATCCAAGAACAAGGAGCACAATTTTACGACGAAGCAGAATCTGATAATCTTTATTTGTTAGAGTTGATTAGAACCGAACTAGACATTAATGTAGCTGCATAAAATGGATACTAACATTTATTGGACTCTTCGTGGAAATTACGAAGAGAAAAAACAAAAGCTAGGTAAATGGCCTAGAGATCATATTGAGGCTATTATTCTAGATGTGACTTATAACAATTTCATTCGTGATTGTTGTGATAATAATTTATTAGCTCTTGAGTTTGGTGTTGAGACACCTATTCCAATTATTGGTTCACATTGGCGTCATATTGAATTTTCTTGCATCGGTAAAATCCCCATCGGTAAATCTCCTCGCATGGTTGGTTTCATGGTCAAAAACAAATGGGATTATCCCCAACGATATTTGTCTATTAATGAATCTCAAAATGTTATTGATTTATTAGACGAGGCTATTCAGCATAATCAGGGTGAGAATTTTAAAGAAGTTGTGACTACTCTTTGGCGATTACGAGATTATATGCAAACACTAAGTTTTCAGCGAGTTGTTCAAGATTCTTATGGTGAGGGTAATTTCACCCGAGAAGAAGCTAAAAAAGCTATTCAAACCGTAAGAGGTCCAGATTTTTCACACCTTGTTGATTTTGAGCGAATCAATGGTGATACTATCGCTAGTTGTTTTAAAACCCAGGACGACGAAAGTGTTCTAGTGAGGCAACCGTTTAGGTGGTTACGGGACGGAAAAGTTGTTAGTAACGCTTATGAGTCTTATGATCTTGAATGTCTCTGCAATGAAAGGGGTTGGGAGATAGTTCATCGTTATGGTAATTCTTTGGCTATCGTAAGGACAAAATAAGCAATGGAAATTCTTATTTTCTTAATTATCTTCTTATTACTTGGTCCTTCTCTTACTATTACTTTCGGAGAACCAATTTCTCATGAGAATAAGAACAAACCTAAAGGGGCGCCACCACTAAAACTTAAACGTAGGGAGGATACACATGAATAACATTCTCCAAATTTATGCCCAAAGTGGTCCTCATGACAGGGCTTTCATTTGCGGAACCGTAGACGATTTAAAGCAGCTACGAGACCTTCTAGATTTAATGCTTCTGGAAAATTGGGATGGGGCTTATTTGGATACTTTCACTTCTGATGGTGAAGGTTACAGTCTAAAGATCATGAGACTAAAAGAAGAGGATTTTGATAAAATTATCAATCCTTATACTGAGAAAATCTTCTCAGAACAACCATCCAAAAACAGAAAACACCCTTGGTTTCTAACATGAATAAACTTACCGACGATCAGATTTTCGCCTTGACAGTCTTATCAGATCTATTGCGAGAGAGAACCAGTCTATTGCAGGAGAGAACAAAGCTCTCCAGGAGGTTATCAGTGATACGCCAAGCGTCTCCAGTCTTGGGGCGACGGATACTGCGGTCAAGATCAAGACAGGTGGTGCCAACCCCACCGCACCAGGCACCAGAGCCTGCAATGGTATCTGTTGGGGTCCTACACGTCTCAGATTTTAGGGGTTTTGAAAATTGCGAGTTTCAACAAACAGAAGATCTGCCTCCTGGAAGATATGAACTATTTTGCGATCCCCACAATCACAGCATTAATGGAGAATCTAACTAATGAATTGTCCTAAATGTTGTGCCTCTTGCGAATGTGATGAGGTAGATGTTGGAGCCAAAATCATTTATGGGCCGTGGAGTTGTCTTGAATGTGGGTGGTCTGAAGAAGAATATTATGACAGTTCAAATGGTATTCCAAAAGCACAAAAATATTCTAACACGCCACACCCTTATGGTGGTGGAGATTGCGACCATTGATTTATTGTCAATGATAACATGGTAAATAGTTAAAACAATTCTCATCAATGCAACGAACAACAATTCTGCGCTACATCGGTAATATATTTCTGATAGTTGGTTACTTCATTCTTCTTAATTCTGATATGTTGACCGGGTTAATCATAAAATGTATTGGTGGTCTCTTTGCCTTTCCTTTCGCTATTAAATACAAGTTGTGGGATGTGGTTTTTATATCCGCATTCTTCGGTGTTATTGACATTTCTAAAATTATTGAAATCTTAACAAAATAATTATGCTTGCTAATAATCTATTATGTAATCTCGGTCGTCTGGGTAATCAGATGTTTCAATATGCCTCGCTCAGAGGATTAGCAGCTAAGCATGATTATGAATACTGCTTACCACCAAAACAATTTCTTGGAACATTGGACCCTAATTGTGCAGTCAGTGATTGCACAATTTTTGACTGTTTTGAGCTACCAGAAGCACCAAGAATGATTCTTCAGGCTCAGACTTTAGAGGAATCTTGTTTTGAGTTAGACAAATATCTTTGGAATTCTTGCCCGAACAATGTAACCCTTTTGGGTTATTTTCAAACAGAAAAATATTTTAAACACATAGAACAGGACATTAGAGATGCTTTTACTTTTAAGCCTTATATTACTACTCCTTGTCGTAATTATTACCTGAATAATTTTTCAACGGATACAATATCCTTACACATAAGAAGAGGTGATTATTTAAAATACACTCACCATCCAGTATTAGATTTGGATTATTATTATAGGGCTCTTAAAGAATTTCCAGATCTTCCTGTTTTAGTCTTTTCTGATGATCCTGAGTGGTGTAAAACCCAAGAACTATTCGCCTCTGATAGATTTAATATTTCACAATCAAACAATACAGCAGTAGATCTTTATCTTCAGTCTGTATGTAATTATCACATTATCGCTAATAGTTCCTTCAGTTGGTGGGGTGCGTGGTTAGCGAAGAGTAAAAAAGTTATTGCACCTAAAAATTGGTTTGGTCCACCATTGACTCATAATACCAAAGACCTATATCTTGAAGATTGGATTTTACTTTAACCGTTACCGAGGAAGCTTATGAATAATTTTGGAGAACTATTAGAGAATTGTCTTAAAGAAACCGTAGATTCGGTTCTTTCTAAAAGAGAGGTTCCAGACATTGAATATGTTGAAACCGATAATCTAGGAGAAGTTGTAGAAAAGCTAGCTATTCTACACGTCCGAATGTGGATGCTGGAGGATCTAATCAACGTATCAACAACCGACGAAGAATTAGCAGATCTAAAACGTAAAATTGATATTTGTTTTAAACAAAAACGACCTAAACTGGTTCAGGCAATCAACTTACTGGTGGATAACTCTATCACCAAAAATAAATCATTAAGAGAAGATTCTGTTAAAATTTATAAAGGTGTTCAAGAATGAGATATATTGTAGCTGGTCAATCTGACGCCAAAGGTGTTATTGGTGATGATTCCGCTGATTTGAATGTTTATTATGAGCTAGGTTGGGAAGTAACTCTCACAACTGTTATTGCAAAGACTCTTTTAAAAGAGGGCTCTCTATTTAAAACTGATACGATTGTAACGGCAAAGGACAGGGCCTTTTTCTACAGTAGTTTGTTTGACAATGTTATTGATTGGCATGAATTCAAACAAATAGAAAAAAGTCCAGAAGATGAAATCCATTTTCTCCCAAAGGACATAGATAACTGGTCTAGTTGGGAGAATAGAATAGATCCAGAGTTAGTCTGTAACTTTGATCTTATTACCGATGTGGAAAAAAGATTCAATGTTATCAAACCTTTCGGAATCTATTGTATCCGGCTAAGAGATCATTGTTCTTGGAGAAACAGTAATATTGATGTTGCAAGAAGTGTAATTTCAAGATTTATCAATGAGTGTGGTATTGATATGTTTGTGATGGGTCAGAATTCTTCATTCTTATCCGAGGAGCTTGGTATTCCTAATATCTCATTACGAGAATATGCTTCTCTAATGGGTAGTAAACATTGTAAGTTTTGTGTTTCTCCAATGTCCGGTATTATTCAGATTGCTAACTTCTGTGGACACGAGAATCTATACAATTTCATTTTTGATCATAACAGCGAACGTGGACCCACATTAGAAAACCATCCACTCTTTATGGGTAATAATATCAATCTTAAGAATGTAAAAAACATTATAATTCCTGGTCAAGAAACAGAGGAACAAATCTTTGAATTATATGAAGAAAACGTTGTACATTCATGATGAGTTATTTGCTCATGCAAGTACAAGCAGTTGGTATAATGAATCAGAATTATTTGAATGGTTAAGAGAGTACGATAAAGACTTTCTTGTTTTTACCGATAACTCAATTATGTTATCAGATTCTTATGATAATAAAAGAAAATATGCCTGGCTTGTTGAATCACCTGAGATAAATCCAAACATATACGACTACATAAAAGTCAATTCGGATAAGTTCAATCTAGTATTTACTTTTGATAAAGAGCTACTAGAATTATCATCAAAATTTAAAGTAGCTCCTTTTGGTGGTTGTTGGATTAACGAAGAAGATAGAAAAATTCACAACAAGACCAAGTTGTTATCGGCTATTTTCTCATCAAAAAGATCAACTTCTGGTCATTCTCTTAGAGCCGAAATAGAAGCTAATATTCCTAATTTAGATTACTTTGGTAATAAAAATAGAATTGAAAATAAGATAGAAGGACTAAGAGATTATCACTTCTCTGTTGTAGTAGAAAACACTAAAAGAGATTATTACTTCACTGAGAAGCTAATTGATTGTTTTGTAACTGGAACCATCCCAATTTATTGGGGTTGCCCTTCAATTGGAAATTTCTTTGATTCCGAAGGTATAATAACTTTTGATACAGTAGACGAGCTTAGGAATATTATTGGCACCCTAACCGTTGAACAATATGAAGCCAAACTAGAAGCAGTTAAAAACAACTTTGTTATCGCAAAAAATTACTTAATCTGTGACGATATAATTTACAAAATACTAAAAAGACAGGAGAACCTATAAAATGTTATTAAATTTTAGAGACTTAAAAACCAAGTATAATATGAATATTACTGGTATTATTCATATTGGTGGTCATTATGGAGAGGAGATACCAGAATACATTTCCAATGGTATTAATGATATTCTTGTGTTTGAACCACTATCGGAGAACTTCAGAGTCCTCTCTGAGAATGTAAAAAATCTGAGTGGTAACATTCATCTGTTTAATGTTGCTCTTGGGAATAGTGCCGGCCGGGCTACAATGTATGTTAGTGATAATGAGATGCAGAGTAGTTCAATTCTTCTTCCAAAGGTCCATTTAACACACCACCCAAATGTTGGATTCCCTACAACGGAAGAAGTGCAAGTTTGTGTTCTGGATTCTTATGATACTAAAGGATACAATTTTATTAACATGGATGTTCAGGGTTATGAGCTAGAGGTTCTAAAGGGTGCAAGAGGAACATTGGCTCACGTTGACTATGTTTATTGTGAAGTCAATAGAGCCGAGGTTTATGAGAATAACGCCTACGTTGAAGATCTGGATGACTTTTTATCTCAGTACAATATGGTGAGAGTTGAAACCGATTGGGCTGGCGAAATTTGGGGCGATGCTCTTTATGTTAGAAACTGAAATGAAAACATTAAACGATTATTTTGAAGGTGTCTTTTGTGTTAATTTGGAGAAAAGATCTGACCGATGGGCAACTTGTAAAAAAGAATTTACCAAGCATAATATAGTAGCTCATAGATATTCTGCTGTTGATGGTAAAAGCCTAAATGAAGAGGTTTTTCCGAATTTAAGGAAGTTTGAGACGCCTGGTCAATTGGGTTGTCTTCTTTCTCAATATAATGTTATCAAGATCGCAAAAATGTGTAAATACTCTTCCGTTCTTATAATGGAAGATGACGTTGAATTTTGTGATGATTTCAATGAACAGTTAGAAATCAAAATGCAAGATGTTCCAAAAGATTGGGATATGTTATTCTTCGGTGCCAATCACATCTTACACCCTATAAAAATTACTGATAATGTTTATAGAATGACAAGGGCTTATTCCGCTCATTGTTATGCAATAAAAGATAATATTTACGATACTCTTTTAGAATCATTATCACAATTCAGAGAACCCTTAGATGTAATTTATGCGAATCTTCAGCCAACGATTAACTCTTATGTTATCAATCCACATCTAGTCTGGCAGCGCCCAGGATATTCTGATATTTGTGAGTTGAATGTAGATTATAGGCACGTCCACAAAGTTTCGTTCTAACTATGTACAATAATGTAACAATGGTTTTGACAAGTTGTAATAGACTTGATCTGTTAGAAATCACAATTAATTCTATACCAAAAGAGACATTAGATAAAATTCCAAAGAAGATTCTTATTGATGATTCTGCCGATGTACAATGTTTCTCAGAGCTAGAAAAACAAAAAGAATCAGGATATCTGCAAAACTGGACACTACTTTTCAATCAAGAAAAACTGGGCCAGGCCGGAAGTATAGATAGAGCCTATGCCGAAGTTGAAACAGAATACGTTTTTCATTGTGAAGATGATTGGTATTTTACCAATGGAGACTTTATTGATAGATCTTTAAAAATCTTAGACAAATACGATAACGTTCTTCAGGTAACTTTTAGAGAAGGTGAACCTCATAAATCTGCCGATGAGATATATGAATCAGACCAAGACCATGCTTTTAAGGTATGGATTCCTGGATGGCAAGGTTATCCAGGATTCACTTATAATCCAAATATCTTTCGGATCAGTGCTTATCAAGAAGTAAAACCCATTTGTGGTGTTAGCGAAAGAGATGTTGGGTTTAAATACGTTTCCATGGGCTGGCACACTGTCGTTTTAGAAAATAGATCTGTTCGCCACATTGGAGACGGAAGGCATGTTCAAAATTATGTTGTTTAATCAAGAATAAGATGGTAAATTGTCAAGAATATTCTAATAATGGACACACTGTTATTATGGAAAATCATCTAGGGGGATTTGAAACTTCCACCGAAAGTTTTCCTAACGGTGATATGAATACTTTCAGCCCTAAACTTTGGGCGTATATTATTAAAAAATATAAAATTAAATCTGTTATTGATGTTGGGTGTGGAATGGGATTCTCTCTTGTAGAATTCCTTAAACATTGTGAAGATGTTGTCGGTATTGATGGCTCTCCATATGCTCTTCAAAATTCACCAGTAAAAGATCATATTTTTGCTCATGATTATAGCAAGGGTGAGCTAGAGACCGAGGATCGTTATGATCTTTGTTGGTCTTGTGAATTCGTAGAGCATGTTAATGAAGAGTACCGAGATAACTTTCTTTCAACATTTGCTTTTTCTAAGTATGTTGCAATGACATTCGCAGAACCAGGACAACCAGGACATCATCATGTGAATTGTCAACCACAAGAATATTGGGTTGAACATTTAGCTCGCTTCGGGTTCAAATATGACGAAAAAGCAACCACATACATGAGAAGTGTTGCTAAGAAAGAAGGCGAAGAAGATGGTTATTTTAAGTATTTTGAAAAAACTGGACTATTTTTTGTAAAAGAGGATTTAACATGAAGAATGAAACCGTTGGTGCGCTCATGATGGTCAAAGATGAAATTGACATTATTGAGCATAATATCAATTATCTTTCAACCCAAGAATTAGATTTAATCTGTGTGTATGATAATAATTCTACAGACGGAACCGGAGAAAAATTAAGTTGGTTATCTGATATTCATGACGAACTTCTCGTTCTGAATGATTCGGTTGTCGGTTATTACCAGGCCGATAAGATGAACAAATGGGCTAATGAAATATTTCAAGACGATATTGATGTTGTCATTCCTATTGATGCTGATGAGATATGGTATTCTAAAAATCCAAATTGTACTCTAGGTGGTGCTATTAGAGCAACCGATGCTGATATTTTTGTGGCTAGATCTATGGATTATATCCCCACTCTTCTGGATAATTTTGGTGAACCTAATTTTATTAAAAGGATGAAGTATAGAAAGAAGGATTCTAATTCCTTTAACGCTGTTGCATTTAATTACAGCCCAGAGTTTTGGTTGGAAATGGGAAATCATAATGTTCTTAATCATCCAGGAGACAGAGTTTCCGACGTTATTGGCATCCGACATTATCAATACCGAAGTTTTGATCAATTTAGAAAAAAAGTTAGTAACGGTAAAAAAGCCTACGATGCGACAAATCTTCCAGAATATATGGGAAGCCATTGGCGTAAATTAGGGGCTATGACTAATGATGAGTTGCGTGAATATTGGTTTGATTATTGCGTTGACTCGGTTGTAAATGATCCCTTTGTCGCTAAGAATTATGCCTAGATTATCTCTAGCTATTCCTACGTGTGGCTATCACGGTAAAGGTGATGCTCTATTGGATGATTTATTAAGAACTGTTCAGATACAATCTTTTAAAGATTTTGAGATCGTTATTTCTGATCACAGTGAAGATGATAAGATTGAAACAAAAGTGCAAGAGTTTTCAGAACTCTTTGATGTAAAATATCATAGAAATTCTGATAAAAGAGGGAATAGTCCCGCGAATCTTAATAAAGCAATCTCTTTGTGTACTGGTGAAATCATCAAGATTATGTTTCAAGACGACTTCTTTTATGACGATGAAGCCTTTGAGAAGATTTATTATAATCTAGCTGGTGACGATTCAAAGTCTTGGTTATTATGTGGAACAAATCACACTCAAGACAATGGGCATAATTTCTGTTGGGATATTTTTCCACGATTTAATGATAATTTATTAGACGGTGTGAATACAATTAGTTCGCCTTCCGTTGTCGCATTTAAAAAAGATGTGCTAGTAAGATTTGACGAGGATCTGATCTATCTTATGGATATTGATTTTTATTATAACATGAGAAGGACTCATGGTGAACCGATTTATTATGACGATATATTAGTCACCAATAGAATCCACCAAGATAGTATCTCTAGCAATATTACAAATAGAGAAGAACTTCTTGAAAATGAGTCCATTTATTGTAAGAAAAAATATGATTGATTTTATCGTACCAAGTCTTGGTCGGGAAACTCTTCCAAATTCCACCAACTCTTTACTTAATCAAACAAATCCAAATTGGCGATGTTATGTTGGTTTTGATGGTCTGGATGAAAACCAAATTTCTTCTGATCTTCTTGTTGAAGATTCCAGAATTCAATACTTATATCTAAAAGAAAAATTGGGAACTTCTGAGTTTCATGGTAATGCTGGTAGAGTTCGCAACAGAATAATGGAATCTATTGAGAATCCTTCCGAATGGACTGGTTTTCTGGATGATGACGATGCTCTTTCCCAGTATTACGTTGAGATTCTAAATAACGAATTAGAAAAAGAAGCCTGTGATTGTTATGTTTTTAGAATGAATCATGGTGGAAATATCATTCCGCCTTTTGATATGAATGTTCTCCAACAGAATTTTGTTGGTATTTCTTTTTGTGTTAGAACTAAATTCTTAAAAAGCCACAATATCGGTTTCGTAAATAACAATGCAGAAGATTTTCTTTTTCTACAAGAGATTCATAAAAATGGTGGCAAAATAAAAATTCTTCCTGTTGTTGGTTATTTTGTTAGAGTATAATGGATAGAAATAAAGCATCTTATAAATTACAAGGATTCGGTCCTGTATATTATATCAATTTGGACGATAAAGAAGACCGAAAGGTTTTCATGGAGCAACAATTTGAACATTGGGATATTAAAAATTATGAACGAATTTCTGCTTTTGATGGAAGAAATAGTGATCTAAGTGAACACATTATCGGTAAGTATCCTGAAGGAATAACGACTCCCGAGCTAGGATGTACTTTATCACATTTGAAGGCTATAAAGCATTGGTATGACACGTCTGATACTCCTTATGCGATCATTTGTGAGGATGATTGTCTGATTGATAATGCAAAGCATTGGAGCTTTACCTGGCAGGAATTCATGTCTAGAGTTCCTTATTGCTGGGATTGTCTACAATTAGCGATCATATCAACGGGGAATATCTCAGTCAATATCCACACGAGATTTGTTAACAATTTCTCCACTGCGATATACTGTATTAATCGTAGATACGCAGAGAAGTTATTGTCATTTCATTGTAAAGGTAATAAATTTAAATTGGATCAAAATATCAAGCCAAGAGCGGTTGCCGACGATTTGATCTATAATGGTGGCCTGACCTTCTCATCACCAATATTTTTGTATGAGTTACGATTAGGAAGTTCAATACATGGTGAGCATTTGGATTTATTTCATAAGAAATCTTATGAAGGTCTGAGCAATTTTTGGTTTAATCAAGGAAAAGATATGTCTTTGGAACAAATAACTTTCTTTGATCCTTATTTCAGTAGAATTACAAACCCTGAACCCGTAGAGTGACAGTCTAAAAATCGTCCACTTGACAAGCATCGCGTTTCGTGGTAAAGTGTCAGCGAACTCAAAAGGTTCACATAAATACTATTTCGTAATGAATTAGTATGAAACCAAGAGCCGTGGATGAAGATCAACTGGGAAGTTGATAGTGACACTTCGTCAATGCGCGGATGCCGAATTCAGTAAAAATTAATGCTTTTTAACGACAAAATTTTAACACTTTTTGCTTGTGGTGCTGTTGGAGCCGCAACAATGACTCCAATGACTTCACAGGCAATTTCTGTATCTACTTACAATCCTGACTCGTTTAATTATCAAACAAAATGGGACAGAGAGTTTGAACAAAAAACTCCAACATATAAAACTCCTCTAGCGAGTGTGTATTACGGTCAGGCAAGTTGGTACGGTCCAGGTTTTTATGGAAACACCACAGCTAATGGTGAAGTTTATCGTCCAGGCACAATGACTGCCGCTCACCGTTCACTTCCTTTTGGCACCAAAGTTCGGGTTACCAACCTCAATAATGGCCGCTCAAGAATCGTAAGAATCAACGATCGCGGTCCTTATGTTGGTGGCCGAATTCTGGATCTCTCGGAATCAGCAGCACAATCTTTAGGTGTTATTAATTCCGGTGTGGCTTCCGTAAAAGTTGAAGTGTTAAATTGAGCCGGAACTAATGTTTTATCAAATAGAAGAAGTACGCTTTATACAACCTGATTATTATCAGGTTTTTTCTAACAATAGAGAAAAATTCAATAGGTTTAACGGATACCGCAATAATTGCGCAAATACAGTAAGAACCTTTCTTACTCTTTTAGGTTACGATTCCTCAGACGTAACAGCCTGGGCGGATACGATTAGAAACGTGGGTCATATATCTTATGATCCAAATAAACTAAAAGAAGGTGATATTGTGGCCATGGGCCGCCCCGGTGATACCTGGCATGTTGGTGTTTATCTCGGAGATGGAAAGGTTTTACATCAATCTGCAATGAGAGGCTACAATGTCGGGGTCTATAATGATCTCAATGCCTTTATCAATGACCGAAGAGGATTTTACTTTGTAAGACCGACAAGTTCTTATAAAAAGATTCTAGAAAATCAATTCTATGCCTTTCCGACCGTCTCATAAATAGAACAAAACGTTCTACTTTATGATTGGTTTTATTACAGAAGATGGTTATGCGGCGGTTCCTTTCGGTAAAGAACTTATGATAATTTACGACGGAAAACAATTGGACGTTGTAAAAACAGTCAAAAAAGCGAGAGACTATATCGCTAACCATAAAACCAATTCCGAAACTGTCCAACCCACACCCAAAAAGTCAGCTAGTTCTGCTAGAGTGAGAAAAACTAAAACATGAACATATTACTCGCCGAATACATTGCTATTTGCAACACTTTAAACTTTCTTTATGAGTTAGTGGATGAGACAAAAACACCAAAGATTTCTAATAATATTAGAGAAAAAGCAAGAATGTGTTTGAAGAATTATCCAAACCCAACGACATTAAAAGAATTATACGATAAGACTGATTCTTATCACAAAATTCCTAAAAGGTATTAAGAATATGGAATTTCTACTAGCCACTGTAATTACTTGTTCCCAATTAAATGTTATTTTGTTAAGACTTAATAATAGTCTTGACTTAACACCGAAACAAAAAATAGAAGTGGTTAGGGAATTGTCTGCATTTGTTAAAACGTGTCCTATAGTAATTAAAAAAGGCTAATGAATTCAATCTACTATTATTCGCTCTTTACTGTATTCGGTATTGTCGCATTTATGATTGTTGTGGATAAGAATGTGGGAGAATACCTACTCCTTTCTATTAAGATGTTGAAGATTAATATTGAGCGTTTAAAGTGGATGACCATTTATCACCCAAATAATCCTATTACTACTTGGTGGATGAATCGCAAGTTGAAAAAATTTATTAAGGAAATGCAGGCCAGATCAGAAACTGTCCAGTCTGAATGAGAGGCAGACCGAACATGTGCTATACTGATTTCAGTTGCGAAAGACCATGCCTGAAATCTTTGATAGTGAGAATCTAACAGAACGCATTAACAAGATCCGAAAAGAAGGAGAAGATTCAACAGAATTTACACTAGAATTTCTCCAGTGTTTAATGGAGAGGCATAATCTAGGGTTTTCAATTCCTACCGACTTTTCAGATCCAGATGTTCCTCAAATTATTTTTGAAACTCTTACTTCTGGTGAATTGCCAACAAAGGAACAAATTCTTTTGATGGATAGTGATACACAAAATCATCTTATTATTGAGTTGATTTGGTTGTGTGGTATGTACGCAATCCATAATTACTCTGTTGAATGGGGTGAAGACTACCTAGAATCTATTTTGGCGATGTTAGATGTTGATGCCGGACATTTCATCGGTTGTTATCTAATTTCCGTTTTTACTCTTTTAATGGGGACAGTTCCTTCTATAAGTCTCGTAGAATCACTGACTAATAATTTTGACTGTTCACCAGAAATCTTGAATAAGACTCAGGATATTTTTCTTGAGACTGCTTATTCTATTCTTCTTCGTTGGAAAGAAGACCAACAACATTACTAATCTATTATCAATTTATCCAAGGAGATTTAATTATGGCTTTATCTGAAAGTGTGGAGCAAAGTCTTGACGAGGCTTCTTCGGCTCTTAAAAATGCTCTCGCTTATTCCGCAAGACAAGAAGCACCCTTTGTGTCCGTTGGGATCGCAAATATGATTCAAACAATTGAAAGTATTAAACAGGCCGATAAGTTTCAGGACAAGGTGCAGGACTTTATTAACAAAAATAATAATATTGACGGATTTTTTAATTCATAATTTCAGCTCTTAATATTGGGAATCTATTGTTTTGGAATTGAATAATTATTATGATTAATTACGATCTAGCAACAAGTCCCAACACATCGCCAGAATCCTTAGAACGTCTGGCTAACGATAAGGATTATATGGTTCGTCGTGGTGTTGTATTAAATCCCAATATACCACCAGAAACCTTAGAAAGTTTGGCGAATGATAATAGTTATTATGTTCGTGGCTGGGTTGCAAGAAATCCCAATACACCACCAGAAACCTTAGAGCGTTTGGCTAATGATGAGGATTGGCGTGTTCGTCGTAGGGTTGCAAATAATCCAAACACCCCACCAGAAACGTTAGAACGTCTGGCTCATGATGAGGATTGGCGTGTTCGTTATGGGGTTGTAGGGAATCCTAATACAACAACAGAAATCTTAGAACGTCTGGCTGATGATGAGGATTTAAATGTTCGTTATTATGTTGCAAGAAATCCCAACACACCACCAGAAACCTTAGCTCGTCTGGCTAATGATGAGGATTGGTATGTTCGTGAATGTGTAGTAAGAAATCCTAATACACCACAATACATTAAAGATTATCTTAAAATCAAAAAGTTTCTGAATTGTTATGAGTAATTTTGATCTTGCAAAAAATCCCAACACACCACCAGAAACCTTAGAACATCTGGCTAATGATAAGGATTGGCTTGTTCGTTGTAGGGTTGCGCGAAATCTTAACACAACAACAGAAACCTTAGAACGTCTGGCTAATGATGAGGATTGGTATGTTCGTTATGAGGTTGCAAAAAATCCCAACACCCCACAATACATTCTAACTTATTTTAAAATCAAAAAGTTTTTAACACACTATAACTGTTTTAATCATGAATGAATTCACAATTTACTCTAAACCTGATTGCCCATACTGTGTAAAAATTAAGCATATTATGGAGTTAAAGAAGTTTCCTCATAAAATTTATACCTTAGGTGTTGATTTTTCAAAAGAAGAATTTTACGATAAATTTGGAGAAGGGTCCACGTTTCCACAGGTTATTCATGAGAACATTACTCTTGGTGGATGTGTGGATACGGTAAAATATCTAAAACAAAAAGAATTAATTTGACATGGATGAGATCTATAATGATATACAACAGGCTATTGATTATGCTTTTATTGACAAAAAATATTTGTTAGATTCCTTCAAATATCTCAAATGTAAAAACGTCAAAAGGCTTCATGCTCAGACGATTTTAAGGTCTGCATTAACAAGAGAATTACAATCCTATGTTATTGAATTAAACCGATACGTTAAAGGATCCAAAGATCCAGAAACTGAATATGCTACAGAAGCCTATGGTTTTCTGAGTAAACCAGAAGCCAGAAAGTTAGCTACCTATTTTGATAACATCGTAGAGGGAATCAAGAAGTATATAAATGACAAAAAAGGAGCACTCAAAAAATCAAAACGACCAACTAAATAAAGTTGACAGGGGCCTACAATTTATGCTCCATTCAAAATTAAAGGAGGAACACATCTTTAGTTTAATATGGGGAAAGATGGTTACTTTTTTTGATAAGGAATACCATCTTCGTTTTGAGTTTTACATCAAACCAAAAAGGAGATTAACTAATGATCGCAGCCACAATATTAACGCTTAGTGTTCTTGTTTTAGTTTCATTTATGGCCATCGGGGTTATCGTAGGATACCTAGTCCGACAGTATTTTGAAGAAAATAAGCCAATTTATACCTCACACCCTGAGCTTTGGGACCCAGAAACCGGAAGACTTATTGTTGATTCTGACATTTTAGCTATAAGAGTTGAAAATGAAAGTGGCCTACCCCTGGGAATGGAGGACGAAGACTCCGAAGAATAAACTACACATTGAAGAATAAGATATGACAACAAAAACAAAAGAGGTGAAATTATCACCCAATCCATTCATGTTTGAAGTTCTAGATTTAGTTCTGAAGCAGAGAACAAAAGCAAACAAAATTAAGGTATTAAGAGAGTACAGAGACGATAGTATTATTGCCGTTTTTCTCTGGAACTATGTTCCAGCTTTAGTGTCAGCTCTTCCACCCGGAGAAGTCCCGTATGCGGCTCTTAAAGATCTTGAAGTGGGAAATGATACACTTTCAGATACGGTGAAAAAACAGATTGAATCTTCAACAGCAATGGACTCCATGGGTTCAAACCAAAGAACCAGCATTCGTAGAGAGTTTCAGATTTTTTATAATTTCTTAAAAGGTGGTAATGATAGTCTCTCTAGTGTTAGAAGAGAAACAATTTTTATTAACTTAATAGAAGGTCTTCATCCAAGAGAAGCAGAGATTCTTATGTTAACAAAAGATAAGAGACTAACCGATCGTTATAATCTGCCTTTTGATCTGATTCGTGAAGCATATCCTGACGTTACCTGGGACAGATCATGATTTGGAGTGAAGACGAGAAAAAGACATTACCCATACAATATAATTGCGAACTTCTTTTCCATAACGCAGAAGAAGCACAGATTAAAAGCCTAAGTCTTCCTAGTGATGCTTACATTGTAGAATATACAACGGAAAAAGGAGAACATGTAGACTTATGCCGGTCCAGTAAGATGTCAAATATATTTGATTTATATTATGATAAGATTGGTAATAACATTCGTAAGATTGACTTTGGTTATGGAAGAGTTAATCCTAAACTATGGGGATATTCTGCACCGGAAAAAAAGAGGAGAAAACAATAATGCAAGGGTTTGAATCTGCAAAAGTACAAGGAAAAATAAACAGAGACGAACTGAATAATATTATCCGTAAGTATAAAAAGGCTAAAAAATACATGAGATCCGGCGTCTTTGCTATTAAGACAATGGACGGAACCGAGGAATATATTTCCTCTCTTATGAATGAATCAAATGATCCCTCGCTTGTGAACTAATGGGTAAGCATTATCTACTGAATCTCTATGGTTGCCAATTTCATTCCTTGAATGATTTGAATTTTATTACTCAACTATTAAAGGATGCCGCCATCTTATGCGAGGCGACTATTCTTAATGTTGCCACACATCAATTTGATCCATATGGGGTTACGGTAGTTTTAATGCTCGCAGAATCACACATAAGCATTCATACATGGCCCGATAAAGGAACCGCCGCATGTGATGTTTATACTTGTTCACAAACAGATCCTAAGATTGGTTGTGATTTTATTATAGAGAAGTTAAAACCTTCTAATTACGAACTGACTTTCATTCAGAGGTGAGTCAGTTCGTAAACTGTCCACACATTACGACAACTCTCGGCTGTATGTGATATACTGGTAGAAAGCTAAGAGATTAGCTTCATCCGTTGACTGGAATTCTCCAGTGGAAGTAGTCTTATGACGAAGCAACGCGAAATTCCACTTTCAATTAGGAGAAAACCATGAAACCAACTTTCGTTCATATTATCAAAAATAAAATTCGTAAGGAAGCTCTTATTAAAAATAGTCAATACGAAATGGCCAAGAAATCACAAATTTGTTGATTATATTAGTGGTTTATTTTTTGATTTGCATGAGAATTTCTCAATCAGCCCTAAATTAAAGTTTTTGAATCGTTATGAGTAATTATGATCTAGCAGAAAATCACAACACACCACCAGAAACCTTAGAACGGCTGGCTAATGGTGGTAATGCTAATCTTCGTTGGCTTGTTGCATTTAATCCCAACACACCACCAGAAGCCTTAGAACGTCTGGCGAATGATGAGGATTCAGAAATTCGTTATGAGGTTGCAAATAATATTAACACACCACAATACATCAAAGATTATCTAAAAATCAAGGAGTTTCTGAATCGTTATGAGCAATTATGATCTAGCAAGAAATCCCAACACACCACCAGAAACATTAGCGCGGCTAGCTACTGATAAGGATTATAACGTTCGTCGTGAGGTTGCAAGAAATCCCAACACACCAATAGAAATCTTAGAACGTCTGGCTAATGATGAGCATCTGCATGTTCGTTGTTGGGTTGCATTGAATCCCAACACATCGACAGAAATCTTAGAACGTCTTGCTAATGATAACGATTTTTGGGTTCGTAGCAGTGTTGAATTAAATCCCAACACACCACAATACATTAAAACTTATTTCAAAATTAAAAGAATATTACGTTGTTATGAATAAGAAAAAAACATTATTACTTATAGATAGCTTACAGAATTTATTAGATGTATTAAGAGAAGAGCTAACAGAAAATGATATTACTCCAGCAGATAATAAGATATCCATAAATGATCTTTTATCACGAGATATTTCTAAAGAAATAGAATATGCTGAAGAAGGAGTTGATGGCCCGGATATATTATTGAATAGTGAAGAAGAAAGAAAATTTTACGAAAGATTTAACTTAGGAGAGTAACTTATGAGACCCGATGTAAAACTTATAGCCATAACTCAGGGGGCAGGAGATCTTGTCAATAAAAATGCACAAGAGGTTATTTCTTATGTCGCTAGAGTTAGTAATCCAAATAATCAGCTAAATTTTGATACAGCTAGCGGACTCATTAGATACTGTATTAAAAATAAACATGTAAGCATTTTTGAACATTCTTATATGACGCTGGAGATCAATACAACCAGAGCGATTGCGGCTCAAATTTTGCGCCATAGATCCTTTTGTTATCAAGAATGGTCCCAAAGATATTCTGATGTAAATTCTTTAACAGAAACGATAGTGGTTCCAGAACTTCGTAGGCAAGACACTAAGAACCGACAAAATTCTATTGACGATCTTGATAAGGAAGTTAAGCAGTCTTTTGAAGATGAAATTAAAGATTATTTCAAACAAGGACAAGAACTTTATAATTCGCTTCTTGATAATGAAGTCGCAAAGGAATCAGCACGTTTTATTTTGCCGTTAGCAACACCAACAAGAATTTATATGACGGGCAATGTTCGTTCTTGGATGACATATATCGCTCTTAGAGAGAAAAATGGTACACAGAAAGAGCACCAAGACATTGCAAAAGAATGTAAGCTCATCTTTAAAGAGCAGTTTCCAGATTGTTATGAGGCTTTAGGTGGGGGCGAAGAATGGACTATCTAGATTACTTACAACAATACCGCGAAAAATATCATTTAGATGATATCTTCAATCACAATAATAATGCTGATGTAGAACAAGTAGAGAAGTATATTGGGGAATTATGCGGTGTTTCTTATGTTTTACTTGAGTTGTTTTGTGGCGCGCGTTCGGAAGAACATTACAAAGGTGGACGGACGTTCCCAAGCAATATTCATAGATTTGTTATGAAAAATAGTGTATTAGAAAATACTGGTAAAGAACCGAAAAACATTGATTATCTTACCAGAATGCTGGTGACAACTCTAGGTAATCCCGATTCTGAGATTTTAGATTCTATAGCAAGAGAAAATAATCCAGTAATAAACAAAATTATTTCACGCCACCAAAACACATCAAGCGACACTTTGATGTATCTTGCGTCTTCCAACATTTATGCTTCAAGTATTATTTGTCATAGTAATATAACCTCTGATGTTTTATTGGAGATAACAAAAGTCTTATTATCTGATCTAAGTAAAAAAATTTTTTGGGTTCAATATCCAGAATGTGATGATTGGGACTTTGTTCAGAAACTTCCTTATGTAAGTGGAAAGCCGAGTGGAAGGATATTAGATTTTTTGGAATATATTGTGGGCTCTTCTAATTTTAATGAGGATACGATGAAGTTGTTTTTATCGGTAGACGATGAAACAATGAAAACGTTAGTGTGGGATCAAATCTTTTATAGTATGGGTAGAAATCCTTATATTTCACCTCAAATAATGGATATATTGTGTGGGGATCAATTCGTTACTTTAAAGTATAATGGCGTTCTTGAAAATCCTAATGCGCCTAAACATATTTTAGAAAAGTATTCAACACATAACAAAATGTTTTATCGTGAGCGTGTTGCATATAATACTAACACACTAACAAAAACATTAGAACGTCTGGCTAACGATAATCATCCTGATGTTCGTTGTGGAGTTGCATGTAATCTCAACACATCACCAGAAACATTAGAACTTCTGGCGAATGATGATAATCGTTGGGTTCGTCTTAGGGTTGCAAAAAATCCAAACACACCCACAGAAATACTAGATCGTTTAGCTAATGATAAATCTTGGGGAACTTTGGAAGAGGTTGCTCATAACAGAAATGCTTCAGTAAAAACGTTACAAAATATTATTAATAACTTAGAAACTTTTGAAAGAAAAGGTGATTCTAGTGATTGGCTTATTGGACATCTTAAAGATTTTTGTACTCAACGATCTTTATTTTTAACGTCTAACTCGTAATAGATACATTATAATAACAAAGGAGGTAAACAACTTGCCAACATACCCAATTTATAATAAGGACACCGGAGAAAGAAGTGAAATCGTTCTTTCTTTAGATGAATGGGATAAATTTAAAGACGAAAATCCCAACATTATTCGGGATTGGTCTGATCCATCAACAGCTCCTTCCTCAGTGGAACAAGGAGAATGGAAGGATAAATTAGCCAAATCTCATCCAGGTTGGAATGAAATGCTTGGAAGAATGTCAAAGGTTCCTGGTTCAAAAGTACAAAAAATCTAACCATATGTCAAGAAAAAGAAAGCCCTCAGGTCAAGTCGGAATTAGTACAACCTTTAAAAACAGAAAAAAACCACAGAAAATAACTCTGGAACAGATGGTTGAATTACAGCCATTAACCGAAAATCAAGAGAAATTTTTTGATCTTTACGACAGCGGTAAGTGTATGGTTGCCTATGGTTATCAAGGCACTGGTAAGACGTTCTTAACACTCTATAAAGCTTTAGAGGAAGTTCTGGACCCTACAACCCCTTATGATAAAGTTTTGATTGTAAGATCTATGGTTCCAACTAGGGAGATTGGTTTTCTCCCCGGTTCTCTTGACGATAAGCAATCTGAGTACGAGCGTCCTTACAAGTATATGATTAAAAAGCTCTTTGAGTTAAATACCGAAGAGGAATATGAACTACTTTACGGTGCCTTAAAAAATCAAAAATCGTTATACTTTCTTTCAACCAGTTTTATTCGTGGTGAAACTTTTGACGATTGTATTATTATCGTAGATGAATTCCAAAATTTGTCATCGCATGAAAATTCTTCTATCATAACTCGTGTTGGTGAAAATTCAAAGATTATGTTCTGTGGTGATGCAGCTCAGAGTGATTTAATTAAGCTGAGTGAAAAATCTGGAATTCTTGATTTTATTCGGATTCTAAAAAGAATGAATTCCATCGATTTTGTTGAGTTCGGTATTGATGACATCGTAAGATCTTCATTGGTGAAAGAGTTTATTATTGCCAAAACTGAGTTGGGTCTATAATACCAACACACTTCCTAGCCATTCTTTAATCCATAAAACGCGCTTGACAACTCAGGCGCTTTGTGGTATGATGGGGCTTCAGTTGAAGAAGAAAATGGAAAACGAATTTAATGAATTAAAGATGGTATCAATGGATATCAAAGACACCGCTGGCTTTATTCAGAATGATCTGCGTAAATGTTTAGATGATGGAGTAATAACAAGATCAGAACTCTGGGATGACTATTACGAGTTCAAACAACGGATGTCTTATCATAAGATCCGACTTGAACAAATAGAGAAAAAAGTCCGTGAAGAGTTTTTAAAATTTTATGACGAATCCTCAACAGTAAGAGTAAAGGGCAAATGTTACGCACGTTTTACTGGAAAAAATGGTTATGACTTTGAAAATAAACAAGCCAACTCAATTCTAGAAAAAGGTGAAGTTTATACTGTCGTCGGTGGAAGAATGGGTGGGATGAAAACTCATATCGTTTTAGAAGGTTACGAGAACACTTCCTTCAATTCTGTTATGTTTGATATTGAAGGTGAACTTCCTTTTAAGTATGAGGATAGTTATGTTACCAGTGAACAATTAATGAAATGGGTAAAAGAATATAAAGATAATAAAGACAATGAAGACATTCACACACAACCCAATAACGCTACCGAAGCTTAAACAAGTCAATCTACCAGGATTAAGATACTATACAAAAGAAGGAACCGAAACAAAATTCGTTTCAGTCACATCTGTTATTTCACATAACACCAAACACAAATTCACAGATTGGCGAAAGGAAGTAGGTGAAAAAGAGGCCAATAGAGTTACGAACAGATCAACAACCAGAGGCACAAAAACTCACTCTCTCGTTGAATCTTATGTTGGTAATGAACCACTTCTTGAAGAAGTCTTTAAACCGGAAGAAGACAATAAGATCTCCAATTTACTCAATCCTTACGATACAATTCGGGCAAAAAAGAATTCCGTTACTATTGATGTTTACCGAGAATCGGAAGATCCTCTTAAAGTAGTAATAAGCGCAGGCAATATCATAGGTGATATTCTCGGTAAGATTTTCAAAGAATTTGGTGAAATCGTTATTGATGAAAAGTCAACTCAATATAAAAAGACGATTTACGTTCAGGCTTCTTATTATAACTTCGTCAATTTTTGTCTAGAATTATTTGAGGATTCTAAGCTCTATAAAGATACAGTAGAATCATACAAGAGACTCCCGTTTTTTCTGTTTGAGAATCTTAAACCGGAACTCAACAAAATTGATAACATTCTGGGTATTGAGATTCCTCTTCATAGTGAATACTTCGGTCTTGCTGGCACTTCCGACTGTATTGCTAAGTACAATGGAATTCTGAGTATTATTGACTATAAGACCTCAGAATACATCAAAAAGAAAGAGTGGATTTTTGATTACTTTGTTCAGGCTGTTGCTTATCGTTATATGCTAAAAGAGCTAACCGGAATAGATGCTCCGCAACTTGTGATCTTTATGGCTGCGGAAAACGGAGAAATTAAAACATTTGTGGAGACTAACTTCACACCCTATGCACGAAAACTCGTAGAATATATCAGAAATTTTAAAAATGCCAAAAACCAAGAAATTGCAGATTGAAGAAGAATTAGAAAAAGAGTTTAATAAGAAGTTCATATCACAAGAAAAGTTCGCCGAAGAGATTGAAACTTATTTTCAAGATAACGGCTACAGCAATTACTTTACCGCAATGGCTGATTATTGTGAAGAGAATAACATTGACATTGAATCAGTACCAAAACTAATCTCAAAACAATTCAAAAAGAAGATTGAACATCAAGCATCAAAGTTGCATTTAGTGAAGTTCAAACCTCTACCAGAATTGCCATTTTGAAACAAACTCCTTATGAATGTTACACAATATATCTCGCATTAAAACAACATTTCTCTAATGAGAATTACGACTTTCTTCAATACAACGGAAAAGTCAGGACATCAATAAAAACCTACAACAAGAGAAACGATCGATATTTTTTTGAGAAGTTAAGTAGAAAATACGACCGACAAGAAATTATTGAATACTTTGTTGCCTCTTTTATTCACTCCGATAATCCATCTTCATTGTGGATCGGAGATTTAAAAAGCACGGGAGACGAAATCTATACATCATGGAAAGCCAACATCCAGGCACTAACTTATCGGTTTACAGAAGATCTAAAGAAATTAACTGAATCACAACATTTATATGAGTGTATTCAGTCTAAAGAAACAAAACATCCTCCAATTATAAAAGCCTTTCTAAGAAACGACATTACTTTGGAAACTTTGTTTATTCTTGAGGATATTTTACATTTTATGAAAGAAAGTGATTATGATCCTATTCTAAAGACGATTAATTTCAAGATTAAAAAATATCGTCCGTTCTTTGAGTACAATAAAAGTTACTTTATAGAACAGATGAAAACAATATGCTATCAGAAAACTTAATAACAGAAATAAAACACAGAATACATGAGCATCATAATCTATACGACCTAAGTGTAAAAGGTGAATATTGGGAAGAAATATTAGCGAAATCAATATTAGCTATAGGTGGAACAACTGATTGGGAGGCGGAAAGAACTCATACGATAGGAAAGGATCAGATTTGTAGTTGGGATAATTATCAAAACAAGAGAATCTCAAACAAAAGTGGAGTTTATACAATCTCATCAAACACACTAAAAATCAATGGTTCCCGTAGCACAACATATCAAACACTAGAAGAAAAGATAGATTACTTTGCTGATAAACAAGAAGATTATTATTTCTGTTTAGCCACATCAACTCTAAAGAAAGATATAAATTACTACTTGTTCTTTTTTGCGTCATCTTTATTAGATTATAAGAATGCAGAATGGAAAGAACAACACAACGAACAACAAAAGCTTATCGGGTGGAACTGTGATACTCCGATATACAAAGCCTGGATAAAACGAAATATGTCAGATCAATTATGGACGCACATCAAACTAACACCAGCGAATCTTACACCGACAATTCTGGAACGATAAGACTCTATCGCGGTGATTGTTTAGATGTTCTTCCATCTATAGATGACAACTCGGTAGATATGGTTATGTGTGATCTACCTTATATGAAAACAGCTTGTTCTTGGGACCACATTATTCCACCAGAAGAATTATGGAAACAATACAACCGAATCTGTAAAGAAAATGCTGCAATGGTCTTTACGGCAGTTCAACCTTTCACCACACTTCTTATCAGTTCCAATCTTAAGAACTTTCGTTATGAGTTAATCTGGGAGAAACCACAAGGAACCAATCCCTTAAACAAAGACTACATGCCTCTTAGGTCACATGAGAATATTTTAGTCTTTTATCGCAGACCACCTACCTACAATCCACAGATGGAAAAAGGTAGTCCCTACAAGGGTTTTCAGTCACAAAAATCGCTTATTGGGGAAATATACGGTTCGGTCAAAAGTAAGCACCGAAACAATGTAGAAGGAACAAGATACCCTAAAACCGTTCTTAAGTTTCAACAAGAAAAAGGATTACATCCAACACAAAAGCCTGTTCCTCTTATGGAATATCTCATAAGAACTTACACGAACGAAGGTGATACTGTTCTAGATAATACTATGGGTAGCGGCACTACCGGAGTAGCCTGCATAAATTCCCAAAGAAATTTTATCGGAATGGAGAGCGAAGAAGCTATCTATAATACAGCATTAAAGCGAATTAAAGAAGAACATCTTCGGTCTCGGATGAATATCATGGAATTATTGAGCTAATAACAACACAAGAAAATTATGAAAGAATTTACACCGAATCAGGCGATTGTTGATCCCGAAACACACGAAAAAGTAGTTAAACTACTTGATAGGATTAAAGATGAGGCAGAAAAATCCAAGTGGGTCTGGGAAGATGTTCCACCAGAGGAAGACGATTATATTGAATCCTATAATATTAGTTTTGATTTTGACTTGTTAGAAATTTTAGAGAAAAGGATTCTCGATGATAAAAATTCAACGCCATGGGAAACTGTTATAATAAAACGTGGGAATTGTGAGACTTCATACTATAGGCAATTTAAAACCGAGGAAAGTTATAAAAATTATCTAAGTGAGCATAAAAAATATACTAAAGAAATTGCGCCTTATATTTTTGGTTATTGTAAGACTGCGTGTGGAATCTATAAAAACAAGTCATTAGAATTTCAGGATCTCAAATTTAAATCCTTTGATAATCTGATTACACATCTTAAAAAATTAACTGAAGATAAAAATATTATTCTAGTACGCTTCGGATATGCACATTTTGAGTTTAAAACTATTCTTGACGATAAACTTGGATTTAAGGATACTATTGAATTAGAAGAGCCCGATTCTTACTTCTACATCAAATTCGCTCTTGTAGACAAGTAAAATTATGAGTATTATTTTTGCGTGATTAATGGGCGAATAAATAAATCTGGGTTGGTAAACCCCTAAAGCTTCCATTTTTAAACACAACCATTTTAACTAATTTAACAACATGTTTTCTGACTTTAAACAACTTAAAAAATCATCTTCAATCGGCTCATTAACTCAAAAACTTATTGAGCATTCCGAGAAACTATCAAAGGCTTCATCTACAAAAGACGATAGAATTTTTAGCGTAGATCGTGACAAAAAAACCGGAACTGGCTTTGCTATTGTACGGTTTATGCCACCACCGCCTAATGAGCCTAGCTCATGTGTTAAAATCGTAAATCACAATTTTAAGTATAACGGCAAGTATTTAAACGAGAATTGCCCAAATCACACTCCCGGAATCACCAAGAGAGATTGTCCTATTTGTGATTCTAATCGTGAACTTTGGGCAACAGAAGTTGAAACCAATAAGCAAATCGCATCACTAAGAAAGCTGCGAACTTCTTATTATACTAACGTCTATATTGTTAAGAACCCAGCAAATCCAGAATTGGAAGGTCGGGTTATGCTTTATCGCTTCGGTGTTAAACTTTTTGAAAAAATTGAAAACGCCCGCAAGGAAAAGTATGTTGGGGATACCAATGTAATTGAACCGTATGATCTTTTTGACAGCGGTGCTAATTTCCGAATTGTTGTAAAAACTCAGGTTGATTCTAAGAACAACAAAGAATTTCCTGAATATTCGGAATCCGGCTTTGAATCAAAAGGTGCTCTCTTTTCTGATGACACAAGACTAGAAGCCGTCTGGCGCCAGTGTCATTCTCTCCAGGAACTTATTTCACCAGAGAAGTTCCGCTCTTATGAAGATATTGAAAAAAGTCTTCGTCGGGTTATGGGAGTTTCTGCTAATTCTGTTCAGGCGCAAGAGGCTGAACTGGAAGAAGTTGCACAGGCGGTTAATGACGACTCCATTATGAGTGAACTAGAGGCTCATTATAAGAGCAAAAACAATCCGCTAGATGAGGAAAATTCCTCGCTAGAAGATGCTCTTAAGGCCTTTGAAGAACTAGAGATGGACGACTAATTAAACAGTCTAATATTATCACCCTTCTTAAGGGAACGGCTCTCATATTGAGAGCTTTTTTTATACCTCATAATATTCTCAATATCCTCAAATAAGATGCCAAGATAGGCTGGTTTAAGAATATAAATTCCCCTCTTTTTCTCTTCTTTCTCTATTTCGTAATCGTAGTTTGTTATTGGCTCAACGAATGTAGATTTTGGCACATGCACAGTATATCCCAAACCCTCATCAAAAAATTCATAATAATAAGAGTTAGCAGTAAAGCTACTATTTTCTGCTAAGGTAAAATGTACTTCTTCAACTCTTGGATTCGCAAGAATTGGATTTGGGTTTGCTGGAATTTCGTTTAGAGCGAATTCAAAGGATTCAACAGTTCCATTATCTTCTTGTAGAATATTACTTATAATAAACTGTCCGTTATATTCGCTTTCTGTTACGTTAATAATCGTTATTTGAGTTCCGACTTCTAGACCAACGATTCCGTCAACTAGAGAGACTGTTGCCTTTGTTCCATCACTTGTTAAGGTATTAATCTTAGAGTTGATAACTTCTATAAAATTACCGTTGGTTTTCCAAGTAGGTGATACCCTGATATTCCCTGGAAGCATTTTAATTCCCAAAGAATTTAAAATTTCTCTTGTTTGATAATGATGAATACCTGAGTATAATTGATCATAAGACCCATACTTTTGTAGCATTATCTTATCAAAAACATAAGAAGGCAACGGCCACTCTTCTTGTGCATTGATAATATTATTAGAAAGAAAAACAACCCAATCTAATGTTGGATCATCATAAACTTTATTTGCTACTTGATCAGCTCTCTCATCACCTTCAATTTGATAATCCTCAAAATAAGCCAGATTGGTGAAAATACTCGGAACTATCTGCCCTCTTCTAAAGAAGTTCTTTACAACAGTGTATTCAGAAATTTTAGAATCTGGTAAAAGACTTATGTAATTGAAGTCTGAAACGTAACTGAAGTAATGAGCCATTAGTAGCCTATTGAATGATTGATTGTTTCCGCTGTTTCATAATCAACATCGTAAATAGGAACAATTTCTTGGAAGGTCATGTTAATATTATAAGAAACCATCGTTCCTTCTTGATATGTCATGTAAGAATTATTAGGTGTATAATCAACAGTGCAATTTTGCAATGCACAATGTTTGATTTTACCAATACCATCGTGTTCTTTTTTATTACCCATCATGTACTTAATATCAAAGACATAAGGAGCAGTAAGAAAAAGATTATTCGCTTGTACTCTAGGTGCCATTCCCTGTTTGAAGAATCTTATGATCTTCTTCACTTCACTTCCTTCAATTTCGTCTCTCGGTGATAACTTAAAATTGAATGTAAAAGGTCTTAGAGTTGGAGTGCTGAACAATAACTCCAAATTGGGATTTAAAACTTTACCTGTGGCTCTACTCAATAGACCTTGAACACCAATAATTTGCTCTACCAGATAAAGTCTCCCAAGATTTCCAACATTTCCATCACTCAATAGATTTTTCATTGCATCTATTGATGAGTCAACCTGTGGATTATCATCAGACATCATATTATAAGACAAGTTGGCAACTCTTCTTTGTAGATCGTTCAGAGTGCCATCTGCCCAGGTAACAGCATTGGTGTCTTGGATTTTATCCTGAATCGGGAGAAACACCTCACCAACCTTGGAACCACCTATGTTGATAGATGTTGCTTCATATTGATCGGATTCTTTTATTCTGTCTTTTGTTGAAGGGAAAGGAGCCTCTGATGAACCGGGTACTGGGCCAACAGCAGCATCGTCTTTTTTCTTGGTGTATTGCTTTAACCTAAAGTGAATTCTATCTTGACCTTCAATTTCTCGGCCATTAACAGTCCTATCATTTTTCATATTAATAGGATACATCAAATAAGACCTCCCAGGATTAACGTCGGGTCTTACGATGTTTTTATTAACAGTCCTTAAATTTTCAGCCGAAATAATTGGCATTGTTTTTGTTATTATTTATAGCTTAATTGGGTAGAATGTTTGTATTCTCATAACATCTTCCAATTCCCACTCTTTTATTTCATAAAATCTTGACTGGAATCTACTATAATCATAATTACGGTACATACTCTCAATATATTGTGGAGCGTTCCTCCAGTGTAGGTTTACACCAAATACATGAAAGGATTCTTTATGGAGTATTATAGAAACGGGATAAAGATCAAAATACTTACCTTTTGTTTTTGCCCAATACTTAAAAGTGTAATATTTTCCTATCTCTAGAGATTCTTCCTGACGACCAAGATTCTGAAGAGTTTCTACCAATTTATCCCAATAAAAATCAGGTGACTTCCCTGGTGGTAGAGAATCAGCCAACTCTTTTATGCTGTATAACTGCTGCCTATCGCGGATTCTTCTTTCTTTTGTTACACTAGATTGAATATCAATCTTCGGCTTCTTTTCTTCCTTCTCTAACGCAAGTCTCTTTGCCCGACCAATAAGACTTCCGAATTGGATATTTGTGTTAATCCAACGAAGAACCCATTGAGTAGATCTGGAGATTGCGTTTTTAAACATCAGACTTTCTTAAGACCTAAGTTTTTTTCTGTAAGTATAATAAATTCCATTCCATTGTTACGACAAAAATCCTCAGCAAATTTCCATTTAGATTGATTTTTTGCGTAGGTATTACACTCATTAATATAAGTTCTGGTTTTCTTTCTTCCTTCTTTGGGTGGTAGCGTTTGCTTATAGGGTTTTACTTCAACAAGATATTTCTTTGTTGTCCCATCTGGTTGTAAGACTTCCATGTAAGCATCTGGGAAATAACGACGAGTTTTCATTGTAGATTCATCCCAATACTTTATGGCGAATGGCTCACTTGACCACTTTAGTATATTGCTACTGGAATCACAAAATTGGAACAGATGTCTTTCCCAAGAAGATCTATAAACAATCTCACTAAGATCTCCGATATACTTGTCTGGATTAACGGGGTGATAAAAATTCTGAACCCAATTATTGGACACTAAATATAGTTTAGACTCTTAATATTTAGAGATAAGTTGTATAAACCCAAACCACCAACTATATCACAATTAAAGGATAAGATTCTTCGCCCAGCGACGACATCTAATTATCAATGCTGGTTTCCACCGCCGCTTAGTATCAAACAATGGTTTGATGAAAAGAAACTTGCTGGTCTTGATATAAATTTTAATGATGATACTTTTGAGATGATAAGTCTTAATTGTATGGAGGCCAATTTACCAGGCTCTACTTTTTTGACCAATGAAATCACCGATGATTATACTGGTGTAACCGAGCGGCATGTTTATCGTAGACAATATGATGACAGAGCGGATTTTACGTTTCAGGTTGATAATTCCGTAAACAATTCATCAATCAATTCTGCTAATTATAGAGTCTTATTGTTTTTTGAACTTTGGATGCAATATATTGTTGATGAGCAAGAAGTATTAGGAATGAGAGATCCTAATTATTTCTATAGGGTGAACTACCCCTATAAGTATCAGGCACCTTATATTATCATCAATAAGTTTGAGAAGGATTTTAGAGGTAACTACTTACAATATAAGTTTTTGCAAGCTTTTCCTATTGCAGTTAACAGTATTCCAGTATCAAACGAATCTTCTCAGATTCTTAAATGTACTGTTTCTTTCGCATACACTCGTTATATTATTGATACATTCCCTTTATCTGGATTACCCAAACCAAATACTCCAGCTAGAACTCGTGATAACTTCCCTCCACCACCAATCTAAATAAAACGTCATAATTTAGTTGTTGTTTATGTCGGTTATTCCCGCTCCAATTTATCCTACTTATGAGATCGTAATTCCATCTCTAAAAAAGAAAGTAAAATATCGCCCCTATATTGCCAGAGAAGAAAAAGTTTTAACAATCGCATTAGAAAGTAAAGATCCTGAGGAGATGATAAATGCGATTAAAATTATTATTAAAAATTGCATTCAAACAAAAGACATTGATGTTGATAAGCTTGCCGTTTTTGATATTGAATATCTCTTTTTAAACATCAGAGCAAAAGCCGCTGGTGAAGAAATTGATTTGCAGGTTTTATATCCAGACGGAGCCGAAGAAGGTGAGGACGACCTTTATATCCGTGTGAAGTTAAACGTATCAGATATAAAAGTAATAGAGACAAAAGGTCACACTAATATTGTTGATCTTGGTAATGATATGAAACTGTTTATGAAATATCCGTCTTTTGATTATTTCGTTAACGACCAGTTTATGTTAACCGACGTTGAAAAAATGTCACTTGATGAGAAATTTGATAAAGGTTATGAGGTTTTGGCTTCTTGTGTAGATAAGATTTGTTATGGTGAAGATGTTTGGTTATCCGATGATGTTGGTAGAGAAGAAGTCGTTGATTTTCTGTGGAAATTAACCTCCAAACAACTTGAAAAGTTACAGAATTTCTTAGATACTATGCCTCAGATGAAACATGAGATTAAACTAAAACACCCAACCCGAACCGTTATTGATGAGAAGACGGGTGAAGAAGTTCCAGAAGAAACTAAAATCACTCTAAACGGTATCATTGATTTTTTTATCTAGGGCTGTCTCATATCAATTTAGAGACTTATTATAGACGCACATTTGCATTAGTACAATATCATAAATGGGATCCTATTTGGATGGATGATCTGATACCTTGGGAATTGGACGCTTATGTTGAACAACTAAAACAACATCTAGAAGAAGAAAGAGCGAAAAAAGCCCAACAACAGCATCAAATGTCCTCATAAATATAAAATAATTACGTTATTTTTTAATGCCCGCAGCCAGAGTAAGGCAACCAAAAATAGAGGATCTTAATCTATCCCCAGTTCAATTAGCAAAGGCCCAAGACTTTGTTGAAGAGCTAGGAATAGGTGCTAAAGATCCTCTTTATTATTATGCCTTATTGTGGTGTAAAGATAACGAAAAATCTAATGGTGATTATCTAAGCAATTCCGAAAGAAAAAAGTTTGATTCGGAAATATTAAAGAAACGTAGAGGATCAATATCACTTAAGATTCTTGGTGATATCGCATTACTGGAAAGTGTAAAAAAAGAAACTAAGAATAGACAACAGCAGACTTCAACAGATACCGCACAGCAGATTAGATCTGCTAAAACTAAGGTATTAAAAAAGAAGGCCCCGGCCAAGATTATTCCTCCTAAACTCACACTTACCATTGATAAGACGGAAGTAGAGAAAGGTGAGTCTTATACTGTTAGCTGGAAAGCCGAAAATGCTATTACTGTTTCTAGATCAATCGGATTCTATCCCCGTATTCTAGATGTAGAATTAAGCGGGTCTAGGACTATTACTGCCGATAGAATTGGTAGTAAGACTTATGGTATTACTGTAAGAAGTTCTACAGGCAGAGGTGTATTTGCTACTGCTAAAATTCAGATTGTTGAAGTAAAAACAGTTGACGATCCAGTTCAGAAACCTCAACCAAAAACTCCTGGAGCACCAAGAGTTATATCAAGAACATTATCAAGAAGTGGTGGTCCTGAAGATAGTAGTAGAGTTCTTAACGACATTAATAAATCCTTAGACACCATTCTAAAGATTCTCCAAACTCAAAACATGCTTACGCAGAGTTTGGCTAAAATGCAACTCAAAGAAGCCGAAAACGAAAGACGTAGAAAAAAAGAATCTGTTTTAGAGTCTGTTAAAAATATAAGGCAAAAAGCGATGGAGAAAGCTTTTGCTCCTATTAAAAATATTTTTGAACAGATTTGGAAATTCATTTATTACACTCTTTTAGGAAGAGCTTTTACTGAGTTTATACGATGGGCTGGTGACCCAAAGAATTCTGGTAAAATAAAATCAATATCTAGATTTCTTAAGGATTTCTGGTTTTATATTGGTGGCGCAGCAATGTTTTTCTTAACACCTCTTGGGTCTATGGTCAAGGGTGTTTATTCAACTATTAAATTCCTTAGTGGGTTGTTACTGAAAAGCCCGCTTTTACTTGGATCTTCGGCTGTTGCTGGAATTGCAGTTTTAATGAATGAAATAACAGGACAAAGAGCTGCCGCACCACTTCAAGCAGAAAGAGCTGCAAGAGTTCAATCAGGAAAAACTATTGATATTCCTGGTGTTGATGTTATGAATGAAAAATATAAGACTCCTGGAATCGCAGGTAGAACTGGATACGGTTTATTGGGTGGTCTTGCTTATGGTGGAATAGTAACACCAGGAACAGGCATGACAGTAAAAGGTGCTGGTGTTGATACACAACTTGTTCCAATAAAAGACGGTGGTTCTGTAGTTTTACAAAAAGGTGAAACCGTTCTACAGAAAGGCGCTAGAGAAAGAATGATGAGTGCGACAGGAATTGACCCACTTCTCTTTAACATCGGACCTAATGCCAATAAGCCAAGAACGATTGGATCTAAACTCACCGCCATGAGCACTGGTGGTATCGTTGGTGGTAAATCTCCAAGTTTGCTCAATTCACAAGCAAGACATATTTTAAACCGACTTATTAGAGGTGGTTTAACACCAACAGCAGCGGCTGGAATTGTTTCTAATATTGGTGTAGAAAGCGCCTATACTTATGACCCAAATACACATCAAGGTGGTGGAGGTCCCGGCAGAGGATTAGTACAATGGGAAAAAGGTGGAAGATTTGATACTGACAATATTAATCTACAATCCTTTGCTAAGAGTAGAGGGAAGTCGTGGAATGATATGGACACTCAGATTGATTTTATATTACACGAGCTTAATACTCATCCAGAGTATAAGGCTGTTAAAAATAAAATCAATAAGAGCAAGAGTATTTCCGATGCAACGGGTATCTTTCTTAAGGAATATGAAAAAGCTGGAACACCACACATTGAAGATAGACTTAAAATTGGTTCTGAATTAGCAAAATCTGGATGGTTAAATCCACCAAAGAAAAAAGAATCAGTTAAATCCAAAAATTCTGGCTTTAATCCTCTCGCTTTGTTAGGTGGCTTCCCTAGGCCGGTTAGAGCTGAAGAAATGTCCAAACCGACTCGGCCTAAGGTAACACCAAAACCACAACCGAAACCCAAGTCACAGCAGCGGGCCTGGTGGGATCCTAGAGGTTTTATGGGTCTCAAAAAGGGTGGATTCGTCAGCGGATCACTTCCTGTCGTTGGTAGTGATCCTGAAGACAGACATATGGCATTATTGAAAGCGGGTGAATACATTGTGCCTAAATTAACAGTCCAAAAATTGGGTGTAAATTTCTTTGATAATATCGTTTCAAATACCGATCCAAATTCTAATGCTGCAAGAGTATCACCAATAAGTAGAGAATATGATATTCCAATGCCAGTATCTTCGTCTGGTGCTGGCGGCGCATTTATAACACTGCCACCGATTATGAAGAGTGCGATGGCGGATTCAACAGAAACTTCAACAACAAGCGTTCCATCTTTTTCTGCTATTTCTCCAATGGGTAATGGTGTCAGAGGAATGTTAGCTGAAATTTATGGTATCGGTTGATGTCCAATACTCCGGCAAAAGTTCTTACAAAAAGAGCAACGGTATTAAAAATAAGAAACAAAGTCCTTGCTATTGAGAAAGTATTCAAAAATAGTCTTGCTTATCAAATCGTATCAAAACAGAAAGATCAAAAACAAAAAATAAAAATAAGGATTCTTAACGGAGAAGAAGAGAGAAGAAAGAAGAAGAAATCCAATCTAGAAAAAATAAGAAACAAACTATCCTTAAGAACTGGTGTCGGTGAAGGTGCTGCAAATTTTCTAACAAACACTCTTATGGGGTTTTTGTTTACTGCAATTGTTCCTGCATTACCTAAACTTTCTGGTATTATTAACGCATTAAAACCCGCTGCATGGTTTGTATCGGTATTAACAAATCTTTTTCTTAATACAATCGGTGGTTTTATTGATACAGGTTATAAGCTACACGACACAATAAAAGGAACATCGGAAAACATCAAAAAGATTCCGATTAAGAAAGAATTTGATGATTTTCAAACAACTTTATCTAAAAGCCTCGGATCTGTTGTTGACGTTGTTTATGGTATCACTGGCAGTAAACCACCAACTCAACAAGCAAAAGAACAAACTAAAAAACCAGTAAAAGGTGCTGCGGTTGGTGGTCCAATTGCTTATACTCCACCGTCACGAAAACTTAAGAAATCACAGGAACTCAACATACCCAGAAAGCAAACAATACCCGAAACCAAAATCGGTAAAGATGTTGGAGGTGAAGGCAAAGTTAGAGAATTTTATGGTAGTCCGAAAGTTGGATTCGGTGGTATTCTTGGAATCTTTAAACCAAAAAATGCACCCCTAACAAAAACACCTGTTGACAGTATTTCAAATATTTCAAAAACCTTAAGAAGAAGAAATCTTCTTTTTGGTGACATTTCTAGTATTGGTTCTGATATCGCATTAGGACAAAAACCAAATAAGAATGTTTATAGGAATACTGCCAAAGACGTTATTGAGTTGGCCCAGATGATATCCGAGAAGCAACAAAATAGTGCTATAGCAATGGCTACTGGTGGATCTGTTCCTAGTAGATCCTTAACATTAGCTTCTCGTGGAAATGTTGTTGATGCTGTTGCTACTGTTATTCAAAAGTCTGTTGATGATCGGGTGAATCGGGCAATGGCGGATTTTAGGCGCCCTGTTGGTAAGGAGGAAATGTTAGAAGAAAATCAGAAACGAACAGGTGGTGGCAGTTATGAATCAGGAGGTAGTTCTGGCGTCGCTGGTGGAATTTATGGCGGGTATCAACCTCGTGGTGAGATGGAAAAGAAAATATATGATTATCTTACAAAAGAAAAGAAACTGAATGATATTCAGGCTCTTGGATTAATGGCTAACATTGAAAGAGAAAGTAGTTTTCGTCCTGGTATTAAAGAGAAAGGTGGAACTGGGCATGGCTTATTTCAATGGTCTCATGGAAGAATTGCGCCTTTTATTCGCGCAGTACCTGATTGGCAGACTAACTGGAAGGCTCAGATTGATTATGCTTTGAGTGAACCAAAAACATTATCAGGAGTAAATCCCGGAGAATACGCTTCCAAAACTTTTGCGTCTGCTCAAGAAGCTGCTGATTGGTGGATGAAAAAATGGGAAAGACCGAGGGATAAAATCTCCGGATCAAGAAAACATTCTGATTATCTTAAAGGTGTTCCGAAAGGTCCTACTGGAAGTGCCATGTTTAGGGCACCAGAAAGTGTAAAAAATTCTGAGGTTGAGGCTAAATCAAAGGGGTTTAGGACAGGGCTTAAAACGGGACCAGCCGGAAGAATAGGTTCTGGTACGGAATATCACATTGATGCCAGATTTGTCACTGGATTAAAGTTGGACGACAAGATTAAAATGATAGATTCTATGGCATCTGCACATGCAGCCGAAGGATTTGTTATAGAGTTTTCGGGAAGAAATGTTTCTGGGATGAGATGGAATCCGAATGCCTCTCAAAGAGAAAAAGAATCACTTGCAAAAAAAGTTTTAGTCTCTCACTGGGCTGCTAGAGAAGGATATGAACCATTTGATTATTTTATTGTTAAATCATCTGCGAAAAATAGATCTCATAAAAGTGCAGAAGGATCTAATGTTATGGCGCCAATAATTTCGGGTGGAACCTATGAATATCAAGAGCAACCGGGTGGTTATGGAAGATTTCTAATTTTGCGGGATAAAAATGGTAAAGTTTTAATGAAGATTGGACATGGTGATTTGGGTGTACCATCACCAAGAGAATTAGGGCGAAGGTTTAATATGGATGAACTAGAAGAAAAATCTAGTGGTTTGGCAATGAAGGAAGGTAAACAGGGAGTAATAATTAATGGGAAATTTAAAGCCCGAAAATGGACAGATGAAGAGAATGAGAGATATAAACAAAATATTAAAAATCAGAATGTACAACAACAACAAAAAACTAATGTAGATGACAAGAAAAAACAGAAAATAACACCAACTAATAAAAAAACCAAACCAGGACAAAACGAATCACAGCAACCAAACCTATTAGAACAAGTCCGAAGTAACATTAAAAAAATAACGGGATTCAAAAAAGGCGGATCTGTTGGTAACATTTCAAACTATGCTTCGTATGAGAATACTGGCGGTTCTGTTGTCATTGCAATACAACCAATGATAATTCAAAAAGAAACACTTGTGGATCATAAGATTCCAGTATCTTTTCCTGTGCCTTCTCGTGTAAATAATAATACAAACTATAGAGCATAATGGCTTTAAATCTCAGTGCTGCCGCTGGCTCAGCCCAACTTAAACAGTTTATTCTAGTCTCTAACGAAGACAAGGATGTTGATATTACTGGTGGCTTTGTTGAGATGACATTTTACCATAGCTGTTTAGATTATAGTACAAGAGTTACAGCTATTATTGGTGATACAGGTTATAGAGAATCTGGCGCATCGGTTGGTATATTTGAGAGAGACGATTTAAATCTAACTGCTGGAGAAAAAGCGACAATTCTAGCTGTTGATGGTTATGGTAATAAGTTGTCATTTTTGGGTGATTATCATCTAAGACTACAACAATTAAGAAATGTTGATGAGCATACAGGAAAAGCTATTTTCACTCTAGATTTTTATTCAAAGGAATCTATTGATAATGAATTGGTAGATTGTAGAGTCACAAAAAGATACAATGGAAGAATTTCAGATTCCATTGAAAGTATATTAACAGAAACGCTTAAAACCTCAAAGAAACTTTACATTGATGAGACGGTAAATAAGTTTAATTTCTTAGGTAATATTGAGAAGCCTTTTTATAAGATTCCCTGGCTAGCATCTAAATCTATTCCCAATGTTCCTGGGGCAGTGGGTAAATATGCTGGTTATTTCTTTTATGAGACCCCGGACGATGGATTAGGTAATGGTGGTTATCACTTCAAATCCATTGACAAATTTTTCACACAAACACCGAAGAAAAAGCTAATTTTCAATAACACTCCCTATCTACCTTTTGGTTATGATGAGAAGATTCTTACTTATTCAATCAACAATTCCGTTAATCTGGACAACACATTAAAAGTTGGATCACTAACAAAACCCATTATCAAAAGCTTTAATCCTTTCACCAAAGAATATAAAGAAGAAACATCCTTTAGTGATGTTGAAAGAATGGGTGATGAATATATGGGTGGAACAAGTCTTCCTTTTATCGCAAAGGATTTAGACTTATGGAACAAGTCAACAAAAATTTATACAAAATGGAAGCCTGTGGGAATTTTGCCGACTGGCTCTACATTAGAATCTCAGTTATCCGAAATAGAATCCGAAGATTGGGATATTGAAGCGATTGAACGGCAAGCAAGATCTAGATACAATAACCTCTTCAACACCCGTCTAAATATTACCATTCCAGGTGACTTCTCAATTTATGCTGGTGATGTTCTTTCCTGTGATTTCCCTGAATTATCAGGCAAAGCCGCGAAAATAGTCAGCAATAAAAAGAGTGGTAATTATCTGGTTATTGATGTAGCCCACAGAATAACAAAAAACAATTCTTTTACAACAATCAATCTAGTTAGAGAATCTATTTACAAATCTTAATTCCATGGAAAATATTACAAATCACATTGAAGCTGATAAAAAAGAACTGGATAATCCGGCTATCAGTCCACAAAGAAGGCGCCATATTTCTCAAGAGCTAGAATCACTTGAGCTTTATAGAGAGAAACATCCCAATGACGATAAAGATCCTTCTCCATTGGAACTCTTTTGTAGTGAAAATCCAGATGCCTTAGAATGCAGAATTTATGAATGATGCCCCAGGTGTTAATTCTACTTATTGGTGGGTCGGTCAAGTTGTTGATGAAAAGAACTGGCAAAAATCTACTGCCGGTAAAATTCATAAACCAACCGACACAAAGGGAGAAGTTTTCTCATATAAGGTCCGAATCGTAGGTAGACACACCACAGAAACTCCTGATATTGATCTACCAACAGCTTCTGTTGCATTGCCTGTAACGGCTGGTGGTGGATTAGCTGGTTCTGTTCAAACACCGAATGTACGGCAAGGATCTTATGTTATCGGTTTTTATCGTGACGGTAAAGATGGTAACGAGCCTTTTATCGCTTTCGTTCTTCCGATAAATCCAAAGACTCCTTTATTTCCTGGTAATCCTCAAACTGGATTTACAGCAAGAAGTGGATTCAATGGTGAGAACGGACAAAAGACGGTTTCCACATCCAATATTAGTATAAACCAAAACGGCACTACTCCAACGGAAAGTGTTGATCCCCATGTTTATTCTGTCAATAAGCGAGACCAATATGTTGACGGAAAAAGATTCTTTTATCTCCCGAAAACAAAAGCATGTGAAGGGCCATCAGGACCATTAAAAGGAATTCAAAAGAATCTCGGAGACGCAATAGCAACACTTAATCTAATAAAATCTGGAGTGTTAGGATCAACTTCTGATCTTCAAGGATTACTTGAAAATCAAATAAGTTCTTATCAAACCCAAATAACAGCATTAACAAAGACTCTTATTGATTCAATGAGAAGTTTTGTTCTTAATAAGATCAATAATGAGCTTAGTTCAAAATTAGAAAAGTTTGAACCACAACTAAGAATAAAATACAGTAAGGATTTTGAATCGGCAAATGACATAGTTTTTTGCATCTTTCAAAAAATTCTTAATAAACTACCAAATCTTATCACATCACTATTCAATCAAATTATTGATAAGTATATTAGCGCCCCTTTATGTGCTGCGGAGAATTTTGTTGCTGGAATATTATCGGATGTCTTCGGTGATTTATCTGATGGTATAAATTCGGCTCTGGCTTTTTCTGGTATAGGAAATATTCAAAATCAATTACTTTCAGGACTAGATGTTTTTATTGGTGTTCTAGAATTTTTGACTTGTGAAGAAGATTTGAATTGTGAAATGCCAGACCAATGGAGCATTTTTGGTGGAGCGAAAAGAATTTTAGGTGATGTAAATGCCAAGGTTAATAAGAAAATAGAATCTCTTATTGATGATCCAGAATCTTCCTCTTGTAATACGTCTCAACTTCCTTGTGGTCCACCGACAATAAATTTCATTAGCAATAGTGGAAGTGGTGCTGCTGGTAATCCTATTGTAAGCGCAGCCGGATCCTTGTTAGGAATAGATTTGATTTCTGGTGGTAGAAATTATAATAATCCCCCGACTATAGAAATAACCGATAATTGTGGCAATGGTGGCGGAGCCTCTGCCATGGCTATCATGAAAAACGACAATAGTGGAACCATTGATAAGATTGTTATTATTGACGGTGGAAGTGGTTATCTCCAATATCCAAATGGAAGCACCGGCGCAAATGGATTTACATTCTCAAATCCAGACGATACAATAATCTTTAATACCAATAGTGGCTATAACGTTTACTCCTGCAACACGACTGTTAATGTCAATAAGAATGATCTAATATATCTTAAAACCTTGGCCTTTGTGGATGTTTATAGACAAGATGGTGAGATCTTACAAGAATTAATCGGCCTTGGTCCAACTATTCCAATCACAATAGAATATGACGGTACAATAACAACACCTCCATGTTCTGACACCATTCAAGATTTTAAAGGAGAATTTCCATCAACCGATAGTTCTTATCCTGTTGTTCTGACAATTGATGATATTGCTCTTACTAATAGTGGTGCAAATTATAGTTCTGGTGATAAGATCATAATCTCCCCTTCAAATGGGGCAGAATTGAATGTTTATTTTGATAAAAATGGTGCGGTCAATAATGTGGTTGTTGTTAATGGTGGAATTGGCTTTACTGAGATTCCGACGATAACGATAGAGAGTAAAACCGGATTTAATTCTGGCTTTATTCCCGTATTCAAGATTCTAAGAATTGGTGATCTTAAAGAAGACCAAGACAAGATTCCTCTGAATACACCGACCATAAATGTTATAGATTGTGTGGGGGTCGTATAAGTTATGATAGACTTATCAAGACATAAAATTAACGAGACTGGAGCAAAAACTGATCCAGAGACGATTACTTATGGTAATAAGGATGGTGCTATCCATTTTGGATATTTGTACTCGGCCAATTTGGATGCAACATCGGCTCAGGCAGTTGCCGGTGTTCATCTTCAGGGATTTCACTCACTCCATTATATTAGTTTATTGAAAAACGGTCCTATGAAAGGATCAACAATTAATCGTTGTCCTGGCCCGTTTCAAATTGTTTGTGCGTCAGAGCACGCAGGAAATATTGGAGATACTAATGGAAATGGATTTTTTCTTTTTGCTGAAAACGGAGATGTTGTTATTCGGGCGCCAAACGGAAGAGTCAGAATCTCAGGATTAGACGTTGATATAAGAGCCGAAGGTTCTGATAATTCCAGAGGAAGCATAAATTTAGATTCAAACCAATCAATAAATCTAAAGACTGGTAGTTTTGATGTGAAGGCCACTCTCGGTGTTAAGATGTTTACACCCAAGAGCATAGATATTATTGCTAACACGACTCTTGGTTTGGTCAGCAATTTCGTCAACGGCCTAACAGCAGCTTCCAAGACAAGGCCCGCCAAAAATATTCCACCAGAAGCATCTACTGCTAAATTTATACGTTCGCAAAATTATAATTAATTATGGCATTTTCACAAGATGATGTTTACATCAGTCATCAACTTTCTATTGGTGAAGGTTTTCCCAAAAGAGTATTGAAGACCGGCGATGAAAAAGTTCGCGGATCTGCGGCGATTGAAGGTCCGGTTGTTATTGGTTCTTTAGACTCCTGGAATCAACAGACAGCAACGGTTATGATTGGTCCAGATGAGAATACTGATTCTGCAGGACCACAGTTGGATGATGCTATTATTAGTTGTGGTAGTCACAATAATTCACCTTATTCTCTGCATGTAGTTGGTGACGGTAGAATTGATGATAATCTAGATGTAAAACGAGATGTAAATGCTGGTGGAATAGTAAGAGCAGGAAATAATATTGAATCTCAAGGTGATGTGACTGCATTATGTGGCGCCCATCGTTTATCACTGAAAAAGAATTTTGATATTCCTCACCCAACAAAACCTGGTTGGCGCCTAAGACATACGTGTACTGAGGCTCCTTATAATGATGTCTACATACGGGGAAGGCTCAAACATCAAAACGAAATTATTCTCCCTGATTATTGGGAAGAGTTCGTAGATGTCAAATCCATAACAGTGAATGTAACACCCATCGGTGTATCACAGCATATTATGGTTTCAGGAATAACAAAGAAAAAAATTATTTTATCATCAAATTCCGTATTACCGATAGATTGTTTTTATCACGTATTTGCCACAAGAGCTGATGGTGATGTTCTTATTCCAGAATATGAAGGAAACACACCAGACGATTATCCCGGAAACAATTCAGAATATCTTATTAACAAATAAAATGAAAGTAACCAGAGAAGTTAGCAACGAACTTATTGAACTACAAGAGGATGTCGCATCTCAATTTTGTCAAGATAATTTTCCCATAAGTGGTGAACTTTATTGGACTCTCGTTGAATCTATTGCAACCGCAAAACTGGCGGAAATTCAATCTTAACCAATTTACAAACTGGCATAGCCTAATCTCAAACCTTGGACGGATGTGGTATGATTGATTCATCTTCGCACTTGAAGTCATGAAAATTCAAAAGTCTACAATTCAATCAGCTTATCAACAATATCTTCAATCGGGAAATGACGATTGGTCTGCAAGAACATCAGTTATTGAATCAATTATCAATATCGCTGATGTGGAAGACGAGAATTATGTTGAGCCACAAAGTCCAGAGTATTACTTCACAATCCAAACTATTTGGAATCTTTGTGATTCATGAGACCGGAAACCCGCAAAGCTATGGAAATGTTGTTTGCCGCTAAATGGAATCTTCCAAAGGCGGCAGAGTATTGTAATCTTACAAATAAAGAATGCAAAATCGTTTTTAGTGAATATTGTATGTTGAATCCACCTACATACCATGAAACTTAAAAAACCGCTTTTACGTTACCTTTTCTATCTGATAATTATAAGCTAATGACAAAGATTTTGCTAGATGTATTTCTTATTTTTGGTGTTGTTTGTTTTGCGTCACTTCTTCTAACTCTAAATTAATGTATAATCTATCTGTAGATTATCATTGGTATCGGACTCCTGAAAACGACGTAGAAATTATAAAAGTCTTTAATATCAATAACATTACTTATTCCTTTGATTATATTCCTTCTTTAGAATTAGATAATCCGTCTGTTGTTGAGATTGCTGAAAATAACCCGGTTCTAACAGCAGACGATCTTTTTAGAATGTCTTATTATCTTGTTGCCGAGATGGTTCATCCTCTTCTTTTTGAATTAGAAGTTGATGATCCATCGCTTCTTCCCAAGGATTAGTGGGCGATAAATAATAACACAAGGAATGTTATAGAACCCATGAGTCTGACTAGGCTGGAGAATTTTTTACGATCTGTTAAAGGGTCTACAATTTATGTAAACAGTGATAGCTTAGATTCCACTGATAGTATTGAAAATACCGGGTCTTCTCTTACAAGACCATTTAAAACAATTCAACGTGCTTTAATTGAGGCAGTTAGATACAGCTATAGAGCTGGTTTGGATAATGACCGATTTGGTAAAACAACCATTATCGTCTATCCTGGAGAATATGATATTGACAATAGACCCGGTGTTCTTATTAAAGACGACGGGTCTTTGCTGTATAGAAATAGTCTTACCGCTTCTCTCCCCGAATGGAATCTTTCCAGCAATTTTGATATCTATAACCAGAATAACGAATTATACAAACTTAACTCTATTCATGGTGGAGTTTTTATTCCTCGTGGTGCTACTCTGTGGGCTTATGATCTAAGAAAAACTATTATACGACCACTTTACGTCCCTAGTCCAACGAACAATAGTATAGAAGAAAGTTCAGTATTCCGACTAACTGGCGCATCTCTCCCAGAAAGATTCACTTTTCTTGATTCAAATCCAAATGGCTCCTGCTATAAGGATTATACGTCTAATAAATTCGCTCCTATTTTCTCCCACCATAAACTACACTGTTATCTCAATGCTGATGGTGTTAATGATGTAGTAGTTAATGATGATTTTCTCAACGTAACTACAACAAGAACTGATCTTGAAATGTATTATGAGAAAATCTCTCTTGTTTATGGTGAATCCTCTGGCAGAGAAATTCAAGACGTAATTTATTCACCTAATCTTTCTCTTGATCTAGAACCTATTATTGATGAGATTCGTATTGTAGGTTCAAAAGGAAAAGAAGTAGGAATCACAACAATTCGCTCTGGTGATGGTGTAACACCATCAACCACAATAACAGTATTTGTCTCAGAAGAATTAACCGACGTTAGCGTAGACACTCCAATTCAAATTAGCGGTGTTGGACAAGCTGGCTATGATGGTCAATTTGTTGTTTATAATGTAATAAGCTCTTCTCAGTTAGAATATAAAACATCAATTGTTCCAACAGTTGCAAGTCCGTCTACTGTAGGATCAACTCTTAATATTGTTGTTGATAGTGTAACATCAGCTTCACCGTACATAAAAACCAATACACTAAGAAGTGTTTATGGTATGTGTGGTTATAAGGCTGATGGTAATGTTGTTTCGGGTTTTAAGAGTGCCGTAGTATCAGAATTTACCGGAATTAGCGTTCAGAAAGATGATAACGCTTTCGTAAAATATGATTCTGTTAGCGGAACTTATAGAGATTCAACAACGGTTCCCAATCTACATAAGGATCCAAGAGCAAGATATAAACCAGAATACGAACACTATCACCTAAAGTTTATCAATAATGCTTTTGGTGAAGTTGTGTCCAGCTTTGCTATTGGTATGGCAAATCAGTATGTCGTAGAATCTGGCGGAGATATTACTATAACCGCATCCAAGTCTGATTTTGGTGCCAAAGCCTTGGTCTCTGATGGATTCAAAAAAGAGGCTTTTACTCAAGACGATCAAGGTTATTTTGTTGGGTTTGTTCCACCGAAAATCGTTGGTACCAATACATTCAATGTGGAATTTTATTCTGTTGATGTTGGCCTAACAACTTCCGTTGCCAATAACACCAGGCTTTATATCTCAGAAGCAAAGAATATTGATTCACCCCCAATCCATCTTGTTGATGGTTACAGATTTGGTGCTAACAGTAATGAAATTCTAGGTGTTGAGCTGTCTAACGGAACCACTGTTGGAATTTATACAGCTAAAGTCTTACAGCCGAATAGTGCAACATCTTCTGAAAAGTCATATACTGTTGCAAGAATCAATAATAACACAGAAAACTCCATAACTAATAACACCTTTAACCTGAATTCACCCCATAACATTGTAACAGGTGAAAAGATTAGAGTTGTGTCTGAAAATGGTCATCTTCCTGATGGTTTAATTTCTCATAGAGTTGGTTATGCTATCACTACGGGTTTACCTGCAACAAGAATTAAAATTGCGGAAACCTTCAATAATGCACTGTCTAATAATGCGATAACTATAAATCGTAAAGGTGGAAATCTTAGTATTGTTAGTAAAGTATCCGATAAACTACCAGGAGAAGCCGGGCATCCTATTCAATGGGATTCAACCAATAATAATTGGTATGTGAATGTTGATTCCACGAATTCTGTGTATTCTCAATTGAATACTTTAGGAGTCTCTGTTTTAGGATCTTCTACTCCAAGATCTTTTATTTCAAGAACAACAGATTCTCGTTCAGATGAAGATAAGATTTTTAAAATTCAATATGTTATTCCATCAAACACTAATGTTTCAGGTAGACCACCGCTGGAATCCTATGTGATTCAGGAGTCTAATGATGTTCTTTTAGATTCAACCGAAATTGTTAAATATTTCTCTGATTCTGTTTCAACTCTTAATAATGTATCAGAACTGAGGAATTATCATTACATTTCTAATGTAACTTGGGATTCTGGTTTTGCTACCGTCTGGACTGAAACTCCACACAATCTTTCTATTGGAACAAAAATTGAAAGTATTAATGTTATTGAAGGTGAATACCTTGTAAGTGGCATTGTTGATGATAAAAAATTCACTGTTCCTCTTTCTACCAATCCCGGAACATTTAATGTAGATACAACACAAAGAAATCAAAATCTTCCATACTTTAAAAAGCTGGAGACTGCAAATACATATCAAATTTATAAAGTAAACGAAGTTCAAGAGTATATCTATAATAAGCAAGACGGTGTTTATGAGTTTATTGTTGTAAATACCTCTAATTCTCCGACTGTTTCTCCATTCCAAGGTCTTAAATTCTCTCAACCAATAGAGAACCTATATCCGCAATTAGATAGAGATAATGTAGAATCTGATCCAGATTCAGCACTATGTTTTGCTCTTCCAGATAAGATCGGTGAAGTTGTTATCAATAAAGAACAGAACTCCTTAACAAAGGAAACCAAGTATAAAATAGATAAAGACTTTAATCATGGTTATGAGGTTGTAAATATCATTTCAAATTCTTCTGGTATTGCTCATACTTTTACTACCGGAACAACCCACAACCTCAGAGGTATAACAAATCTATCACTTCTTACCGCTGGTAGTAATTATATTCCAGGGACTTATTATGCTGCTAATGTGTTAGCCCAAGAGGGAACCGGAAGAAATGCTAATGCGAGAATTACTGTAAATGGTAGTGGCTTTGTTAGTGGACTCCAAATTATGGATGGTGGTGCGGCCTATTGTGTTGGTGATGTTGCTAATCTAGTTCCTGTTGCGGGAATTGGAACAACAACCGGCTTTGTTCCTGCTACTATTATTGTAACAAGTGTAAATGATAATCTGAATGATACTTTCTATTTTAATAATAGCACCACACCATTTAGAATCACTGCCGTTGAGGATCATAATAAAATTCAGGTTTCGTCTGCTACAACCGCAGTAGGATTGGATAATGGTGATATTACACCCTCAGGTAAGGCTATTTCAATAACAACCTTTAGTTATTCTCCAACCACTGGTATAGCAACGGCAATTTGCTCTGGTTCACATGGATTCCAGGTTAATGAAACCACAATTTTAGGTGGATTTGATTCTGAATTTTATAACAAACAAGTTCTAATTAAACAAGTTCCTGATATCACGTCTATTATTGTGGATCTAGGTAAAAATACAACTTCTCCGGTAACTACTGGAACTCCGTTTGTCTATCCGACATTGACGGCAAATCACGGAAAAGTCTTGTATCCTTATGGTGGTATAAGTGCAACACTAGCGTCACAATTAACTTCAGAGTCTACTTCTGATGTATTAACAATTGCCAACGCTGTGAGTCTCGGTCTTATTATTGGGGATTTTGTTAAAGTTGACGATGAGGTATTCAGAATTAAATCCGATATCACATCTAATAATATTTCTGTCTTCCGCGCCCAACTGGGTACTAAGAAACAAACTCACCCAATTAATTCGGTTGTCAGAAAAATCAAAGTTACTCCCGTTGAATTAAGAAAGAGTTCTAGCATTAGGGCTTCTGCTCATACTTTTGAATCAGTTGGTTTTGGTCCTGGTAACTATTCAACGGCTCTCCCAGAGAGACAGACTATAACGATAACAACAAAAGAAAAAAATCTGGCACATAGCTTTAAGACAAATTCTGGAGTTATTAATTATAGTGCTAATGATGAAAATGGTGATCTTTACACAACCAATAAGAAAACTTATGCTCATACCGGAGTTGAAGAAGTTTATGAATCTCCAATTTCTAATATTCTAGGTGATCCGAAAACAAATGATCTCCTCACCAGTAGTAATGTTATTGTAAATAATACCATTAAGATTTCTGGTGGATCTGAAGGCGATTTATTATCTGAGATTTATGGCCCTCTTGTTTTGAATAATAAGCTAACTTCTTATTCAGATAAGGGTATTGAGGCTCCTTGTTTTCTCATTCAAGGTCAAGAGTCAACATCCAGAAAAATTGGTGTTGGTTCAACTACTCCGACTTCTGGTGGTTATGGAGATATTATCTTCAACAGTAAGCCAAAAAATGGTGGATATATTGGTTGGTCTTATACCGTTGACAATAGATGGATTGGTTTTGGTAAAATCGGTTCTTAATTATAAATAATAAAAAGAGTGGATAGGGAAACTCTATTATGGCAAATAATAATTTTGTTGTAAAGAACGGAATTGAAGTAGCAAATAAGTTACTTTATGCTGATTCTATTACCAATAGAGTTGGTATTGGAACTTCAACTCCGACTGTGGAATTGGATGTTGCTGGTGATGTTAGACTAGACAATCTAACTATTTCTGAGATTTTATCGTTATATGGTAATGTCCGGCTTAATGGTCAACTAGGTTCGGAAGGGGATATTTTATCCGTAACTGGTACTGGTGTTACCTGGCGCCCAGCACCAGGATTGAGAAGTCTTGCTAGTTTTAATGCAACTCAAGATCAGTTTATTTTTAACGTTCTTTATACACCAGCCAATGGTGTTGATGTTTTCTTAAACGGTGCTAGATTATCAGCTAGTGATTATGTTGCAAGTAACGGAACAACTGTAGAATTAATTGTTCCTTGTTATGCCGGGGATAAGGTAGACATTGTTTCCTACTCAGTTTTCGGTGAATCAAATCCTGGTATAACGATTAAAGAAAATTCGGTCGCTGTTGGTTCTAATAATGCTATCAACGAAATCAACTTTGTTGGCTTCACAAGTGTATCTTTAAGCAGTAGTGGTCTGGGTATTAGTGTATTCAGTAATTTTTATGAATTTGATAATATAGATCTGACTGGTAAGCTAGCTTTCTATGAAGATACTCCTAACTGCCCAAATTATATCGGGTTTCAGGCTCCTTCAGCATTTACTACATCAACCACATATACTCTTCCAACAGCCTATCCACCTGATCCTGGAATGGTATTATCGTCAAATACCGTTGGTATTCTGACTTGGGTTACTGGCGTTGGTGGCAGCAGTGGTGGTGCATTTAGTTACATTAACGTTGATAATATTACGTCAACAAATTTAACATCCCACCCCAGTTTAACTTCAGCTAATCACAACTTTTTTGTTGGCAGCAATAGCGGCACATCTATTACTTCTGGTGATGATAATACTTTTATTGGTCGGGATTCAGGAAGAACTAATACAATTGGTGCCCAAAACGTTTTTATTGGTTATGAAGCGGGAAGATCTAACATTGATGGGGGATCTAACGTTTTTATTGGTCGCGGGGCGGGTTATTCTAACAATTACGCATATTCCAATGTTTTTATTGGTGATCAAGCAGGAAGAAGTAATACAGTTGGAAACAATAACGTATTTCTAGGTTTTTATGCTGGTAATGGTAATGTGGGAGGTGAACATAATGTTTTTACCGGAACCTACGCAGGCACGAGTGTTGCTAGTGGTTCATATAATATTATGTCTGGATATCTAGCTGGAAGAGAGTCTACTGGTTCTAATAACATTTTTCTTGGAGCTTCTGCTGGTTCCAATCATATATCTGGGGATTATAATATAGCTATTGGCCCTGCTGCCGGAGGAAAGGGTGGATCATTCAATATTGCTATGGGGTCGGATGCTGGGCAGAATAATATAGGAACTCGGAATATCTTCATAGGTGAAGACTCTGGTTTGCGGAATACAACGGGTAATTATAATAGTTTTTATGGTAGAAACTCTGGCAGTGAAAATAAGACTGGTTCTAGTAACATTTGTATTGGTGATTTTTCTGGTTGGAATAATATTAGTGGTAATCAGAATCTTTATCTTGGTGCTTCTTCGGGTGTTTCCACTAACGCTTCGTATAAAGTAATCATAGGTAATGGTAGATATCTAGACCAAGCGAATCCTTTTGATTCCCCAAGTACAACCAAAGATTTACAATTAGCCATCGGTATGAGAACCGATACTAATGCCAGTAAGTATTGGATAGTTGGTGATGAGAATTTCAACATTGGTATCGGAACAACTGCCCCAACTTCTAAATTAGATGTTATTGGAATCACAAGACTTCAAGATAATGTTACAATTGGTTCTGGTTCTACAATGTTAGGATCCAGACTAACTGTTAATGGAAATTCTAATTTTCTTGGTATAGCAACTATTGGTATTGGATCTACTGTTGGTGCGCCAACATTAGATGTTCGTGGTAATGCTAGTATTAGTGGTATTGTTACTGTTGGATTGGGAACTACTTCTAGCCCGTCTAATTCTTCTATGAGTTTTGAGCTTACAACAAATACATCTTTGATTATAAAAGTCAGAGGAACTGATGGTGTTCTTAGAAGTACAACTCTCACATTAGCATAAAATAACCAATGACCTATCCTAACAGAGAACTATCACAGTTTGCATCATTTTTAAAAGTTAATGATGTAAATCAAAAAATAGCAATAACAACCTCAGCAACCCCTTATATTGGTATTGGTTTAACTAATCCTTCTGAAAAGTTAGAAGTATTGGGTAACATAAAAGCCAGTGGTGTTGTGAGCGCAACTCAATATTTTGGTGATGGAAGTTCTTTGAGCAATGTAACTGCTATTGTGAATGGATATTTTGTTAATACTGTATCTGGTATTTGGACTGGATCCAGTGTCGGAATTGGAACTACACTTTTTCCTAATAAGTTAAATGTTAATGGAAATGTTGGTGGATTTATTTTTTACTCTAATGCGCCGATTGGAACTGCACCTCTTAATGTTCAATCAACAACGAGAGTTAATAATCTCAATGTTCAATTTTTAGATGGTCTATCCGCACCTTCTAGTAATATTGTCGGTGAGTCTGATGTTCAAACTCTGGAGAATAAGACTCTTGTTCAGCCTGATATATCCATAATTAAAAATGGTTCGGCTAGTTTAACGGTGCCATCCACATCTGGCACTTTAATTAGTTCTGGATCTAGTGGTATTATTACCAGTGGAATGTATGCAAGTGGAAGTATAAACGATTCTGTTATTTCTGTTGGCGCTGGAATTTCTTATGCTAAATTAAATCTAGGTAGTGCTATTAAGTCTTCTGATATTGATCCGAATAACAGAATTCAAAATAATAAGTTAGTAAATAGTACGATCTCTGGAGTTTCTCTTGGTAGTAATTTATTAAATTTAGTTGCTGGTAGTTATATTGACGGTGGTTCTTATAATGGCTCAGGTATTGTTACTTTTTCCATTCGGGCTAGTGTTGATAATGTTGCGAATACTCTTGTTGCTAGAGATGCAAATGGTAATGTAAATATTCAGGGTGCTAATTTTAACGGATCTATTCCTATTGGTGGAATTATTATGTGGAGTGGTGCGACTGTTCCTTCTAGTTGGGCATTATGTAATGGTGCTACTGTTAATGGTGTTGCGACTCCAGATTTAAGAGATCGTTTTATTGTTGGTTCAGGTTCTGCTTATAACATTGGTAACACTGGTGGTGCGAATGCCGTTACTTTGAGTATAGCTCAGATGCCGGCACACGCTCATGGCGGAGTGACTAACACCGATTTTCCAGATCACACACATAACGTTTCATTCCAAACAGAAAATGTGCCGAAGAACCCAGGCCAAACATCGGTTATAACACCTAAACCTAATCTCAATTTCACTGTCGGGAGCAGCGGAGCCACATCTAGACACCAACACTCAATTAGCGCCGAGGGTGGTTCCAGCGCACATGAAAACCGTCCACCATATTATGCTTTGGCTTTTATTATGCGAGTTCAATAACGAAGATAAGAATCTTACCACAGAAACTCAAGACTGTCAATCCTCCGTGTGTCAATTCCAGAATCGGCATAGTGAAGGTTGACAGTTTCCCGTTTAGGGTGTAGGATCAGCCTTGTCAGCGTTGATGAACATTTACTATCTAATTAACTACTTATGAATAAAACACTAAAGATTACTAATGGTATTGAATCATTTGATATTGAATGTACAAATAAGATTCATACTAGAGTCAGCGAAGAATGCCTACTTCAGATGACTTATAAGAACAAAATTATTCCAGAACAGGTAGTTCTACAAGTTCTGTTAGAAGAATTAAAAATTGCAAACAAAGAAGATTGGTCACTATGTATCTAATTTCAATCTGGTTTAATGTTCTAAATGGAACCTCATCCAATCATGAATTTTTTCATTTGATTAATTCTGGTTGGTTAGAGATGAAATTTATAGAAAAGTATGGAGATAATCCATCAGAAGAAGTTTACTGGGAATGGATGTATGAACATGCTGAAACAATTTATATTTCACAACAAGACTACGATTACCTAACTCGTGATGATGTTTTAAGTGAATAATTATTTTGTTCGTCGTCGGGTCGCATTGAATCCTAAAACATTACCAGAAATCTTAGAAGGTCTGGCTAATGATAAGGATTGGAGTGTTCGTATTGAGGTTGCAGAAAATTCCAACACACCACCAGAAACCTTAGAACGGCTGGCTGATGATGAGAGTTCTTTTGTTCGTAGCTGTGCTGTACGAAATCCCAACACACCACCAGAAACCTTAGCTCGTCTGGCTAATGATGAGGATTGGTATGTTCGTCTTGGGGTTGTAATTAATCCCAACACACCACAATACATTAGAACTTATCTTAAAATTAAAAAGCTTCTGAATTATTATGAGCAATTATGAGCTAGCGAGGAGTCGCAACACCACACCAGAAACATTAGAACGTCTGGCTAATGATGTGAATGCCACTGTTCGTTGTGAGGTTGCAGAAAATATCAACACACCACAAGAAAGTTTAAAAAATCTGGCAAATGATAATAATCGGACTGTTGCGTATTATGCTAGAAATAATAAAAATTATAATAATCCAATGAAACTAGAGACCTTTGAGTTTTTTGAATGGGTGGAAAATGCAAGCATAGAAGATCTAGAGAACTTTGCAAATAAAGAATTGTGAAAACTATTATTGCCGGATCAAGAAATTGTAATAACATAAAAGAATTAATAAAAGCTATTGAAGATTGTAATTGGGTAATAACAACAGTAATAAGTGGAAAAGCTAAGGGTGCTGATACATTAGGTGAATTGTGGGCCAAATATATGAAGGTTCCTATTATTGAATTTCCAGCCGATTGGAAAACTTATGGTAGATCCGCCGGCCCCCGTAGAAATATTCAAATGGCAGATAATGCAGAAGCTCTTATTGCATTATGGGATGGTGAGAGTCGTGGAACAAAACACATGATAAGTGTAGCCGAAGAAAAACAACTATTGGTACACGTCCATAAATTCTGTTGTGACGGTTGAAAAACTGTCACTTCTTTTCGTTTGTGGGTGGTAATCGCTGTTATTCTATTCGGAGAGTTCACGAGAAGAATGTTTTCTGAAGAAGATACTGCGCGATGTTGGGATGCACAAAATCCTAAAACCACACCAGAAACCTTAGATCGTCTGGCTAACGATAAGAGTAATCTGGTTCGTCGTAGGGTTGCAGAAAATCCCAATACACAATCAGAAACATTAGAACGTCTAGCTGATGACGACGATTATTGGGTTCGTTTTCGGGTTGCAATTAATCCCAACGCACCACCAGAAGCCTTAGAACGGCTGGCGAATGATAAGGATTCTTCTGTTCGTTGGTATATTGCAAGAAATCCTATCACACCACCAGAAGTTTTAGAACTTATGGCTAATGATAGGGATTGGGATGTTCGTTGGCAGGTTGCAAGAAATCCTAACACACCGCAATACATTATAACGTATCTTAAAATCAAGGAGTTTCTGAATTATTATGAGTAATTATGATCTAGCAAGAAATTCCAACACATTACCAGAAGCTTTAGATCGTCTGGCTAATGATAACGATTATTGGGTTCGTCAATATGTTGCATATAATCCATCCACGCCACCAGAAGCTTTAGAACGTCTGGCTAATGATAAGTATCCATGTATTCGTTGTGGGGTTGCATGGAATCCCAACACACTACCAGAAATATTAGTTAATATGTCTAATGATAAGTATATTTATATTCGTAGCTGTGTTGCAAATAATCCCAGCACACCACAATACATTAGAACATATCTTAAACTCAACCAAAACAATTTTTGACATGTCTTTGAGCGCCATTAAACTCCGCCCACAACAGACCGAAGCTCTTGGTATTATGGAAGAGCATAATAAAGTTCGGGTTATTGCTGCAACATCAGCGGGTAAGAGTTACATCATCTTCTTTGATATTCATAAGAAAGCGAAGAATAAAGAGAACTCTTTGTTTGTTATCGTAAGCTCTCGTATTCTACTCCTTCAACAACTAGAGAAAGAATATTCTAAACTATTTGATAATACTCATATCGTTCATATGCACTCTGGAGAAGCCAAAAGCCGTAAGATTACAGATTATCTTGAGTTCAGTTATTGGGCAGAAGTCACCGAAGGACCTAAGATTGTTTTTGTAACTTATCATTCTCTTAAGAAGATCGTTAAGAGTGAGATGAATATTGATGCTCTATATTTGGACGAATGCCACAATGGAGCTAAGAGTCACTTCTTTGAGTATATTAAAGGAGTTGAACCTTATTGTAATAATCTTTACAGTTTCACCGCTGCTCCTCGTTATCATCCAGATCCTACAAAAAACGGTAACAACAACTCAGAAGTTTTTGGTAGTCAAGTTTATAATGTTAATACTCTTGATTTGATCAAGAATGGTTCTATTCTTCCACCAAAATCCCAAACCATGAGAATTCCTTCCGTGCGGGATAAGAAGCAGAACCCTCATGAGAGTGATTATTATACTCTTATGGACTATCTTTATAATAACGATAATACCGAGAGAGTTCTTATTACTTGCCCCTCTTCAAGATCACTTATGGATTTGATTTGTCTTACTGATTTTTTGAAAGATTTGAATGATAGTGGTTATGATGTATTTCATATCACATCAAAATATGGTGCCTTCCATAATAAGACAAAGATTAAACGGTCAGAATTCTTGAATCGGATGGAAGAGTATGGGGAGCAAAATAAAAAATTTGTCGTTCTCCATTATAGTATCTTGACCGAAGGTTGGAGTAATAATTCCATTCAGGCATCTATTCTCATGCGACAACAACAATTGGGTGCTACAATTCAAAATATTGGTAGGACACTACGGATTGGCCATTCAGATATTGATCGTATTCAAAAAGGGGAGTTGACTGCTGGTGATTATGATAATTATGAAAAGCCCTGTGGTAACATAATCATTCCAGTATATGAGAACGTGGGTTCTAACATTGAAGAACAGGTAGATTTTGTTATTGACGAGGTTTTTACCAAAGGTAATTATGTTCACGATCTTATTAATGAGAAAAAGAAGTCATGAATAATGAAGGATTGAAAATATTACAGGCGTCTAATACCAACACACCAACAGAAATCTTAGAACGTCTGGCTAATGATGGGGATTATTATGTTCGTTCTCGGGTTGCATCTAATCACAACACATCACCAGAAACCTTAGAACGTCTGGCTAATGATGATTTTGTGGATGTTCTTTATTGGGTTGCAGAAAATCCCAACACTCCGTCAGAAATCTTAGAACGTTTGGCTAATGATGGTTCTTGGTTTGTTCGTTGTGGGGTTGCAAATAATCCCAATACACCTCAATACATTATAACATATCTTAAAATCAAGAAGTTTCTGAATTATTATGAGCAATTATAATCCCAACATATCACCAGAAACATTAGCTAGTCTGGCTAATAATGATTATGGGGTTGTTCGTTTTGGGGTTGCAACAAATCCTAACACACCACCAGAAGCATTAGAACTTCTGGCGAATGATGATCATATTGATGTTCGTCGTGGGGTTGCAGTGAATCCCAACACACCACCAGAAACATTAGAACTTCTGGCTAATGATGAGAATGTTGGTGTTCGTGTGAGGGTTGCAGGAAATCTCAACACACTACCAGAAGCATTAGAACGTCTTGCTAATGATGGCGATTATTATGTTCGTTATTGGGTTGCATCAATTACCAACACACCACCAAAAATATTAGTTATTATGGCTAACGATAAGCATTCTCATGTTCGTAGCTGTGTTGCATCTAATACCAATACACCACCAGAAGCCTTAGAACGTCTGGCTAATGATAATAATTGGCTTGTTCGTTGGCAGGTTGCATATAATCCCAACACTCCCCAATACATTCTAACTTATCTTAAAATCAAGGAGTTTCTGAATTATTATGAGTAATTATGAGTAATTATGATCCCCACACATCAACAGAAACATTAGATCGTCTGGCTAATGATGAAGATTTGGAAGTTCGTTGTCAGGTTGCACAAAATCCCAATACACCACCAGAAGCATTATCACGTCTGGCTGATGATAAGAGTTATTATGTTCGTTCTGGGGTTACATTTAATCCCAACACACCTCAATACATTCTAACTTATCTTAAAATCAAGAAGTTTCTGAATTATTATAAATTATTATGACTAATTACGATATAGCAAAAAATCTCAATACATCAATAGAAACCTTAGAACGTCTGGCTAATGATGACGATTGTTGTGTTCGTTGTGGGGTTGCAGAAAATCCCAACACACCACCAGAAGCATTAGCACGTCTGGCGAATGATAATAGTTATTATGTTCGTGGCTGGGTTGCAAGAAATCCCAATACACCACCAGAAGCCTTAGAACGTCTGGCTAATGATAATAATTGGCTTGTTCGTTGGCAGGTTGCATTTAATCCCAACACCCCCCAATACATTCTAACTTATCTCAAAGTTAGACAGTTTCTGAGGTGTCACACTAGAACCTAAAAACTCACAGGGGGTGCTATTATGGATTCATAATTCAGCTCAAACCATGACCAATTACGTTTTTATCGGAGACGTTCACTCTCAATTCTCCAAATTTTCCGCAGCGGTGGATTGGATTCAAAATAATGTGAAAGATTATCACATTATTCAAGGTGGTGATCTCTTTGATTCTAGGTCAGAGGAATCTAATTCTATGTTAGTTTATAATCTTGTTAAACTATTGGAGGATCGTATTACGGTTCTACATTCAAATCATCATATTAAACTCTATAAGATTCTAACACAAGAAAATAATAACATGCAAAATCTGGAGAGTCTTCATAGGACTGTTATAGATTTTGATTTTGATAATAACAAAAGTCTGAAAGACGAGATCGTGAATTGGTTAGAAACCCTTCCTTACGGCGTCTCTTTTAAAGATCAGACGGGATTGGAATATAGGGCCTGCCATGCTTATTGGTTCAAAAAGCTTTATGTGCCGAATGAGTATGAAGGACTTTATCCCATTCATGAAGTTTCAGCAAAAGCCAAGGGGCAGATGTTGTATGGAATTAGCCGAAAAGGAGAAGACGGTGGAAATGAAAGGATTTTGTGGTGGAGTAATATCAATAATTCTTATTGTGGAGAGAAAGAAGAATTTGTAAGAGTTTCTTTTCATTATCATACAGTATCTTTGGATATTGAAGGAACTTCGGGACGAAAGCATCTGATTTTGGATGGATCTTGTGGTGACAAAGGTGGAGAATTGGTTGTCTATGATGTAAGCAATCATAGATGTGTCAGATTTTAAAGTGGCACACCAGCAACACAAACTCTTCACTCATCGTGTTATTCTTATTGAAACTTTGGAGGACCAATGGAACTGAATGCTTTTCTGAATCAATTGATTATTGATCTTGAAGATGTCTGTGATGACATTGAATTTGACTTCGGCAATAATACTGTCCCGGAAGAAAAAGTTCGCCAGATCAAAAAGGCCGTTGAGGATTTTCATAATGAAATTTAAAGTTGCTTATCAACGACCCAAAAAGAAAAAGGGTTTCTATGTCAAAGAAGAAGTTGTTTTTTATGACATTGAATCTGCTGTCTTCTATGAGTCGGAGATGACCAAACGAGGATCCAAGAACTTTAAAATTACCCCAATTTAGGAGAATCTCATGACTGCTTTGGTTGAAACACTGTTACCTAGGATCACCAGCATTGAAGCATTTTTTTCTGATGGTGAATGGTGGGCTAGCATTCGCTATAGTGATGGAGGTGAAGATGAGTTTGGACCTTTTGACACTAAAGAGAAAGCTGAAGGAGTTATCTTTTGATGATTTTGAATCCGCTCTTTATGTTTTTTCTGACGAATTCGGGTTTTTATCTTCCGATCAGATGTTGATCTTGGATGTTGTATGCCTTAGTCCTCTACACGTAGAGGATTTTCTAGATATTTTTCTTTATACGAGGATATTAAATTCATGACTAAAATAACTACAGAACAAAAACAACAGAAGACCGAAGTAAATGAACTATCGGAAAAATTTCTAGAGTATATGGAGGATGTCATTCGTGATGACGAGGAATACGAATATCCTGAATACGATGATGCACCCTCATCTTTTTAATCATGAACAGTATTGATAAAATTGTTTCTGTTGAAACAGAATATCGTCCAGGAGAAATTCCAACTCTTCGGGTTAATGTAACTGCTATTGTTGAAGATTTTGTTGTTGTCCATCAACAAACGCTAAACGATCCAGAGGAGTTAGGTCCTGCTGAATGTTTTATGGAATTTACTGTTGATGATTATGAAGAAGATCTCGTTATGAATGAGCCAAATATTCTTGAGCTTATTGATCATTTTGGAACCGAATGGAAGCTAACCTCTTATGACGATTGAACAACTGGCACAATACCCTTTGCAAACTCAGGAGAATGTGGTATGGTAAGAAAGTCAAGTCGTAGGAGGTCTACCGATATAACATCCCTTGCTGACTCTCTCATTGATACCGAAGTTTTTTCTTGTTACAATGAGGAACTTGATTTAGAAACACTTAAACTTTTGGAGATTTACGAAATGCAATCTACTATGAATTCTGTTGATACTATGCCGGCCATGGGGCAACTTGATGTCGGCCCGAATAATACCTTTAGTGCTACCTTTACCGAAGAAGGAAGTAGTGCTATTCAATCTGTTTCCTATATGGGCGAAATGCTGGATGTTATCTATCGCAGCAATCCTTCCGTGATTTATCAATACACTGCAACCGAAGATACTCTTTCTGCTATTATGAAAGAAGTTCAGGCTACTCTTGTTGATGGTGAAGGATCTGTCGGCTCTATCATCTCTCGTCTAAAAAATTCCAACGCTATCCAACTTGTTTGATATGTACCATAAGAAAATTGAAACACAAAAAGACGCCATTGAATATCTACAAAAAGGTAAGGTGTCTAAAATTCTAGAACGACTTGACAATCTACCTCTTATGATTGAAACTCCCGAACAAGAGGAACGAAATCCTGTTGAGGTTTGATTATGTCTCAACCAAGTTTTAAGGTTGGTGATATTGTTGTTTCTAAGAAAGGAACCCGCCCAGGAAAAATAATTGAAACTGATGCCTACAACTATAGCACCGACAGCTATGGATATGTAAAAGTTCAATATCTTCACAATAAAAGAACCCAACTCTTAGCAAAAGAAAACCTTGTACTTTATAATGATTCAAAAACAATGACACCAGAACAAAACACCCTTTATCAATTTAAACCTTCCGACTCTTCGGAATCCCTTTATGGGCATCACATTGGCACTAATCAACAAAGTCAATGGGTAATGGAAGAAAAAGGTACTGGGAAAATTCACGTTATTCCAAAAGAAGCTGCTGAAGAAGTTCTTCCTTTCACCTTCAGCGTAAAAATGGGGGGCACACGTCATTTTATCGCTGATCCTGACACGGTTCAAAAAGATGATATTCTTCTTTACACTGGAGGAGAATACCCAGAACTGGCTGTAGTGATTGCGACCAACACAAAAAACAAATCCGCTCAGAGTAAATTCATCGGTGTAAAATTAGTAACTACGGAAAAATTATGATTGATTTAGAATCTGCCGATGAGGCATTCAAACTAACAGACGAGCAACTAACAGCTCTTATTATTGAGGATGTATTCCAAGGTGATAATACAGCTAAAGAAAGTTGTCTAAAAGAACTAGCTGAGTTGAGAGGTTTAGATTACTCAAATCTAACACCCGAAGAACAGCAAAATCTTATTATTGATAACGAAGACGATCTCTATTCCCTATCGGATCAATACAACGCTGCTTGAACATTAATCCACGGGCGTCTTTATGGCGCCCATTTTTAGCAATTTTGGGGTACACTCATGAAAACAATTTATTCACATCAAAAATGGGTTCTTTTTACACCCAGAAAAGCTACAGAGATCTCTAACCATTTGAATGAAATTCGTGAAAATGGATTGATGTACGCTCCAAATAAAATAGGTAAAAACAAGTATGCCACGGTTGAAGTCTTTGACGAGGATGGGTATTCTTTGGGATTCTTAAATTAAGTTTGGCTATGTATGAAGATTATTCTAAAAAACAATTAGCTCTTCTGGCTAATGATAAACATTATTATGTTCGTTGTGGTGTTGCAAATAATCCCAACACACAACCAGAAACATTAGATCGTTTAGCGAACGATGAGCATCTGCATGTTCGTAGATATGTTGCACGAAATCCAAACACACCACCAGAAGCCTTAGATCGTCTGGCTAATGATGAGGATTCTTGGGTTCGTCTTGGGGTTGCAAGACATCCCAACACACCACCAGAAGTTTTAGAATGTTTGGCTAATGATAAGGATTATTCTGTTCGTTGTTGGGTTGCGAGAAATCCCAACACAACACCAGAAACCTTAGATCGTCTGGCTAATGATGAGCATTATTATGTTCGTACGCCGGTTGCATTTAATCCCAACACACCACCAAAAAGCTTAGAACGTCTGGCTAATGATGAGGATTGGTATGTTCGTTTTGGAGTTACAATAAATCCCAGCACACCTCAATACATTAAAACCTATCTTAAAATTTTAAAATTATTCAAATGAAACATTATAGCGTAGTTAGTGGGCCGGACTCTTTTGATACCGATTCCGTTGAAGAAGCCATTTCCGTTATGCAATCTATGGCAGAACATTTTGGTGGTGCTAAAGTTGTTGATAACACAACCAAAGAAATTATCTACGAAATCTAATAGACACATCCCGAACTGTCCATTCAGACTCGTAGAGCCATTGGCTAGAGGATAAAATATGAGGAGTAAGGGTAACCCCATGAAAACTCTCAATGAAAAAGAACAAAAAGTTTTGCTTTTGGCTCTTAATCACCATCAAAAATACCATAATGACATTATCTCTCAATATTTTTTTGAGGATGATAAAAACTCGGTTGTATCGGAATCTTTTGAAAGTCTTGGGACAATTAACGATTTACACAATACTTTTTCGGGTGATTCAAATCTTCATCTTTTGAGATCAGGAGATTTAGAAAACATTGAAGCCGCTTTTACTCGTTCTGACGAGATTTATAATAATGGTGATAATGTAATCATGAAGGCCAGTCTTTATTTGGCTCTTATTGATACTATTAAGGCAATTCTGAGAAAAGATGATTGTACTTGAATCTTATTTGAAACCTCGCATTTTGGACCAAGCAATCGCTGTGGCTATGGTAAGTAACGGATCTAAAAGAATTGGTGCGATTCTTCTTAAAAAGAATAAGATTGTCGCGGCAGCCTGTAACAATTACGACAAATCAGATGCGTTTCAATTTAGGGCTTCCCAAAGAGCCTCTATCATATACAATAAACCAGAATATTCAAAACGTGTTTACGGGCACGCTGAAACCCTGGCTCTTAAAAAAATTAACGATGGTGACGCTGATACGATTGTAGTTTGCAGACTTTCTGGTAAACACAATTCTAAAAAACTGAGATTGGCTAGACCATGTAGAATTTGTTCTCATCTTATTCAAAATTTCTACCCCTCAATTCGGTATATCCATTATTCCACCGAAAGAGGATTTTTCTACGAGACTTGGGGTCTTATCTAATGAAAAAACTTTCTCTTAAAGAAACTCACACTCTTTTGAAGAAATACAATCATGTTATTTTTGACGAAGAAACCTCTGGGTTAAATTCAAAACTTAATGACGATGGGTTAATTATTACGTTAAAAAGTGGTAACAATAAGAGTGTTATGTTGTTTCCCCATGAAAAAAATGAGTCTGTTGAGATCACTAAAACCACAGTAACTCTTTATGATAGTATGGGTTGGGTTCATAATTTCATCCCCCTTATGAATGCCGACTTGATTTGAATTATTATGAGTAATTATGAGCTAGCGAGGAGACGTAACACTCCACCAGAAGCATTATCACGTCTGGCTAATGATAAGGATTCTTATGTTCGTCGTGGGGTTGCATGGAATCCCAAGACCCCTCTAGAAACCTTAGATCGTCTGGCTAATGATAAGGATTCTTGGGTTCGTGGTGAGGTTGCATTTAATCCCAACACACCACCAGAAGTTTTAGAACGTCTGGCTAATGACGAGTATCGGTATGTTCGTCGTTTGGTTGCCAAAAATCCCAACACGCCACAATACATTAGAACATATCTTAAAATTACCGAGGTTTTGAATTATTATGAGTAATTATGAGCTAGCAGATAATCCCAACACCCCACCAGAAACATTAGAAAGTCTAGCGAATGACGATAATTGGTATGTTCGTAGCTGTGTGGCATTTAATCCCAACACACCACCAGAAGCTTTAGAACGTCTGGCTGATGATGAGGATTTAAATGTTCGTTATTATGTTGCAAGAAATCCCAACACATTACCAGAAACCTTAGCTCGTCTGGCTAAGGATGAGGATTGTCGTGTTCGTCGTTGGGTTGCAAGAAATCCTAACACACCACAATACATCAAAGATTATCTTAAAATCAAGGGGTTTTTGGGTTGTTATGAGTAATATTGAACTAGCAGGAAATCCCAACACACCACCAGAAACCTTAGATCTTCTGGCTAATGATAATATTTGGAATGTTCGTTATTTGGTTGCAAAAAATCCCAACACTCCACAATACATTAGAACATACCTTAAACTTCAAAGGACGATTGGTGGACTGTCCACAAGAAGTTGACAAACCAGGGATCTTGTGGTACTATTATTGAGTAGTGGGGAGTTACTCTTTTTATGATAACTTGAGATTTATGTTATGGGCTCTGCCCCGGCAGTGGCCTTCTAAGCCATTCCATTAAACGCCGGAAGGACGGTACGATGTTCGATTCATCCAGAGCCTGCTAAATGAAATAACTTATAGTTATTTACTAATCACACCTCATTGGAGATATGATGCTCGGTTATTTAAAAAATGAGTTGAAGGCCAATCCTTAAACTGTCACACTAGACTTTGTTACAGCTAGACTTCGTGTTATGCTTTACTTGCGAAACAATTCAACCCACCATTAATAAAAAATGATTGTTCGTTTTCTTGGAATTACAGTTGGTATTTCTATCATTCTGTTTATTCTTTTTCTGAGAGGACTTCCGGTTCTTATTCTGTTGAAAGCAGTTCCTCTCATTGTCCTACTCCTGATTGGAGCTGCTTTCATCTATGCCGGAGTTACCTCCGATTAATCCTGTTCTTTATTCTTTTTTAAAAACATTATGTCTCTCGTAAAAGTTGGTATTGGTGCTGGAGCACTTCTTGGAGTTATTCTGCTTACTGCTGGACAATTCACAACTATTAACACTGGTGAAAATGGATTATACATCGGATTTGATGGCCAGGTAAAAAATGAGATCCTTACTCCTGGTATCAAATATGATGGTCTAGGATCTATTAAAGTCTTCAACACCCGTAAGATTACTGTTACAGCAAATGATCTTCGTCCTAAAACAAAGGACAATACGATTATGAAGGAGATGGATGTGACTGTAACTTACAGTATCAATCCTACTTCTCTGTATGAGTTCTATACGAATTATGATCTTACTAATCACGCAATTGGTGATGGTGGACAAGTTCAATTGATGTCTAGTTATATCTCTCGTCTGATTACATCCTCTGTTAATCAGTCGGTTGACGAGTTTCCTGCTCTTGCAGTAAATTCAAACTTGGAACAAATCCAAGACACTATTAAGAATAATCTTTCAGGTGCACTCAAGAAGAACGGTCTGGAAGGTAAGATTACTATTGATTCAATTATCGTAGGTAAAGCCGACCTTCCCGATGACCTTGTTGCTTCTGTGAATCGTGTGGTTGCCGCCCAGTCTGCTAACAAAGAGCAACAAGTAAGGACTGAAACTGCTCAGTTGAAAGCGGAGGAAAACAAAGCTCTAGCATCTACAGTATCGTCACAATCACTTGAGTACCAAAGGAACGAAATTCTTCGTGCCGCGATGGAGAACGGAAGCATCCAGAAAATGCTTATTGTGAATGGTACGCCTCTTCAGTTCTTCCCAACTGACAAATAAAAACTGATTGGTGATGATGGTTAAAATAATACTAACCATCATCACCCTTACGTTTCATAATTATTTTTATAATGAACTTCTTCAATAAAAACAAAAATAAAGATAAAGACACAACTCCAGAATGGGTCAAAGGTGTATGCGTGTTTCTTGAAATTCAAGAAATCCCCGAGTGTAAAGATTGGGGTGTCGTTAATTCCTGTATTCTAATGGTAATTATGTCAGAATTTCCCGGACAATACATTGAAGATCATTGGGTTAATTTAAGAAATGGGAGTTCTTTATTAACCACAAGGTCATTTTTAGCTAGAGTCTTTATGACTGTTGCTACGAAAAAGTACAAAAAAGAATCATCTATTGAAAATAATCTTTTCAATGTTGGGTTAGAATATAGCCGACTCCGGGATAACTTCAGAAACAAATTCTACGAGGCAGTAAACTATGGAAACACACGAGATTGAAAATAAATTTTGGGACCTTGAATCTAATCTAAATGAGATTGAATCCAATTATTTGGATCTTGAAGAGCAGTTAGCACATTTTGTTACAGATTCGCTTCTACTTATTGAAAACTTAGATCTTGAATCTTTGGCAATACCAATATTCGCTCAGAGTCTTATTATTCGTAATTACCGAGATTACAAATATCAAGATTTATTAAAAAAATTACTGGTATCTAAAAATTTCACACCAGGCCTAATATACCGCACAAGAGAAATTTTTACAGAAAAAGAGTTTGAACCTTTTTTACAATACTTACTACAAAATCCAAATTTAGACCAGTATGCAAGAGAATACTACACCAACCTAAAAAAATCTTATGACCGAAGACTTACTAGGGAACAAACTAAAAAAGCTTGAGCAACTGGAGGCTGGGCGTTATGCCGATCCTTTTCTTCCACTCATGGCCAGAATTGATGGTAAGTGCTTCAGTAATTTCACTAGAAGTCTAAAACGTCCTTATGACGAGAGATTTATTCGGCTTATGATAGCAACGACAAAATATCTTGTTGAAGAAAGTGAGGCTATTTTAGGTTATTGCCAATCTGATGAAATTACTCTTTATTGGTACTTAGATAAAGAAAACTTTTCCAATAGAGAATTCTGGTTTCGTGGTAAGTTTCAGAAATTAACTTCTGTCTTAGCCTCAACTGCTAGCTCTTATTTTTGTGGTAATCTCGCACATTATTTACCAGAAAAGACTGGTAACTATCCAACCTTTGATACAAGAGTTTGGAGTGTTCCCGATTTGGAATGCGTTTATGAGAATTTTCTATGGCGGTTTAAGGATGCGAGAAAAAATTCTGTATCCATGTATGCAAGACATTTCTTTTCACCAAACCAGCTTTTTAAAAAGTCCTGTGAAGAAATGAAAGAAATGTTAGCGGTTATTCGTAGGCCGTGGGAAGAATTACCTAAATTCTTTACCGATGGGACGTATATTAAAAGACAAAAATTCTTATTGTCTCCTTATGATCCTAGATGGAATGACGTTCCCTCTCAATACCGGCCAACAAAACCTGTTGAGCGTACATTGGTTTCCGTTTGGGAACCAGAGACAACGGTATCACTTGATTGGTTCACTTATTAAACTGGCACATCAGAAACCCGCTGACGCCTCTTGTGGTCTACAATAATCTCACATTCAAAAAGGAAAAATTGATGGCCAGTGTTGATGCAAAAGATTTGATGAATACACTCAGTAATATCTGGGTTGTAGAGTTCCGTGAGAGTGAGCTTGGTTGGGGTAGTCATACTTGGACTTTAATGTTTGACAATTATACAGAAGCTTCAAATGTAGTAAAAAACACTAACAAGGAAAATATTTCTAACACAGCCCCTGATTATTATATTCAGGCAAACCAACCAAAATTGTTTGCAGATTATTATAAATTCAAACTGAGTTGCTAAGACCAATTCTTAAACTGGCACACCAGAAACCCGCTGACGCCTCTTGTGGTCTACAATAATCTTACACAAACAGTCAACACCATGCACACCATAGAACTTTTTACTTTTAAAGACGCTATACATCTTTTTAACATAGAAATGCAGATTGTTCCCATTGCTGGAGATTATATTAAGTATAATTACATCTTATACAAAGTTATTGAAAGAGGTTTTGAAGTTTTTCCGGCTACAACTATTCGTCTTTACGTAGAAGAAACCAAATGAATTACACCGAAGAACAAGTTAAAGAAATCGTCAGAAATGTCATTTCTGAGATGCAATCTGTAAATGTTAAGGATCTTACACTTTACCAAAAAAGGGGTGTTGCAAGAAATCCCAATACAGCACCAGAAGTCTTAGACCGTCTGGCTAATGATAAGGATTCTTATGTTCGTTGGCAGGTTGCAGAAAATCCCAACACACCACCAGAGACCTTAGAACGTCTGGCTAATGATGACGATTATTGTGTTCGTTGGAGTGTTGCATTTAATCCCAACACACCACCAGAAACATTAGCTCGTCTAGCTAATGATGTGGATTATTGTGTTCGTACGCCGGTTGCATTTAATCCCAACACACCACCAGAAGTTTTAGAACGTCTGGCTAATGATAACGATTCTGTGGTTCGTTATTATGTTGCAAGAAATCCCAACACATTAACAGAAACTTTAGAACGTTTGGCTAATGATAAGAGTTCTTCTGTTCGTGAATGTGTTGTACAAAATCCTAACTACAAACGGAAATCCAACAATAAGATCACTATTGAGCTTACAGAAGAACAGTTGTCTCAATTACGAAAATGTGCAGACATGTTCTCTGGTCTTTTAGGATCTGTATAACCTTACTACCATCGTATAAAAATTATTATGGAAAAACTAAAATTCGTTGAAACCATTCTTGATCGGCTACAAGAATATTCTATATCTCATCCACAACATGATACAGATGATGTGCTTAGCAAAGCACGAAAAGAACTTGAAAAACTTAATAAAAATTATGTTTTGATTGAAAACACTGAACATATTAAACTTTTGGACAATCAACGCACTCTTTATGCTCTTCATCGTGGTGGTGTTGATAATTGGGAATGGTATGACGAGTCTTTGAGCAGTTTGGACTGACACTTTCAGAACCGTCCACAACCGCTTGACAATCCAGCCAATCCATGGTAGATTGAACAAGTTCAAAGATGAGGCAGCAATTCCTTTCTTCTGCAAATAGAAACAAAACTCATCTTGTATTAAGTTGATTCCGCATCAACAACAGCAAAAACATCAACTTGGAGATTAATTATGACTTTTATGCAAGCTCTTTCTTCTGAAATGAACGTAACCACCACCGCTAATGGTGCCAAGGCTTACGAATCAACCGAAAATGAATGTCTTGATCTTTTCGGTTCAATTGGTGCCTGTCGCAATAATATGTCTTTGGCTGAACGGTTGTTCTTTAATGCTTATAACCAACACCCAGAAACTGCCGCTAGAATTCTCTTCTACTCCCGCGATATTCGTGGAGCTAGTCAAGGTGAGCGAGCCGTATTTCGGGCTCTTATGCCGAAGTTCGCACAAAAGAATCCGACTGTTGCAAAAAAACTTGTTTCTTTGATTCCTTATTATGGCCGATGGGATGATCTTCTATGTCTAGAAGGAACTCCTGTTTGGACAGAGGCTCTAGAAACTATTAAAGTTCAACTTAATGCAGATCTTAATAACAATAAGGTTTCTCTGGCAGCAAAATGGATGCCTAGTATCAATGCTTCAAGCAAAGAAAGCAAGCGTCTTGGTCGGATGATTGCGAATCATATGGGTTGGTCTGAACGACAGTATCGTAAGAATCTTTCTACTCTTCGGGCGAAAATTAACATTGTTGAAACTCCGATGTGTGCCAAAGAGTGGGGACTTATCAATTATGAGAATCTTCCTTCTCGTGCGGCGATGATGTACCGCAAAGCCTTTAAAAAGCACGATGAGACCCGATATAATAACTATCTCTCTAGTGTAGAGAAAGGTGAAGCGAAGATCAATGCTGGGACTCTGTTTCCTTATGATATTGTGAGCAAGTACCTCTACAAAGGTGCTCATAATGATAAAACTCTTGAGCTTCAATGGGATGCTCTTCCTAATTATATGGAAGGACTAGAGTTTAATGGTCTTGTTGTTGCAGACGTTTCAGGATCAATGACTTGCGCTGCTGGTATGCCATTGGCCGTTTCTATCTCACTTGCGATGTATATTGCCGAAAGAAATCCTTCAAGCGTTTGGAAAAATAAGTTCATCACTTTTTCTCAAAATCCAAAACTTCAATCTATTCTTGGTAATAATATTGAAGAGAAAATTAGGTATCTCCAACGTGCTGAATGGGGAGTTAATACTGATCTAATGGCAGTATTCCGTACTGTTCTTGATGCTGCAACCAATAATAATGTTGCACAATCAGATATGCCCCAGAAGCTAATTATCGTTTCCGATATGCAATTTGATAAGGCTTGTGCCTCAAATAAGCGAACTAATTTTGAGCAGATTCAGAAACTTTATCGTAAGGCTGGTTATGAAATGCCAGAACTCGTATTCTGGAATGTAAATGCTGGTGCAAATGTTCCAATTCAGGCCGATGATAATGGAACCTGTCTTGTTTCGGGATGTAGTCCTGCTATTCTAAAGAGTGTTCTTAGTGGTAAAATCGTTTCTCCTATTGATGTTATGATGGAAAGTCTTTATGTGGAACGATACGCTCCTATTGGTGAAGCGTTTGCATAATTAAATTTCTTAAGATGGTTCAGCAATTCTCATATGTTTTGGGTACATAAAAGACCATCTTGTTTAAAGAGCGAGTAGCTCAGGGGTAGAGCAACGTAATAACAAATCTCGTTTGAGATTTTAACAGCAATCAAAACCGCATGTTAAGCCGTAGGCCCCAGGTTCAAATCCTGGCTCGCTCATCAGATGATTCAGCAATTATCTCTTCGCTAGGAAAACAAAATCATCTAGTTAAACAATTTTATCAATTCTCAAAAAATGTTCAATTTCGTTATTAATACTAAATAACCAACAGCGGGCGAGTGTAACGGTAGTCACGTCGGGCTCATAACCCGGAGGAATATGGGTTCAATTCCCAGGTCCGCCATCAGATGATTCAGCAATTTCAAAACTTCTTATTGGTTAGAAAAACAAAAATCATCTAGTCTTATTACGAGAGTAGCCCAATTGGTTGAGGTGAGCGTAAGAAACAAAAATGATCTAGACAGATCATTCAGCAATAATACACTTTCTAAGGAACGCTTTGATGTCAGTTCAAATCTGACCTCTCGTATTTGGTAGTCGCTAGACACATAGCCTAGAAAGACGCCATATTTTCATTATAAATACAACCAACAGACTTTAACACTACAAAACGATCACTTAGTCTGTGTGATCTGAAAGAAACAAATGATGTACTCAAACAACTTTGCTGCGGCAATTAAGGTAAACGGTAAAATTCTCCGTGAGTTCGGTGATACTGTTTATCTTCCATTCGGCTCTGAATATGAAATCAGACTGAAGAACTTACATTCTCAAAGAGCCAAAGTCAATATTGATATTGACGGTTCTACTGTTACAGGGAATGGTCTTATTATCCGACCCCAACAGACTGTAGATCTAGAAAGATTCATTCGTGATAATCTAAACGAAGGTAATAAATTCAAGTTTATTGAGCGAACAGATAAGATTGAAAATCATCGCGGAATTAAACTTGAAGATGGATTGATTACGATTCGTTTTGAGTTTGAAATTACTCTTAATAATTTTGCTATTTCAACTCCATTAACTTATAGATCTTATGGTGGAGGTCTTTATAACTCTTCTAATGTGGTTTCTAATAATATTGTAAGCGTTCCCGTAAATGATACAGGAATCACTGTAGAAGGATCCAAAAGCGATCAATCGTTTGGTGCGACAAGTTGGTTTGGATCTATTGGTGGGACTCATGTTTTGAACATTAAACTTTTAGGTGAAACTGAAGACAATAAAAAAATTAGAGAACCAGTTACAGTTAAAACTAAATTAGAATGTAAAACTTGTGGTACTATTAACAGTGTAACATCCAAGTTCTGTTCTGAATGTGGAACATCTTTACACATCGTAGCCGCCTGATAAACTGGCACAATGGGTACTCAGATTCTCTCTGGGTGCCCTATACTGTATAAGTCCTTAAAAGAATTTTAATTATGTACGAAAATAATCAGCCATTGGTTATTGCTGTTATTGTATTGTCTTGTTTTTCTTTTATGCTTGGTGCGATCATCGGAATTGGCACCAGCGAAAGCTATAACAGAGAAAAAACTGTTATTGATTGTATTACACGACCCAAAGAATGTAAAAGTGAATATGATTATTATCAATTAAAAAATAAAGAATAGTATTAAATGAAACATTGTTCAGGTTATGACGCACAACAACTTCTTGATGTGACAATGAATTGTTCGCTAAGACCAAAGCGAAACGATAGAATTGAGCTAATTGTAACTGTGTTAAGATGGTTAAACTCTAATGACTTTGATGATCTTATTCAAAACCTTGAAAACCTTAAGACTTAATTATTATGGACCAACAAATTAAAAAACAATGGGTTGAGGCACTTCGCTCTGGTAAGTATAAACAAGGAACTGGACATCTTCGTACTGGGGATAATTACTGTTGTTTGGGTGTCTTGTGTGATTTGAACGAGTACACCAATTGGACTCCAGTTTGTGAAATGGCTGATGAGATAGTTTATGAACTCCAACCAGATAAAAATGAACTTACTTACTGGCCATCAGGATATATCCGCGATTGGGCTGGTATATCTAAAGACAATGAAGACCATTTGATTCATCTTAATGATACCTTAGAGTGTAACTTTAATCAAATTGCCGACTACATTGAGAATAATCTTTAATCATGTCAAGTAAAAAACATCAAACGATTCTCAAGAAAGAGTATCAAAAAGAACATTTCTTTCAAGAAGAATATGAAGTTCATTTTACTACCGGAAAAGTTATCTATGTTGATGTTGATGTTGAACATGGAGTGAATGAGAAAAACAATCATCAAAAAGCTGGTTTAATTGCGGCTTCACTTCATCCCGATCTTAAAATTCTTAAAATTTATTATTGTTAATTATGGACCTCAATAATTTTGATTATTTCCGAGCCGGTAAATATCCAGGATGTATGGATATTAAAAAAATCGGGTATCATTCATCAGTTGGTGTTATGGCGGTGGTATCATCACTACCACCTGAGATAAATGCCCCAGATATTGAGAAAAATTTCGTTCAATTTCGTAAGCATAAAAATACTCCGAAAGTTGCTCTTTTCTCATTTAATTATGAAGTAGAACTGGATGAATACTGGCAAGATTCTGATATTATTTGGGATAGTCGCAACTCATGACTGAACAAGAGCAAAAACTATTAAACAAGTTTCTTTCCTCTATTGAAGAAGACGAAAAGTTCTTCAAAGAGATTATGAACCGAACAGATGAAGACGCAAGACTTCTTCAATGGATTGTCAATAATAATATCAATCCTTACGGTGTTTTTCCTTATTATATTGCTGGCAGTCTTTCCGAATTACAATCCTTTGTTGCCATCTACATTAAGATGACGTATCAAAGAAAGCACTGTGAAATTAATTACGTCAACGTTGAAAGAACAAGTAGCTCACATGATCATGTTGATAACCTAGGACCGAGAGTAGTTTTTGTTGGTAAATGGGAAGATGATTTTCATGCGCTAGTTAAAAAAGAATTAAATCTACCCGACGATGAGCTACCATGGGAATCATACACTTATGACTTTGACATCTTAGAAAACGTAGACGCCTTTATTGAAACATACAATAGGGTTGAAGATTATCACAAGAATCGTTATGAAGAAAACAGTAAGCTTGCGGATAGGTGGTTATCATGAATGAAGAAACATCACAATTTTTATCAGCCAGGTTGGATAAGATTTCAGAACTACAGAAAATAGGGCAAGTTGCATATGCTAATTCTTTTCACCCTACAATTAAAGCATTAGAATTACATAAGAATTATTTTAATCTGGAAAATGGTTCTGAATGTGATGATAATGTTGTTATAGCTGGTCGTATTATCGCAAGAAGAGTATTCGGTAAGTTGTCATTTTTTACTCTTTCCGATGACAGTGGAACAATTCAGCTTTATATTGAGAACGCCATCGTTGGTTCCGATATTGTTTCCTTAACCGATGTCGGCGACTGGATCGGCGCCACCGGCACCCTGCGGCGCACCGACCGGGGCGAGCTTTCGGTCAAGGTGCGCGACTGGACGATGCTCAGCAAGTCGCTTCAGCCCCTGCCCGACAAGTGGCATGGCCTGGCGGACGTGGAGAAGCGCTACCGGCAGCGCTATCTCGATCTGATCGTCTCCCCCCACACCCGCGAAACTTTCCGGCGACGTGCCATTTTGATTAGAACTATTCGCAATTGGCTTGACTCGCGGGAATTTTTGGAGATTGAAACTCCTATTCTACAAACCGAAGTTGGCGGAGCCGAGGCCAAACCTTTCTCAACATATCATAACACTCTAGATCTATCATTAACTCTAAGAATTGCGACCGAGTTGCACCTTAAGAGGATGATTGTTGGTGGTTTTGAAAGAGTTTATGAGTTGGGTCGTATATTTCGTAATGAAGGTCTAAGCACCCGCCATAATCCAGAGTTTACAACCGTTGAGATTTATCAGGCATATGCAGATTATAATGATATGATGATTTTAACAGAAAATCTCATATCTACTTGCGCAGAGACAGTTTGTGGTTCTACTGTAATAGTTTATCAAGATGAAAAAATTGATCTAACTCCTCCTTGGAATAAATGTACAATGCACGAATTGGTTTTTGAGCATACTGGTCTTGATTTTCATCAATTTTCGTCAAGAACCGATGCCGCTAATGCTATGGAAACTATTGGATTGGTTGTTCCTGATAGTGCCGATTCCGTTGGTCGGTTATTAAACGAAGCCTTTGAACAAAGAGTTGAAAAACAGCTCATTCAACCGACTTTTGTTTTAGATTATCCTGTTGAAATTTCTCCACTGGCCCGTTCTCATAGAGAAAAACCGGAATTGGTTGAAAGATTTGAATTATTCATCTTTGGTCGTGAAATTGCCAATGCCTTTAGCGAACTCACCGATCCTTTAGAACAGAGAAAAAGATTAGAAGAACAACAAACCCGCCGCAATAATGGCGATCAAGAGGCTCACACTATTGATGAAGACTTTTTAAACGCACTTGAAATTGGAATGCCGCCAACCGGAGGACTAGGTATTGGTATAGACAGATTGACAATGTTACTTACGGATAGTCCGTCTATTCGTGATGTTATCGCTTTTCCTTTAATGCGCCCAGAGGACAAAACATGAATGAAGAAACACTAACAATTGAAAATTTTATTCGTCTTCTCAAATCTCACATAAAAACCAATCACTATAAGTACAGCGATTCTTTTGAAACAGTAGTCAAAGATCTTATTGAACAAATTTCAGATACAGCAGAAGAAAAAGGTTATCGTAATGGTTATTCTGCTGGTTATGATGCCGGACAATACGATAAAAAGCAAGAACTTATTGAAAATCTGAGGACTATGTTATGAAAACAAAAATACTCATTGGATTTACAGTAGGGCTTATTCTTAGTTTTATTGGTATATTTACATCAGACTTAATGTGCATGTGGATTGGTGGTTTGTTTGTTGGTGGGAATATTTCAATTCTTAGTTTAGTAAAATGCCAAAAAATTATTATGAAAGAGGAGAACTGTAATGAGTAAACTTACAATTAATGAAGAAGAATTCTTTGATAAAGAAGGAGCACTTAAAACAGTAGTTGAATATCTTCAAAAAATGTTAAACGAAGGTTGGAAAGATGTTGTTTGTGAGGGGACGCTTTACCGATCTAGGGAAGAAAACGATGATGAATACGCAGATCGTCTTGCTATAGAAGCACGAGAAAAAGAACGGCGCCGCAAACAGTACGAAAAACTAAGAAAAGAATTTGAGGAATGATTATGAGAGCAACAGTTTATAAGGCAGTCTTGTGTATTGTTGATCATGAAGATATGCCAGAAGAATCCGTTATTCATCTTTTAGAAAATGTTCGTTATCTTTATCCGAACATTATTAGTCTAGAATCACGAGAGATTGAAGAGTGGAATGATGAACATCCATTAAACAAAAAAGACACACATACTCAAGAATTTGGAAGATTATTCAATGGCATTCATTCAAAATAAAAACATTCTAACGCTTCATGATAACGAAATCTTCGTCTTTGGAAGCAACCGCGCTGGCATTCATGGAGCAGGAGCCGCTCTGCACGCCGCAAGATACTTTAAGGCTGTCCACGGGGTCGGTGAGGGCCTTACAGGGTTCTCCTACGCACTACCAACAAAGCGAGCCAACTTTACCATCTGCTCTCTGGATGAGATTTCTTGGTCATTAAAATGTTTAAAAGAGTGTGCTAAAGAAAATCATATGTTCACTTTCTTCTTAACGAGAATCGGGCAGGGTTATGCAGGAATTCCAGAGAAAGATATTAAGAATCTGGTTATAAAAACCGATTTGCCTGATAATGTTCTTCCTTGGTGGATATGGGAGAATGCTTTTGGAACTTTCACAAAGGAAAATATTAACGTAAATTTGGATATTTTGGGTGTGACAGTTGATTAAGTGGCTACCACGAACTTCAATGATTCTGTTTTGTGCTATGATTTTCTGGTAACTTAAGAGGTTTTATGTGCCCTATGGATGAACTTGATCTGTATTTTGAACAAATTTGGGAGAAGCACAAGCCTTCAAAAAAACTTCCTGTAGAGTTTGAGAAAAATCTTAAACAGTCTTTTATGTCTGCTGCTCGTGAAGTGTGGAAAAAAAGCCTAGAACATGATAGAGAACGAATGATTCAGGAATTTCCTGATTTCGTCAAAGAACGATATTTTCATACAGGCCCAGTTGCATAATAAAAACAAATTATTACGATAACATTCTTCTAAATTTATGAACTTTGATTTTTTAGAACGACAACCAAAAATTATTCAAGAGTTTTTATTATTTTTTGTTGAAATTTATTTTGGATTTACCATAAAATGTAATATGGCATTTTTCTTATGGCGCTATATTATGACTCATGATATTGATGTATTAAAAAAACATGTTTTGGATTAACTACATTTAATGACTTTTATGCTACACTTAATGGAGGATGGAGAGGCGCCAAATAAAAAAGTGTAAAATCTGTAAACAAACTAGGACAACCTCTTGTTACGCCAGGTGTTTGAATTCCCGGAACAAACATTAATACAAAAGATTTTGTTTATACCTAATCAACTTGGTGTTGTGCCAATTGGAAACGTGTCCACTAATCCATCTTATATCCAGTAAATCTGCTACTATACAAGGAGTTAAAACAAATGGGTGAACTATGAAACGTTTATTATCTTTTCTCTGGTCTGGCTGTTGGCATGAATGGGTAGATGAAAAACGGGAAGCTGTTACTTTTGTGAGTGATTATTCGCCGGATGTTTCTGGTTATAGAGTATTTCAGAAGTGCAAAAAATGTGGTGATACGCGGGTCAAAAGGCTTATGTAAGTTATCGCTAAATAACAATTCACCTGGAAATAAGTCAGTGGTAGACGGTCTAGTTTGGGGCTAGAAAGACGTTGGTTCGAGTCCAACTTTTCAGATTTGGGATAATCCCCAAAACAAATTGGAGATAGACTCCGATTTTTAAACTATTCTAAGGAGCTTAGAACAATGAAAAAATACGATGCGGTGGTTTTCATCGGCAGGTTTCAACCTTTCCATAACGCTCATTTTGATATTATCAAAAAAGCTTATGAGCTAACTGATTATGTAATTCTTATCGCGGGTTCTCAGTATCAACCACCTAGCTATAAGAATCCATTTCAGGCTTTAACTTTTGACGGTTATTTTGATTCAATTGGAAAAACCATTGATAATTATCTTAGAGTTAACTTTGAGGATTATTATGACGAAGACCGTAACTATGAGTTCTCGTTTTGTTTTCAACGAGATATTTACGGTGATAATCTCTGGTGCAAAAGTGTACAGGAAAAAGTATCAGAATTATTCTTAGGTCAAGAAGCTGAAATAGCCATTATTGGTTGTAATAAGGATGAAAGTTCTTATTACTTAAATATGTTCCCTCAGTGGGATCTTATTGAGGTTCCTCTGGATCAAAACCTTAGTGCTACACAGATCAGAGAACTTTATTTCGTTGAAGAACCAAATATGAGTTTTCTTCAAGGTGTTGTATCGTCTGAGGTTTTTAATTATCTTGACGAACACAAAAATACCGAATGGCACAATAATATCGTAAACGAACGAAATTTTATTGAAAAATACAAAGCCCAATATGCTTCTTTCCCATATCCACCAACATTCGTTACTGTAGATTCTGTAGTATTTCAATCCGGTCATGTTCTCGTTGTTCGGAGAAATGCTTATCCTGGTAAAGGTCTTATTGCTCTTCCTGGTGGATTCTTAGACGCTAATAGTGATGCCTCTTTGGAAGATGCTATGATTAGAGAACTGAGAGAGGAAACAGGGCTTAAAGTGCCAACTCCGGTTCTCAAGGGATCTATTAAAGATGTTAAAGTTTTTGATTCTCTTTATAGAAGCTCTCGTGGACGGACTATTACTCATGCTCATAACATTGTATTGTCTGATGGAGAACTACCTAGAGTCAAAGGTGATTCTGATGCTGATAAGGCTTTCTGGTTACCATTCAGCCAACTTAAATCAGAGCAATTTTTTGAAGACCATTATCAAATTATCAATTATTTTCTATGATTATGAATCAAGTGCAACTGAGTAAAATGTCAAGAGAAGAAAAACTTAAGGCATTGGCTTTAATTGATAAAAACATTGAGACAACAAAACTTAAATTAAGCCAATTACATCATGAAGCCTATAAGTTGCAATATGAATTAGGTTATTACGCTAAAAAAGAAATCCTTTATGGAATTAAATATGATGTTCAAAATTAATAAAAATCGAAACTTCCTAGAAGACTATAAGAAATATTATTTCTTTTATGATACTCCATTGTCAAATTGGGCAGGTTATTCTTTTGTTGATACAACAACTGGAGTTTCTTACAATTGCTCAGAACAGTTTATGATGCACAAGAAGGCCCTACTTTTTTCTGATTATAATACTGCCGGCAAGATCATGAATAAAGAATACCCAGGAGATCAAAAAGCCTTGGGTAGAATGGTGGCAGGCTTTGATGTTAGCATTTGGAATGAATATGCAAGAGATCTTGTGTATGAAGGATGTTATTATAAGTTTACCCAAAATAAGGAAGCTTATGAATATCTTATGGGGACAGAAGGTTATCTTCTAGTAGAGGCATCACCAACAGATACTATTTGGGGTATTGGACTTGGAGGTTATGATGCAGATAATCAAGATCCTAAAAATTGGAGAGGAACTAACTGGTTGGGTGAAGTTCTTACACAACTACGAGAAGATTTGAAAGATAACCCAGAGTTAGTTTTATTCTAGTCAGATGTAAAGACTTTAAAACATAATTCAACGATAGACGTTGAATTTTATCCACTATCATTTTAAGGAGTTTAAAATGGACAACATTATTCTTTCTGCTGATTCTTACAAATACTCTCAGTTCAATCAATATCCTCCACAAACAGAGGGTGTTTATTCTTACATTGAGAGTCGCGGTGGTGGAGAAGAAGTTCTCTTTATGGGTCTTCAGATCTATCTTAAGGAATATCTATCTCGTCCCATTCGCATGGAAGATATTGACGAAGCAGAGGAACTTATTCTCGCTCACGGAGAACCTTTTTATCGTGGCGGGTGGGAATACATCGTTAAGAAGCATGGTGGTTATCTACCCGTAAGAGTAAAAGCCGTTCCAGAAGGAATGGTGATTCCAACGAAAAATGTTTTGGTTACGATTGAGAATACAGATCCAAACTGCTATTGGCTGACAAGTTTTCTAGAGACAAGTCTTCTTCGGCATGTTTGGTTTCCAACAACGGTTGCGACGAATTCTTATAACATCAAGAAGCTTATTTTGAGTTACTTGATTCGTAATGGAGATCCCAATACGATTGATTATAAGCTACATGACTTTGCATTTCGAGGTGTGTCTTCTTCTGAATCTGCCGGAATCGGTGGTATTGCACACCTTGTTAATTTCAAGGGAACTGATACAGTTGCCGCTCTTCGTTATGGTAGAAAATATTATAACGAAAAAATGGCAGGCTACTCGGTCCCAGCTTCAGAACATGGTGGAATCACGAGTTGGGGTAAAGAAAACGAAGTAGCGGCATATAGAAATATGCTTAATCATTATGCTAAGCCTGGTGCTATCGTCGCTTGTGTAAGTGACAGTTATGACATTTATAACGCTTGCGATAAGCTCTGGGGTGAGGAGTTAAAGGATGAAGTTATTGCTTCTGGTGCTACTCTGACGGTCAGGCCGGATTGTTATGATGATCAAACTAAGATTTTAACTCCTAGTGGGTGGAAATTATTTTGTGAATTATCGGAAAACGATCTGGTTGCCCAGGTTAATCCCGATAAAACTTATGAATTTGTCAAACCTCTTGAAATTATTAATGAATATTATGAAGGAGAAATGTATCAAATTCGGGATTTTCACGGAAAAATTGATCTCTTAGTCACTCCTAATCATAGATTAGTGGTTGTAGATAGAGCTGGTGAACTTATAGTAAAAGAAGCCAAAGATTATAACCCAAAAAATTTGAATTACCGAAAACTTCGTTCGGCTAAGGCCAAAACTTTTGGGAAAAATTTAACCTGGCACGAAAGACTATTAATCGCATTACAGGCTGATGGTACTATTAGAAAAACGACCTCCAATAAGACGAGTATTGAATTCAATTTTCAAAAAGAGCGAAAGCATAATAGATTATTAAATATTCTTAATAATTTAAATTATGAGTATAGTGTCTTTTATAGTGAGTCTAGGGAGGGCCAATCAATTATAACCGTGTCAATACCATTGGGTGAAATTGTTTCTAAAACATTTGATTGGGTTGATATTTCAAACTTGGATAGTCAATGGTGTGAGCAATTTATAGATGAATTAAAACATTGGGATTCTTCTATTAGAAATAGTGGAAGATTTAAATATGATACTACAGTTAAATTTAACATAGACGTAGTAGAATATATTGCCATTTCTTCAGGGAAAGGGATTTTAATTTCCGTCGCCGAAGATAATAGACAATCTTATTATTCTGATGTTTATACTGCACATATATTGGATAATCCTTATTCTGGTGGTCAGACCATAACCAAAACAAAAGTTAATTATAAAGGAAGTGTACATTGTGTTAAAGTTCCGAGTGGTATGGTTTTAGTTAAAAGACACCGGGGAGTTTCTGTTTCTGGAAATTCTGGAGAACCTGTAGAAGTGAATCTTAAGTGTGCTCAAATTCTTGAAAGTCATTATGGATCTACCGTAAACTCTAAAGGATTTAAGGTACTCAATAACGTCAAGCTCATTCAGGGTGATGGTGTTAATTATGAAACTGTAGATCGGGTTCTTCATGTACTTGAATCTAACGGATATAGTAGTGATAACATTGGTTTCGGAATGGGTGGCGCCCTGCTCCAGGCTGTTACTCGTGATGATTACAAATTTGCCATGAAGTGTAGTGCGGTTAATGTGGCTGGAAATTGGAGGGATGTTTACAAGGATCCTATTACAGATCCAGGTAAAACATCTAAGAAAGGTCGTCTGAATCTGATTCATACCGATAATGGTTACGAAACGGTTCCTGAACGCCCATGGAATAAAGATGTTCTTGAGGTTGTTTATGAGAATGGAGAACTTCTAAAGGATTATACTTTGGAAGAAATCCGAGTGAACGCAAATCGGTGTATTCATAATTACTTCGCATAAGGAGTGTGCCAGCCTAAAAACTGGCACTTTCTTTTTACGGTCGTCACATAAGGCATCTATAGTTGTTTGGTCAGACTCTCTTTTTATGAAACGTCCTCAGGTAAAAACCTCTACGTTTAAGGAAATTCGTCCAATCACAAAATTGGATGATATTCCACGTATAAAGCAATTTAATTTTTTTCATAAAAAAGGAGTAAAATGTGTTAAATGTGGTTGTGAGGGAAAGTTTATTGTTAAAGATAACCTTAATAGACGCAAAATTTGTACAGAAAATTACATTAGTTTGAGTAGGGATCATATTATTCCAATCTCTAAAGGTGGGTCCAACGTAATAAAAAATATGCAGACGATGTGTGAATATTGTAATGGTTTAAAGGGTACCATGAATAATGAGATTTTTATGTCTATACCAAATTTCTTTTTAGACGATGCTTTTAAATGTGACCGGAGCAAAAGTTTTAAAGTGTTTATTCTTCTATTAAGAGTTATGGCAAAATTTTATAGGACTAAAACCAGGATTTACTCAAGAATGAAAAATCTGCACTCACAAACTCTAACCTAAAAGTAACAATTCTTAACCGTTATGATCAAACTGAATGAAATCACCGTCAAGGTTACGTTTAACATTAACAAATATATTGATTATTGTTGGGACCAAAGAATCATACCATCGCAAGATAATTATAGAGAGTGGGTTATTCAGCAAATGTCTGATTGTAGTGAAGACGAACTCAAAGTTACCTACTCTAAAAAGCAGCAAATCTTTAATAACAATAAGGTGGAATTTGTTTGTTTGAATGACAAATTGGCTAAAAGGCTAAAGCGGGGCCACCAATTATTCAAGAAAAAAATGGAAAGATAAAACTCTATGGTGAATTTTTTGAGCCTATACTTAATTCCACTGACACACAAATAGGAGTGGTTGTTCAGAATAAAAAAAGCGAATCCTTGAGGCATCATTGGGATTTAGATAAAATCTTTATTCTAAAAAGTTCTATTAAACCCTGAGCCATAACTATGTCATTGTTTCTAACAGATACTCTAACAAAAGAAAAAAGGGAATTCGTTCCACTAGAAAATAACACTGTCAACATATACTCCTGTGGTGTGACCGTTTATGATCTAACACACTTTGGTCATGCTCGCAGTTTTATAGTTTGGGATGTTCTTCGTAGACACCTAAAATGGCTTGGATATGCTGTTAAATTTGTTCAGAACTATACCGATATTGATGATAAAATTATTGCAAAAGCCAATGAACAGAATCAAACAATCAAAGAAATAACAGAAAAGTACATTAACGAGTATGAGAAAGATATGACCTTTCTTAATGTTATGTTGCCGGATAAGATGCCTAGAGCCACAGATCATTTATCCGAAATTCGCAGTATGATTAAAACTCTAGAATCTAAAGGTGCTGCATATACTTTAGATGGTAGTGTTTATTTTTCTGTTAATACTCATGAGAATTATGGTAGATTATCTGGAAGAATTTTAGACAATCAAAAAGATAACTCAGGTGAATTTCTTAAAAAGAATTCTTTTGATTTCGCATTATGGAAAGCTTCTAAACCAGGTGAACCGAGTTATTCTTCTTATTGGGGAAATGGTAGACCGGGATGGCATATAGAATGTTCGGCGATGATCTGGAAGGAATTTGGAAAGACTATTGATATCCATCTTGGGGGTTCTGATCTGATTTTTCCACATCATGAGAATGAAATAGCCCAAACTGAAGTTGCAACAGAAAATCAATTATCTCGTTGGTGGTTACATTCTGGAATGGTAATGGTTGATGGTAAAAAAATGAGCAAGTCTCTAGGAAACTTTACAACCATTCGGTCCTTACAAGAATCAGGATTTAGTCCAATGGCCATAAGGCTTTTCGTATTACAGGGGCATTATCGCAAACCTCTTGATTTTACGGAAAATGCTTTAAAAATGGCAACGAATTCCTGGAATAAATTAAATGAAGTTTTGTTGTTAAAATCTTCAAAAGAAACTACCGAAATTGATTTTGATGATAAGCTAAGATCTTATCACAATAATTTTATAGATGCTCTTAACGACGATCTCAATACTTCTCTTGCAATCTCAGTTCTTTTTGTTTTGGTTAAAGAAATAAGAGTGAATAACTCAGACTCTTATATTTTACTTTTGTGCGAATTATCAGCAATTCTTGGTCTTTTTGGAGAGCAAAAGTCCAATATAAGCGAATCAGAAATTTTAGAACAAATTGAATTAAGAAATTCAGCAAGAAAAGAAAAGAATTTTACTCTTGCGGATGAGATCAGAGAAAAATTATTAACTTCTGGTGTTAAACTTGAAGATACAAAAGACGGAACTAGTTTTAATTTTATTGTGTGACAATAATCAAACTGGCACACAAAACATCTAAAGGCTTCTGAATTGTGTTAAGATTGAAACTTAAAGGAAAGAATTATGATCATTAAAGCACCACTTCTCGCAGGAAACTTTGACCCAGCAAAGGCAAGATACCCTTATATTGCCACACAAAAGATTGATGGAATTCGTTTCCTAATGGTTTCCGGTGTAGCTGTATCTCGCACATTCAAACCAATTCGTAATAAACACATTCAATCTCTTTTGTCTCAATACTTACCAGACGGTATTGACGGTGAATTAACTTCTGGTAATAATTTTCAAGACTCTACGTCTGCTATTATGAGAATTGAAGGAGAGCCTGAATTTAAGGTTTGGGTCTTTGATTATGTTAATCCGAAGTCTCCTGATATTCTGCCATATTATTTGAGAATGCTACAACTTGGAGATATTAATATTTCTCAAGAACTTAATTATGAAAAATTGTTAGGTACTAATATTAAAACCGAAGACGATCTTGTTGCTATTGATAAGATTTATCTTGAATCTGGATATGAAGGCACAATGCTTCGTGATCCAAATGGTACTTATAAATTTGGAAGATCTACCGTAAACGAAAACATTCTTCTTAAGGTAAAACACTTTATTGATGACGAAGGATTACTTGTTAATGTTCATGAGAAAATGAGCAATCAGAACGAATTAGGTGTTGATGAACTCGGACACGCTAAAAGATCTTCTGCTCTAGATGGAATGGTTCCAATGGACACTGCTGGTAGCTTGGTTGTCAATGGATCTTATGGTGAAGTTAAAATTGGTAGTGGTTTAGATGATAAATTGAGAGAATATATCTGGGCCAATAAAGAAAAACTGATTGGTAAGACCTACGTGAAATATAAGTTCTTTCCTCATGGTGTTAAGAATCTTCCGCGCCATCCAGTTTTCATTGGATTTCGTGACCCTGATGATATGTGACAATAATCAAACTGTCCTACCTGATCCCAAAAGACATTTTCAACCCACTACACTGTTAAAAACAAAGGAGATTTACTATGCTTATTGATGATTCGTTTATTTACATTCTTAAAAGCGATGCGAGGAAAATAGTCGCTCAAATTATTACAGTTCCTGAAGTTTTAGCTCGTTTAGCTAAGGATAATAATTCTAATGTTCGTTGTCATGTTGCATGGAATCGCAACACACCACCAGAAGCATTAGAACGTCTGGTTAATGATGATGATGATTGGGTTCGTTATTATGTTGCACAAAATCCCAACACATCAACAGAAACCTTAGAACGTTTGGCTAATGATAGGAGTTCTTCTGTTCGTGCGAATGCTACATGTAATCCCAATTATAAAAAACCTAACACCATTCATTTCACAAATGAGCAAATGGTAGCACTAAAATCTTTGATTGAAAGTGCTAGTAACCCACATCTTCAGGAATTTCTTAAAAATGCTGATTGACCTTTCAGATGGAATTTTTAACCATAGATATGTATCGTTATGAGGTTGCAAATAATCCAAACACATCACCAGAAACTTTAGAACGTCTTGCTAATGATAAAGATTGGCGTGTTCGTTATTATGTTGCAAGAAATCCCAACACACCACCAGAAACCTTAAAGTGTCTGGCTAATGATGTGTATTCTGATATACGTTGTGGGGTTGCACTGAATCCCAATACACCAACAGAAACAGTAGATCGTCTGGCTAATGATGAGTATCTGCATGTTCGTAGATATGTTGCACAAAATCCCAACACACCACCAGAAGCTTTAGATCGTCTGGCTAATGATGTGGATTGGGGGGTTCGTGGATGGGTTGCAAATAATCCTAACACACCACAATACATTAGAACCTATCTTAAACTCAAGGAGTTTCTGAATTATTATGAGTAATTATGATCTTGATCTAGATCTTGCATGGAATCCCAACACACCCCCAGAAACATTGGATCTTCTGGCTAATGATGTGGATTGGATTGTTCGTTGGTATGTTGCAGAAAATCCCAACACACAATCAGAAACCTTAGAACGTCTGGCTAATGATAGCGATTATTGTGTTCGTTGGTGTGTTGCAACAAATCCCAACACACCACAATATATTCTAACATATCTTAAAATCAAAAAGTTTTTGAATTGTTATGAGTAATTTTGATCTTGCAAAAAATCCCAACACACCACCAGAAGTCTTAGACCGTCTGGCTGATGATGAGGATTTAAATTTTCGTTATTATGTTGCATGGAATTCCAACACGAAAACAGAAACCTTAGAACGTTTGGCTAATGATGGGGATACTAAGGTTCGTG